ACTATCTGTTTGTTACGCTCCGTCTGCGCGATGTGCAGACGGGTGTGACAAGAGACTGGGAGTACTGGGACGACCTGGAGGAGTGGCTGTGTAAGGAGTACGGCGTGAAGGATCTGATAGGTCTCGTTATAGATAAGCTGCCTGATTATGGAAATTGGGCGGAATCAGGAAAATAAAAAAGCCCGACCTAAGCCGGGCTACGCGAGCCATCTGGCTCGAATCTACCATAGTAGAAATTAGCTCTTTGTGAGCGTTTGAATCCACAATTCCGAAGAATTGACTGTCAACGGAAGTTGTTTTTTTATTTCTATTCCATGAAGGTACGATTAAAAAGCCTCCGAAGACAGGTGCAAATATAAGAACTATAACGGTACGGACAAAGAAATTGGCTGTATTATTAACAAAGATTTAGAATGTATGAAAAAATCACTATTAAAGGAACAGATAAAAGATGCTGCTACGAAAGTATGCCAGGCGTTGAACGCTCTGCAAGATATTGAGAGACAGTTTGACGATAATCTGGTAGACGAGAACGGAAAGAACGTGGAACCCGAATACTACGCTTTGCGTAATGCTATTGCGTCGGTGAAGTCGGCATACGAGGACATCAAGGACGTTTAAATTGATATTGTCATGGCAGAACAGATTAGAGTATGGAAGTCGAAGAACCTGCGCTCTACTTATATGCTTGTATATCGAGACGAGCTGACGGGGAGGCTGCGTGTCACTCGGATGGATGGCAGAAAATGCGACAATGAGAAGGACCTGATAAACAGTTATAACATGTTTGGTGGTGGTCTTTGGGCAGCTTGCAGGGACATGGGCAACGATGTTGCTGAGATACGCGCTGCCGTGGATCGTGAGATAGCCGAGGAGACTGCACAGCGCGAGCGTGAGAATCTTCGCCTGAAAGCGGAAGTCGAAGCAAAAGCGAAGACTTTACAGGAAGCCCAGGAAATCAGAGCGTCACTTGCCGGAACAAAGGACAGCGTGAGCATCAAGCCTATCGAAGTACTGCAGCGGTACGACCCGCTGGAGGAGCACCTGGAACAACTGAAGCCTGGTGAATATGCCGTTTGCGTCAATTACAAGAAGAAGGGCACGGTGGAGCTGCGCACGAAAGCACGAACGACCGACCATCTGAAGGTGTTGGCAAAGGTGACGAAGGAGGAGAATAATAGTAAAGCAGCTTTACATCGTTTTGCCGTGAAGGTGCGCGAGGCGTATCAGTCGGGCATTGTCATCATCGGCAAGACTCACGCCATTCAGGGCTTCGGCAAGCGTATTGTGGACGCTGCTCCCTGTATCAAGGAGAGTCAGAATACTTATTATTCATCGTCTGCGCCACGTCAGTACTACGACAAGAACACGCTTGTGTATATGAAGTTGGAGCAGATAGAGAAGAACGACAAATAAAACATTTACATTATAAACTATGGCAGAAAACAGTAAAACGACGAGGACAGCAGGCAGACCTGCCATCGGCGGCACCAGACGACAATATGTAGTGACTGACGATGTGCATGAATGGATAATGGCACACGGTGGCGGCAAGTATATTACAGATACCATGCGCTGTGTGCGCGTTACAAGCGGAGGCAAAGGTGCTGTGACAGATTATGCGATGTGCATTCTTCGCGCTGCAACTTGCTTCGATTTTGAGGTAGACCTTACCGAGCCTTATGCTGACTTAGGATTGAAGGCTCGTGACATGATATTGTCGGAGGTAAAAGAGCCTGAGACTTACCATGTTTACAAGGAAGGAACGTGGAAAGATGGCGTTTTCTGCAACAACATTGGCTCCCTTGTTATTAGTTCACCGTCAGAATGCCCTGAAGACGAAAGTAAGCGACGTTATTACAGACCGTCTGGAAACTTCGGGGATTATAAGCGTATTCCTTACAAGCGGGTGAAGGCAGGAGACTATTGTTTGGTTAATCGGTATATCGACGACAAAGCACGAGTCGTAGGCGTATTGGCGCAGATAGAGAAGTGAAAATAAATAATAATAATAACAATAATAATAAAAACGAAATATTATGAAAACAAAGAAAGTAGATCCATTTATAACTGCGAGAATTGCCGCAGGTGTTGATGAAACACTTGAGGATCATATAATAACGTTTGACGCTCGTGAGGTGGCCTATTACCACCACCATAAAGACTTGGACAACGAGGGCATCGTGACAGTTAGTTTCAAGTCGGGCAAGGAGATAGAAATGTATCTTAAACTTGACGAGGAGTGTTATCCGGACGACGACAACCTAATAACAGTCATTGACATGGTGCAGTATTCGCACTTCTGGCACGACAACGAGGATTCTACTCCAGACGAGGATTAACAAATAGGAATAACATTTTAATACTTTATAGAATATGAAAATAATTGAGAATTTTGAGGATTATCGCGCTTTGGTGGACGAGATGAAGGTGTATGACTACAACTATTTTCAGCTGAACATGCAGTCTATCAGCGACGAGAGATATGACGAGTTGTATTTCGCCTTGCAGGAGTATGAGGAGGCGCATCCCGACGAGGTGCTGAAGGACTCGTCTACCCAGCATTGCTACAGCGAGAACGGCAACGGCAAGCGCACGGTGGCACGCCGCACGGCCTGTCTCTCGATGAAGAAGCTGCATGATGCAAAGGCGGTGGTGAAATACCTGAGAGCGCAGCAGCGTGCTGCCAATATCAGCAGCCAGGGTGCGAAGGTGGATGTGGAGTGGAAGTTTGATGGCGAGACCGTAAGCCTTGTGTATCGTCGCGGTGCGTTATCTGAAGCGACCTATGGACACGGCAAGGAGCTGTATGGTATCGACTGCCTGGAGCACATGAAGTATGTGAATGGCGTTGAGGGATATGTGGAGCAATGGAAGGACGAGGACCGTGTGGAACTGAGAGGCGAGGTGATTATCTCGCTTGAAGAGTTCGCCCGTTATAGCAAGGCAGGTAAGTCGCCAAGATCCACAAGCAATGGCATTATGTCGAAGAAGGAGGCTGTGCCGTCGGAGTGCATCCATCTGGAGTTTCATCCCTTCCGCCTGATAGCCGACGGGGTAACATTGCATTATTATGCGATGGACGAGCTGGCTTATAGAGGTTTCCTCACTTGCGGTTTCGTGGAGCAGATAGACCTTGGCAAGAGCGACGACGAGTTGACGCAGGACGTGGAGCGCATAGTATGCACGGCTGAGCTGGAGCGCGAAAAGCTGCCCTACCCTACCGACGGACTTGTATTCAAATTTGACAACTACGACTATTACGATCGCATCGGACAGACCGACCATGACGCAAAGTACAACTGCGCGTTTAAGTTTCGTCCCGTATTCAAGGCCGTAACCACATATCGCGGACATCATACCACGGTAGGCGAAAAGACTGGCAAGGTGACTTATGTTGCCGACTTTGACGAGGTGGAGATGAACGGACACTGTTTTGCACATGCCAACTGCGGAAGCGAGAAGACCTTCAACCAGAAGGACCTTGTGCCGGGCTGCAAGATAGAGGTCAGCTTGCACGGTGATGTTATCGTGTGCGTGGATGGCAAGGTGGAGGATGAGCCTGAGATTAATCAGAGCCAGGAGCCGGAAGTAGAGCCTTGCGTTATAGAGCCTGAGATTAATCAGAACCAGGAGCTGGAAGCAGAGCCGGAACCTATACCCCAGCCGAAGCCGAAGCGCAAGCGTAACTATCCCCAGGTAGGCGAGCCGACGCTACGAGAGGAACGTGAAGACAAAACGGCAAGGGAAGACAAGGGTATGAGCGTGAAGACAGTGTTGGCGGGTGTACTGGCGGTGCTGATGGCTGTGTCAACGGGAGTCGTGATGTTGGCGTTTGCGGGCGCTGCGGTGTTCCTCCTGCCGATGATTGGCGGAATGCGAGAGTGAGTTTTAACCGCAGAATACGCAGAAGTCGCGGAATTTTCGAGTGTAATGTATATCAAAATATTTCTGTGTATTCTGCGTTTTCTGCGGTTCTTATAATCATTATTAAGTATAAACATTATGACAGTAGAAGAGTATATTGACAACTTGAAGGTTATTGCGAAAAACGCCGGAGCAGCGAAAACTGGCGTGGAGATTGAAACTGAGGACGGATATTTAATCAGTATCTATGTGACAAAGAAAAAAAATAAAAAGTAGAGAATTTATGGCAAAACAGAAATTTGAGATTCGTATTGCCGTAGGTGGCGATGACGAGAAAGTGGGAGTGAAAGTGGAAATATGGAAAGACGGAAAATTCTCTGACTTCAGATTGCTTGATGGCGAGAATCTTAGACTGGCATACGAGGGTACTAAGTATGCGATGGGTATCGTTGCACGGCTATATCTTGAGCAGTTGCATGAGAACGGAGCACTTGATGACGAGCAATATAAGAAGCTCCATACGAAATAATATATCGCACAGTATTTTATTAACAATTTAAAACTTTATAGAATTATGGCAGAAAAAGAGAAATTTTCAAAGAGTCAGATTGCGACATTGAAGCACATCCAGAAGAAAGGTTTTGCGGGTTATCGACGTGTAGACGGAAAACCAGCTTGTCCGGAACTGGAGGAACTCGTGGAAGCAGGGTATCTTGAGACGTGGTATCAGAGCATGTTCGGTGAGGACGTGTATGAGTTGACAGATAAGGGTGAAAACCTGGTAAGGTCGCTTGTAGGGTAAAATCCGTTGAAACGGTTGAATCCGATGTTAAAGAAAGGTCGGGTTCATCCGTTTCTTTTGATGATTTGCGTGTGGACATAACTGTAAATGACGAATTGAACTGATAATGAGGAGAGTGGATTTACACTATTACATAAATCAACAAAACCACAAATCCACATTCGTGTTTTTCCATAGATACACAAACACATCCATACATAAATCCATAAACGCATACATAAACTAACCAATAAATCAAAACATAAATCAATAAATAAAGTAACAAACAAAGAAACCAATAAATACACACATCAATAAATAAATAAATAAACAAATAAAGAAATGAACAAACGAATAAAGAAAACAATCAATAAAGAAATAAATCAACAAATAAATGTGCGTGGATGTTTGGATATATCGGTTTTAATTCTTAAATTTGCAACGTGTTACAGAAGTGATGTTTTCTGCATACATGAATAGATATTATTAACATTTAAATACTTTAAGGATATGGAAAGACTCAGAGAAGTGCTTGCCTTTGTAAATCACAAAGGTGGGGTAGGTAAGACAACAACAGTGCAGAGCCTGGCAGCAGGTTTGCGTCGTTTTGGTAAGGGTAAATTCGGTGAGAATGCCGACGGACGCAAACGATTACCACGTGTGCTAATCATCGACCTCGACCCTCAGGCGTGCGCCTCGTTCCTCTTCGGATGGAGTGAGACCCAGAATGTAGGCAAGCCTACCGTTTACGACGCTTTGGTACAACAGAGCAATCTGCCCGTCTATCAGGTACGCGAGGGCGTTTACCTCGCTCCGGCTGCTGCACAGCTCATATCCATTGAACCGTTCCTAAATCAGCGTGCCGTGCCTCGCAAGGTGCTTTGCAAGTTGCTTGCCAAGCCTCTGAACGAAATGGCAGGCACCGAACTGGCAGACGAAGGCGTAAATACCGTCGTGGATGCCTTCGACTATGTGCTTATAGACTGTCCTCCGGCTATGTCGTTGCTCACATACAATGCACTTACGGCAGCCACAAGCGTGGTGTTGCCCGTGCAGCTTGAAGTGTTGGCAACAAAAGGTATTGCCGAAATCATCAACGCTATCGAGGAAACACGTGAGGATCTTAATCCCGACCTTGACATTCGCGGTTTGCTGATGGTTATGAGCAACGACCAGACTAATGCCACAAAGGAGTTTAAGGCATACCTTGGCGATAAGTATCAGGACTATATGTTTGATGCTTACACACGCCGCGACACCAAGATGGTGGAAGCCCAGGCTATGCGAGAAGACATCTTTACTTATGCACCATATTGTAGGGTAGGGCAGGACTACGAGCGTTTTACCAAGGAGATAATCAACAGTTTCACTTTTTAATATATTATAGGGTATGGCAAGAGAAATGAAGAAGCGAGTTGCGCATTTTGGTCTGGAAAATTCAGACGCTATAGACGAGAACGAGCGCATCTTGGAGGCGGGTAGACAACAGCGTAAGGAGAACAGGGAGAACAAGGAGAGTAGGGAAGCGGCAGCGAGTGCTGCCACTGCTCCGACCTCAGACGCTCTGGGTACAGACAAGCCGACTGCTTCTACAACAACTGAGACCGAGATACCTACAAATGTAGCAAATCAGCCGGCAACCACATCATTCAGCAACAATGTTGTAATGAACATGCGCAAGCCGAAAGGCAAGAAGACCGAGAACGGCATTACTATCTACGTGCCGATGAAATATTACGAGCGCATTGCCCTAATGAAAATGCGCACGGGTGTACCAATCAAGGATTTGGCGTTACAGGCAGTGATAGAGTTCTTGGATAGAAACAAGTAAGATGTGTGAGGTAAAAGAGTTTAGTATTATTTTACCTAATGGTAGGATTAGCAGGTAAAATATTACTAAACCTTTTTACCTAAAACGTGAGGTACTAAATCGCTTCACCGAAAGGTGGCGAGCAGGTAAAATATTACTAAATCTTTTTACCTATATACTAAATCATTTTACCCAACTATCTATAATAAGAATAAATGAAGAAATATGTTTCTTTATATCTATATTATAGATGTGGAAGATAAATCACTGATTTCCAACGTTTTTATTGCGAGGTAAAGAAAAATAGTTAGTAAATAGGGAAAAAGAAATAGTAAATAGGTAAAATGTTTTAGTAACTTTTTACCTTAGAATGAAAGGACAATGTATGAAAAACGATAAAAAGTTGCCACAAAAGTGGATAAATACTCCATTCGCGTTTACCAGACTGAGCAAGAACCTGTCATTGTTGCAACAGGCGGTTTTGGTGAAGGTGAGCGAACAACTCCAGCCATTCATAAAGGAGTTCTTTGGTTCTGATTTGGCAAGGTCGCGCAAAGTGCCCAAGGCTCTATTCTCCGAAGCTGTGAAAAATTCTGGCGTTACGCAGATATATATATCCTATGCCGAATTAGGCGTACCCGAAAACAACTTCTTTGCCGTAAAACAGGCAATGAAGGAAGTGCTGGATGTAAAAGTGGAAGGTCCGAAGAAAAACGAGGATGGTTCTATGGGTATGCACATGTATAATGTGTTCCTAAGTGGTGAGACCTCTATCAAGAACACAGGTGTTGTGTTCGGACTCAATCCGCAAGTGATAGATCCTGACAAACATCTTTACGTATTGGATTATGCTTTTAATATGGTTGAGGGTTATGTGTCGCATCCAGATAACATAGCCTTGATTGGTGAGGTGGCACGTATGCCGATGATATATTATATTTTGCGTGACACGAGTGGCAACAACTGGAAGGAGCGAACCATCAAACTTACGGTCAGTAAGATTAAGAAATACTTAGGTATGCTGGAGTTTAGCGATGCCGAACTCGTGAAGGAGGCTTATCCCAAGTTTTCGCAGTTCAAGAAAAACGTGCTTGATAATAGTATTGCCGACATTAACCGACTAAAACAGTTGGGACAGATAGATGTTTGTATCAGTTATGAGCCTATTTACAATGGCAAGCGCAAGGTTGGTAATCCGGCATTTATAGAGTTTACTGTTTATGACACAATCGAGCAGATGCAGCAAGCGGAAGAACTAAAAAGGCAAGCCCTGCAGTCGGCATCGTTATTTGCGGAAGCTGAGGAGGTGAAGCCGAAACCAGGCGAGAAGGAGTGGCAACAGCTTTTGGCTATGCTTGATGGTGAAACAGGCGAGTGGCTGGGTAATGAGATGTCGGACTTGTTGAAAAAAGTGATGTTTGATAATTATGACGGCAAGACTGTCCGGATTATTGCGACTCAGGAGCAGGTGGCAGACATGGAGAATCTGTTGGGTAACAATATACTTAAAAGTAAGTTTAGCCAATTACTTGGTCATTGTTTTAAGAGAGATAAACGTAAAAAGGTTCGTTTGGATTATAATAAACTTAATAAATAGCTTCACACCGCTTACCCATTCCCATAGGGTAGGCGGTGTTTTATTATGTCCTGTTGATGTTAGCTACTTTTTCTAATTTTGTAGGCGTAATCAACAAGACATATATATGGGAAAAATCAAATCAGTTATGTTATGGCTTCTGGCTGTAATCACGTTTGCGAGTTGCACTGCCTCACGTAAGGTGGAGCAGGGGAGTAGTGAGCAGCAGCGTGATAGTGTTGTCTCCGTTGTTATGGATAGTGTGGCGAAATCAGAGGCAAGGATGGATAGCAACGCCGTTTCAACCACGGACGAGAGCCACACCACTGGCACCATGACCGACAAGGGCAGCAACGAGGAGACAATCTCCGAGCGAGTGACCGAGAGCACGGATGCCCAGGGTAACAAGACCACCACCACCGACCGAACCATACACCGCAAGGGTGACTATGAGCGCAATGTCACATACGAGGCACGACTGAAGCATCAGGAAGAGATAATGGCGCGAATGCAGCACACTATAGATAGCTTAGTGTTGAGTAATAAACTGAATGTTGGCACCCATTTGGCAAAGAAAGACAGCACGAATGTGGTGAAGGAAAAGAATACGAAAGATATAAAGTCTGCGTCTAAAGGAGAGACTATAAGGAAAATGATTGCTGTTATTCTCGTTTTTGTTTTCTTATTTTGTTATTATAAGTATGAAGTAAAAAAAAGAGGCTTATGAGCAGAAAGAAACAAAACATAATAGAGAATACCGAGCAGCCGGAAGTAACTCTTCAAGACTTTGTGATTCCTGCCAAGATAGAGGCTTTCTGTGAGAAATACAAGCCTCTCGACCATTGGCGTGAAGACTGCGACATGTTCACCGACTATCAGCTTCGCACGTACTTCAAGGCAGTAGTATGTCCGTTGGGCGATCCGCTGGCATTGTACCTTCAGGAGTTGGCTGTGAGAGGCTTTAAGATGAAGGACGATGAATGCGGAGAGCCAGTCATCTACGCTGCGCTACGATGAATTTTGAATTAGGAGTTAGGAGCTAAGAATTGGTCGCCTTTGGCGATTTTGATTTATTTAGTTTTGAATTTACAACCATAAAAAATTATAGACATGAAGAAACCGCATTATTTTTACAAAGTGAGTGCCGACACAAAGATGGGAGGCGACCTCAAGGAGTTTTTTTATCGCTGTAACTCGGCAATGAATACAGCACGTGAGTGGGCTCAGAAGCAGGGTGCAGAACACTATTACGAGTCGCCAGAAGGCATGGCAGGTGGAGTGGGAGCCGTGGAGTTTGCCGACACCACTGCGCGTGACGGATGGGATAGAAAGGAGACACCCGATGGACGCGTGTTGTTTTTCCCTATGGAAGGCACAGACTTGGAAAAGGAAATGGCAGCACTGCCCGTTGTGAGCGAAACCGAGCTGATAAGCATACTCAGTTTGCAGCCGCGGCGCAGTCCGAAAGATAATACGCCCATGCCTATGAGCTTCGGCGACAGAACACCCATCGTGTTCTTGCATCACGGCTTCTGGTATATGGATGTGCCGTATGTAAGTGCCGACATGACGATCATGAATATAAAAGAAAAGGAGTTTTACCGTCGCAGGATGGCAGCGATAAACGAACATAAATAAGTAGTAGATCATAAGTGGTTAATAATTAGGTTTTAGTTTAGATTATTTTTTTTTTTGCGTTACCCGTCCGTGATGGATAGGTAACGCTTTTTTTGTATGTCAATCACGTGTAGGATGGTCAGCGACCATATAGCCATCGTTCATGCCCATGTTCATATTGGCGTTGTGTTTCGCTTCGTTTAGCATACGAGTGAGATTAGCTATCTGTTTTTGCTGCTCGGCAATAACATCGAGCAGACGATGCTGCTGTGTCATGTGCCTATTCTCTAATGCCACGATAGCCGCAAGGTTAGCGTCACTGATATTGTCAGTTATAGGCAGACTCGTATTTCCCTTCTCGCCTACAGCGTTGCTGGCAGTAGGCTTTGCAGTCTCTTGCGTATCATCAGCTTCTCTCGGCTTCATAACAACGCCAGGCACTACTGATGGGGTAATGCGTACATCAAGAGGGTTGAGCATAGAGCGTTCTCCGTGCTGACGTTCCTCCGTGCCACTTGCGTAGCCTTGTATTGGTTCAAGAATATCGTTAGGTGTAGGCATGCCAGGCACAACAGCTCCGTCTGCGCCCGCATCTACATCGCGGAAGAAAGCAGATAGAGGAATTTGGAACGTGTTACAGAGTCGTAGCATACTGATGACGGGCATCGGCCCCTCACATCTTATCCACGCCTTAAAACGATTGTTAGACTTGGCGCCGAGAGCTTGCAGAATCTCACCTTTGGGGATGTCTGGGTTAGCATCGAGCCATTCATTAAGAAACGAGAAATTGTATTGGTACATCATAGTGATAAGTGTTAATGTAGAACCTTTAATTATTAAAAAATGCAAAAGGATTGATTTAATCAATAGTAAGTATTGATAATTTCAATTTTAAGAATTATATTTGCATCAAATTTAAGAAATAAGGATTAGATGACCAAGGAAATTGTTGAAAAAATCACAAGATCATACACACCATTGCAGACAGATGACATGTCGGTTGAAGACAAGAAGTCTCTGTATGTGACTTTGGCAAAGAAGGGTTTTACTCTTGCCACTTTCTACCTTCGTTTCTTTCAGAAGGGATTTTCTGAATGGGAGATAGATGGCATCAATGAGTGTAAACGCCAATTCTTACTATTGCCCGACGTGTCGCAGCCATTGTTAGAATATGTGGATGAGAACGACCTACAGATGGTGAAAGGTGATAAGGGGTATCTCTATACCCTGGCGCAGAGCAAAGAGCCCGGTATATTCTATTCTTGCCTAAAGCGTGTGAACGCTGGTATGTGCAACAAGTTTATTGCTTACATGAACGAGCGAGGAATGAGTGCGGCAACCGTGATAAAGCGTTTCACCACCGAGAACTGGAGACCGTGGGAGCAGGAAGGCATACGAGCCCTTCTTACTTCTTATACAACTAACGAATAATTATAATGTACTAAAAATATGCTTGATATTACGCTTGATTTTGAGACTTGTTCTCTGACTCCTACCGCGGCTGTAATGTCGATTGGTGCCGTGGCATGGAAGCGAGATAGCGAGAAATCTCCTTTTTATAATCTGAAAGATGGTAGTACACAGGATCCTTCAAGTGTATTCTCTTGCCACATCGACCTTCGTAGTATGTTCGTCAACAATTACACTTTCGACGGCAAGACCGCAGAATGGTGGGGTGCAAAGAGTGATGAAGCGAAAGCCTCGTTGTTAAGCAATGACAGCTATGAGTTGCCTTGCCGACCTATCGAAGTGGCTGTTAAGGACCTATTTGAGTGGATAGAGGACTTCAAAAAAGAGCATGGCAATCAGGACGTGTGTCTTTGGGCGCAGGGCTCAGATTTTGACATAGCTATCTTGCGTAATATCTGTTATAAGTTGAATATCAACATCCCTGTAAATTATACCTATTTTCGCGACCATCGTACATTTCTCTATGAGGCAGCCCGACTTATATGCAATGCGTGTGGTGTGTTCTATTATCCTGAAAAGGCTTATGACCTTGTGGAAGATTATAAGGACGTGGATAAGGGTGCGGAGCACGACCCCGTGTTCGACTGCAAGCGCAGCATATATTCAACGTGGCAGATGATGAAGAAATTGACTCATCTGAAATATCCGGAGTAATAATGCCTAACCACGAGTATCTGAATTACCCATACATTCCCAACCGCCGGAACAAAAGGCAAGGACGGCCTACACATCGGGAGTATCTGCATCGCATAGCTTATACCGAGACTGTGCGGGACTATGACAGCGACAACAAAGTGCTGCTCTTCCACGCTCCATTCGCCTTAGTGAAGGATGTGTGTCAGAAGTTGTTCACGATGATGCAGGGCAATGTAGGGAATATTATAGTAAGAAATGAGCATTCCTGCCGAGTGAAAAATGGCAAATGCTATTGGCGTGTGGCTGTGGAGATAATCGATCTTAATGAGAGCTTTATTTCGTTCAAGGATTTCGTGCTGATGCTGATTAGCTGCATGAAGGACTTGGCTAACTGCACCATCCGACACTTCCGCACGGAGACATTTCTGAACTTATAGTAAATAACAAATGTAAAACAAAAAGAATAAAGGACAGCACGACGATGGAGGTAGCGGTAACGCCCTCCTATAAGTAAGCTTCGCCAGTAATAAGGAACTGAAGGCCTCGGAGACTGAGCAAGGCTTAAAGAAGTTTGGCGCATCGTCGGCTGTTCCTTTTTAATAATAAAGGGAAACTATGTTCTTTCATCCTATCATCAATCGTCTCGCCAACATCGACCTGCACCTTCTCGTGAAGCCCGCCAACGAGCAGCGCATAGAGGGTCAGACCGCGTGTTTCTGTCCTATCTGCAAGAAGGGACAGGATGCGGATGCTGATGTCAAGCAGACACCTCACTTCATCATCTATGAAAATGAGCGAGGTGGACTGTATTCGGGTGTGGGCGTTGACGACAACCGAATGGCAGAGCATGGTGCCGTGAAATGGAAATGCACCCGCACGGGTAAGACCGGCTACGGATCCATCGAACTGTATGCAGCCAAGATGAATCTTCCTATGCACGGATATAGTCTTCAGCGCATCTGCCAAAGACTGGTAAGGGATGTGTATGGCGATACCGACGAGGTGCGCCGTGCCTTCCCAGAGGTGTTCGCCAAGATGGACTATCGTACTCAGGCACAGCAGACCATCGAGACGTTTTCCTTCATGCCGAAGACCGACTTCTCGCCACAAGAGCTTGTGGCTCTTGGGTGTGAGGTTACGCTCGATAAAGGATTGCCTCGCTTCGGCTTTGGCAGTACGTTCACTCCCGACATGCTCAACAAGGACTTCCGTATCTATTCTCTTCTGAGCGTGACGCTGCCCGATGTGATACGCGACGGACAGCATGTGAGCGAGATTATCCACGGCACACCCTGGAATCCGCTGTTTGTATGCTTTGCCTCGCAGGAGATAGGTCCGCAAAACTCATACGGATGTTTCTTCCGTCCGGCAATGGCTGGGAGCGAACCGATAGTGTTCTCTACAGCCGAGGAGCATAGCGTGAGGAAGGTGAGCAAGTGGCTCATGGGCGACAACGTGTTTGTTCATGCAATGGATAATCGCAAGAGCGACAACACAGCCGTTCATGCTGCCATCGCCAAGTACGATCCCGAAGAGAAATACACCGAAGAGAAGAAGATTTGGGTAGAGAGAGAAGATAAGGAAGGTAAGGGCAAAGGAACTTTCAAAGAGGAGAAATACACCATCCCCACCGCCGAGATAAAGGCTCGCAACATCGTGTTTTGCCGCACCCCCGAAGACGCATTGAGCGTGTATTATGCTATGCGTTCTTTGCGCCTTGACAAGGCAGAAGACCAGCATTTTCAAGACTTTTGTTGGTATCATGTGGCGTTCTCCATCGGACGGAGAAATTTTTGGTACATAGAGCGTGGAGAGTGGAAACGGGAGAATCTTGATTTCAGTGCTGTGCAATATCAGAAGATGAACCGCTTTGCCGAGCACGTCATCATCCTATACCCCAACGACATTGCATCACAGCGCGACTGCGGAGCTATATGCACCAAGTTCAGTTCGTTGTATTATGCAATGCTGCCCGAGGGTTTCCGCTCGCGTTATTGTCGACGCTGGCAATGGCTATACGGCTGCTCTCCCCGAAGCGTGCGCGACTATCTGCTGACATACACGATGAACGCAGAAGAGAACTTCCAGTTCGACCACGATCTTCGTCTTCCACTCTATTCCCGATTGCGCGGAGCCAGGAATACGGAGCCATTTGAGATAGAATACCCGCGTGACCCTCGAAGTGGAAAGCCCAAACCACCTACCTGCAAGGTATCGCCTACGCGATTGTGGCTATTTATGACCGCTCACGGATATTACCGCATGATAGACCCGGAGAGCACCGATCTCGTAGGACAGTATATCCACCTGAACAAATGCTTCGTGGAGTATATCGACGCAAAGAGTATCATCCAGGCAGCAAAGACAATGCTTTTGGAATATATAGAACAGGCATGGCGACATAGCGACAACGAGCGGCGCTTGATGTCCGACTGTGCCAATATGGTGGATAAGGCCTTCACAGAAAAGTCTGCCGGAGGCTTACAGAGTATGGTGATAAACTTTGCCGATGCTTTCGATGCCAAGACGGAGTATTTCTACTTCAACAATGTGGCATTGAAGATAACGCCTGACAGCATCCGCACGGTGTCGTATGACGACATCAATTTCTTTATTCCCTCGCTTGCAAAGAAGCCGTATGATTTCACGATGAGAGCCTTCAAGACACCGTTCACCATAACCGAGCGACAGGAATACCGCGACCGACTGGAAGCGATAGACAAGAAGGAGAAGATGCAGAATGAGGACGGGTCTTTGGTGTTCTCTACATTCGAGATAGGGCAGATGAAAGCCGACCTCGAAGAATGGGCGCAAACCTACCGATGGGTAGTCGATTGGCAAGGTCAGCGCGAGCAAGACCTTTGGCCTATTCTGCGTATTGTGCGCGGTTGTTCAAACGTCCTTTGGGAACAGGAACAGGAAGCGCAACGCAACAAGAAGAAATTGACGGATGAAGAACAAGCCATAATAGGTGCGCATTTCGTCAATATGATTTCGGCTATCGGTCGTCTGTGTTATCGTTCCGATAAAGGTATGCTCCCCGTTTGCCCTTACTTCCTCGAAGACGACATTCCAGATGAAAAGCAGGCTACTGGCGGTTCGGGCAAGTCGCTCATCGTAAAATTGGTGGTGGGAAGTGCTGTTTATGTGCTCGATGTTGATATGAAGCGATTTGTTTCAGTCACAGACGCTAAGTTTGAATTGGGCAAATTGTCTTCTGAGCCATACAAATACAGAGTACTGCATTGGGAAGACAAACCAAAGGCTTTTCCCATGAAGTATTTCTATAACATGATTACGTCGGGCTTGACTGTAGAGAGAAAGATGGTTGACCCTGTGACGTTCGCTGCGGAGGATGCACCTAAGAGTGTTATTACCTGCAACTATCCGATGTCGGATGATGACGATTCTACGGTAGGACGTTTTCCCCTCGTCAGCTTCTCCAATCGTTTCGCGCGAGCCAATCCACAGAAGCACAAGGCAGCCCGCTTGCCATCTGCATTGATGAAGAACTTCAGCATGAAGCCCGAGGAGATTGACGACACCGACCGCAACCAGACCATCTACCTTTGCGCCCTTGCAGTTCAGTTCCTGATGCGCTATCACACCTTTGCTATTGCACCGCAAGGCAATGTGCGCCGCCGCCAGATGGTGCAGAAGCTCACCGAGAGCATTGTTCGCTACTTCGAGTGGTTCTTCTCTCGTAATGAGGTTTACGGAGTGCCAATATGTACCGATGATATGTTCAACGAGTTTATGCGCGACTGGGCGGATGCTTCCGAGGGTAAGAGTAAGGAGTATAGCCGAGCCACCTTCAAGAAGAAGATATACGACTATTGCGAGAACATGTCGATAGCGTGCAACCCGAAGCACCTCTTCGAGAACGAGAGCGACAAGCAGCGCAAGTGTTTCAAGCTGCAGGCATGGGTTACACAGGAATACTTTACCGGTCGTGAGTGGGAGAATGACAACACCATCGAGCCGAAGTTCATACGCTACATGCAGACCTCCAAGCACGTGTTCTTCTTCTTCCGTCCTGGCAAGGACGCAATACCGAAGGATTACCGAGAGCTCAAGCGCATAGCTAAGCAATATGCCGAACAGCCCGACCCGCTGCCATACCGTGACGATGATGGCAACATCGTGCAGCTCACCGATGAAGAGAAGGAACGCTGGGAGAACAACAAGACACGCAAACAGGGTAGGCGAATGTCGTCACCTGCGGCAACGAATAACACAACGGCAAGTGTTCCAGATATAAACGAGGAGAATATGCCGTTCTAAGACTCAACAAAACAAGAGTATAACATTTTTAAATCATTATTGATTATGGAAAAGATTATTTTAAGAAAGGATTACAAGACAAGAGTAGTGCCGGTTGAAGAATCTATCGGCCATTATTTAGCAAAAAGAGCAGCCCGTACATGGACCGAAGATTTTATAGATGAAGACACTAAGAAAACTGTAACAATCGATCGTTGTGAGGTATTGCTTGAGCGAGGAAAACTAATCACCTACGGGTTGGCTAACGAACTTAAAAAGGATGGCGTTAATGAGGTTGAAATCTCCAACTGTCCTTTCCGTGCGGAAGAGGAACAATATTTCCCTGGTCTCGCTCATGTAAAAGTGACTGTTCGTAGTAGCAATAACGAGAATGCTGTGCTTATTGTACGTAGCGACTCTCTGCGTGGAGCACAAGATTGCGCTATTGACTATGCGGAGGGAGCTGTAAACAAGATTTTTGACTCTCCAGACGCAAGCTATGTGTATATCACAAAGTCAGAGATAATCGGAAAGTTCCATTTTATCGGTCGTACAAATGCCGACATTGAGGAGGAAGAAGAGCAGCTGGAAAAAGACCCTGATGCGCTCGTAAAAGAGCCGTTCAAGGTAAAGGCCAACTTTATAGATACAGATGTTTTCGACCCGGAAGACCGATTTCATTATGGAGTACATAAAAATGATATGTTTGTTGTGTGGGCATACGATGTAGTGACAGCTAAAAATATCGTTTTTGATTATCTCAAGCATAAGTTCCATACCGTATATAACGACCGAGAGACTTTGCGTATTGTGGGCGCTACGCAGTTCTATGCACATACCTATGTTCCTGCTGAGTACTGCAATGAGTATATCACAGATGAAAAGAAAAGGCTTCCAGTAGAAGAGTAATATTTTTGGTTATGCGAACATTCACCCCCCCATGTGCGACAACTGCATCTCTTACGACCAAATAAAATGCAGTTGCAGAGAAGAGAGCTCACCGCTGTTCGGTGGAAATATTAGTCCGTTGCACCTCGCTTGCAGCAGTTTTATCGGGCTGTCAAAGGTGTATGCTCCTAAGAACCGAGTAAAGAAATGGTACAAGGTGCGCACGGTAAACGATATGAGCGACAGCAAGGCGAGATTATATTAAACGGTAAACATAAATAAACAAATAAAAACTATAAACAAAATGGCAAGTTACAACGGAAACATCGATCTGCTCTCGTTAAACGGAGCGCAGGTGTTCAAGGGTCTTGACAAGAACAACCCCGAACGAGTGTATGTCTGCATCCCGGCAGACTTGAACGAAATCAAAGTGGAGCAGCATCCACAGAAGCCCGACCGCACACTGGCTAAGATGCGTGTGAATATCTGGCCACTGAACGAGAACTACAAAAACACCGTGCGTCGTTCGGCAATGGAGCGTGGCGACACAAACGTTACTGTTCCCACACATGAAATGCAGATGTCTTTCTCTGTAGATTTCGTCAAGGTAGCGGTAAAGAAATACCCTAAGCTCGTGGAGCAGGTGAAGGAGGCAAACAAGGAACGTGACCCTGACATCGTGAGCCAAGACCCAACCGATGAGAACACCCACCTCTTTAAGGCTATCCGTCAGCGTCTGAACAAGCGACTGGCTATGCTTTACCAGCCACAGCCTACACAGCAGTCGTCGCCTTATGCTACACCGAATGTAGGCGTAGCAGGTGCAGTCACCGGCTATGTGGCACCGGCAGAATCAAGCGGCGTAGACCTTGGCGGTTATAATCCGGCGGAAGACGAGGCCTTGCCGTTCTAAAAGAATTAGGAGTTTTGAGTTTTGAGTTTTGAATTGTCGGCTATGCCGATTGTGAATTATTCAATTAGGAATTGGAATTTCACGGCTCGTAACTCAAATTTCAAAACTCAAAACTCGCAATGTGCACAATTCAAAACTCAAAATTCAAAATTCAACATGAAGTTACAAGCCCAATCATCCAAAGCCCTACACGCTGCCCTAAACAAGTCGGCAAAGTGTATCGGATCTAAGAACACTATAGCAATCCTCGACAACGTGCTGTTGACACGCAAGGGAGAGCAGTTCTTCCTTACATCATCAACAACCGAGGCACAGCTCACCATTCCGGCACCGCTCACCCTTTGCAGCGGCACATACGACCGCGATATAGTGCTGCCTATCAAGATGCTCAGCGCATTGTTAGGTACATTGCCCGATTGTGTAGTTACATTCGACATTCCTGACAACAGCCAGTCGTTCACCGTAGAATATTGCACAAGCAGCGAGGACAAAGTAAAGCCAGGTAAGGCGCAGATGTACCTCTTTCCTGGAAACGACTATCCCCAGATGGTACAGCCGAAAGCCGAGCAGTCGTCAAAAATCAGTCTGCCAATGTCGCTGTTCCGCTCCGTTGTAGACACAGCTGACAAGTTCGTTTTTTTCGAACTGCTACGTCCTACACTCTCTTGTCTCTGCATCGATGTAGCCGAAGACCGTTCAGAGGTGGTGTTCGTCGGAACTAACGGACACACACTTGTCAAGGCGATGCACAGTAACGACTCTTCAAAGGGAGGCAGCGACTTCTTTCGTGGTGGCGAACCTTGCAAGACGCTTATTCACCGCAACTATTTCCGCACACTCTCCGCTTTTGATGGTAGTGAGGACATTAACATTGAGAACGACGGGCATACCATCCGCTTCACGTCAGGCGACACCGAATTGATATGTAAGCACATGGAGGGTAGATACCCAAACTACAACTCCGTCATTCCGAAGTCGAATCCGTTCTATGTAGTGTTCGATAAGAAGGAAATGCTCGACATCCTGCGTCGTGTCAGTCTATTCTCAAGCAATGCGAGCAACCTCGTAGAGATAAAGAAGAACGGCATGTTCCTCACCGTGTCGGCAAGCGACGCAGACTTTGCCATATCGGGCGAAGACCAGGTGTGCATAGCCGATGCCCAGTGTGAAGACAATTTCCGCATTGGTTTGAAGTCTACATCCTTCCAGACCTGCATCAACTCCATCCCTTCTGACACTATACGAATGCAGTTGCTCGACGCTTCGCACGCCGTGGTAATTACCGCCGACGAACCGGCACCAAAGGTAATGACATTGTGTGTGCCAATGATGCTGAACGATTAAAACTCAAAATTAAAAAAATGGACGATACTCTCCTATTCATTCCGCCTTGCTGCGTAGACAATAAGCTGCCCAAGGCGGTCAACCAGGCACCCCACCGTCAGCTCACGTTTTACACGCATGGCGACGTGACAGCGGAGAAATTCTATAAGGCAGTGAGCCACCTCGTGATAGATCCTCATGTCATGGTGCTCACCATGCCTTCGCCTAAACAAGAGACATTCATGTTTCTTGAGCAATGCTTTGAGCGAGGATGGATAACCCACCTCGTGCTATCCACTCTTTACTCATGCGACTCTTTGCTGCATAAGCATCTGGGCGAATACGCCGACCGCATCATTTATGCACAGAGCGACAACGTGAGTTTTTACAGTAGTCACATGGTGCTTTATAACAAAGACCGTGCCCTGACACTCAATGGGCCGATGTTCGACCGTCCTCAAACCGACGCGGCTCTTGTGTCCTACAATCTCGTGTTCCACCCTTCACATCTGCTCAGCTCTACAAGCGACTGGGGCAACCCACTGCGCAACATCCTCTTCCCCGACGTGCTGCGTCAGCGTAAGAAGATTTTTGCCGGAGGCGTGAAACTGATAAAGGATAAGACAATAGACAGATTTATACATCTTGAATTTCCGCCATTTAAAGAAGAATAACAATGAGACAACCCACACAATCATACACCGAGCTTCGCCGATATATGGAGAAATGGCAGTGGAATGACCCTCGCACGGGATGCCGGGTCACGGGTTTTAATCCGCCGCAGACAGCCAGGAACGTGCAGCGTATGCCGTTCTATATCAAGTTCCTTACCAAGAGCGGACATGTAGACATCGGTACATGCGTATGCCTCGCCGTAGACATCGACCGCCATCAGCGCAAGGTGCAGTTCGTCGAGAGTGGCGAGATAAGGGTTGTCAACGATATACTTGTGCTGGAAGTAGACGGTACGAGATTTATTACGCATTAATACATAAAATTTGTTTTTTCTTTATTATGTTATTTGAAGGATTTTAAATTCATGGCTAAAAGGTTTAGTGAAACCAGATAAGTGTTAAAAGCACTTTTGTTGAAGATTATTATTCGGCTTGTTCGTGAGAATATGCCGTATGCGTTTTTTTTTATAACTATTATGAGATTCTTCGGTCCGTGAGGATAGAGGAATTTCTTTAAACTTAATTATAAACTTAAAACAATATATATATGTGGAATCCATTTAAAAGAAACAAGCATAATAAGTTGCAAGAGTTGCGCGACTTATCTGCTATCTCGGCAATTCTCAATGAGTTTGAACGTCACGGGCTGATACATTGGCAGCGCCGAGATAAGATACTTGTTATTGAGGAATCTCTGGTAAAATTGAAATTAGCCGAAGGAAGAAGCGGTTTTTTGAAGTTTCTCAATCAGGTAGCCATGTGGCAGAACAATAACATCGTTCAAGAAGCCTACGAAGCTCATCGTCTGAAGGTGGAGACCGAAGCTGTGCGTAAGGCACAGGCTCAGTTCGCTATGCTCACCAAAGGAGACCTTCAACGTATTCGTCAGAACGCTCGTGAGCAGATGCCTATCATTCCTCTTGAGCAACTAAAGTTTATCAAGGAATTTGATATCTTCGTTGTGCGAGCCGATGCTCCCTCTCTTCAAGACGCTACTAAAGAAGACGGTCATCTGCTTGCTCTCGGCCATTACGACGGAGAGAAGGTAGAAATGGCAATGTACGAGGATATAAAATACATATTGTATGATAGATCTGAGTCTTGACCGTCACGACTTCGTAGCAGCTGTAAGATTAAGCAAAAGTTGAAAAACTAAATTTGCAGATATGAACCCTAAGTTAAATAAATTTATAAAGCAGTACAAGGATAGTTGCAATAAGTTGGCAGAAGCCGTCAACGAACAGCTCTTCGACGGCTGTCGCAAGTGGTATTGGATAGGCGATGAGGTAGGCGGAGCGTGCGACTTCGAGGAAGCCGACGTGTTGAACCCGGAAGATATGGTGCGTATCATTGAGAACGGTCTCACCTATGACGAATATGCCGAGTGGCGTGAAGCCAACCTCGACAACAATCGTTACATCAATCTCAAGTCGTGGCTCATGGGGCTGCGGCATGATATGCTGAAGGAAGAAAACGAACAACAATAGACAATATGGAAACAAAACGTAAATATACTGACGAGCCAGGAGCCGACAAGGGAGCTATACACTTGATGATTAACAGATGGTGTGGCAACTCTTGTGGCGTGTGGCGCAGACTTCCAGTGTTCTTGTAATCGTTTCATCCCAAGAAGTAAAATCATTCATATAAGTAAATTTTAGGTTGTTGGAAGGACAGTCGTTGTGAAACGGCTGCCCTTCGTCTTTCTTATACAAACCTAAAAATTCAAAATTGAACAATTCAAAATGCGCGTAGCGCACAATTCAAAATTCAAAATTCAAAACTCAAAAATCCCATCATCTTCCGCTTGGCAACACATACCAACCGCCACCGCCACGGAAGAACTTGCAACCTAAGTACAGCGTATCGAAGGCGTCCGTAAAATCGGTACGTTGCTGTAAGGGCAGCGTGTCCTCGCTCTCAGGCTTCTTCTCCTGACTCTTGTCTTTGTGGAAACCCTTGTACGAAATCTCTACCTCACATAGCTGCATGGCAATGATAAGGTCGGGGTTGTTTGGTTGGTTGATGCGGATGGCAGGGTAGGAGAGGTGAGCCAAGCCATCGTTGATAATCTTGTGCTTGATGTCGTGCTTCTCCGGCACACCCATGTCAATGGCCGTCACGTTCCAACCTCGCTTCTCCAGTTCGGCAATAACGGTCATGTAGAAACGCTCGTCGGTGGTGGCGTATGACGCGCCCTGCTTTGCTGTAGTATCATAGAAATATGTCACGTCGCGGTTGATGGCCCGCTTGGGAGCATAATAATCCGAAAAGTCGGCTATCAGTTCGCGCAGCTTGCGTTCGTTCTTCACATAGAAACTCTTGATGACGTTCAGACATTCCATGCCGTCACGCTCATACATTTGCCCAACCACCAAGGTGTTGATGTTGGCATTGTAGTCGAGGGCTATATATAGAGGTAGGGAGTTGATGCAGTCGGAGTCCATGCGTGAGTCGTTGCGCTCGCTCAATTCCTTGAAGTCTGGTTGATAACTCTCGCTTGTGACGCGCTTGCCGCCGATGATACCCGTTACTTTTTTTGTGCTAAAATTTGCTTGATTTAAAATATCCTCATCTGGAATATACCCGTGAACATGGTCGATGTCGAGGTTGGAGTAAAAGCCATCGTTTGTCTTCTTTACTTTGATGTTGAGGATTGAAATTGCGAAGGTCATGGGTGGAAGATCGCGGCGCATCTGCCTTATGTAATCCTCACCCAAAACATCCACATTGTCGAGGGATGAAGCACGTCGCACACAGAAAGCCACTCGGCGCAGCTCTCGCAGATAACCGTCCGTGAACTTCTTTGAGCGCAGGAACATCTGCATCTCGAAATCCTCTTCCGGCGTGATAAGGTATTCGTAATCATAAATCAGTTCGGCATCGTCCTGGGGAATGAGTTTATAGTTGACAGCCATCTCAACCATGCCCTTTGTGATATGTTGGCCATGGTTGGGCATAATCTTGAACTGCCCTTCATGCTTCATCATCTTCAGAGCCACGGCACGGATCATCGTGCGCAACTCCTTCGGCACCACATGAACCGAGTGACTGGTCTTCTTGGCGTTATACAGCAGGTCGTTGTAGCGTATCACCTTGTTGGCGTAATCTTCCAACTGCTCCTGCACCCATCGATAAGTCTTGCCTTTGAATGGACCTGTCTCAACGGTTAAGTCTAACTTCTCCTCCTCCCTTTCGAGCCATGACCCTTTGGCTGTGAGCGCAGCGTCGGAGAGGAAGCGTGTGCTCTTATACATGGGGTTATACTCCGTGAAGTTGATGTCGCCCAGCGGATGTGTCTGGCCTGAAAGAGCCGGCAGCAACTCGTCAGTTACCTTTTTTAGCGGAAAGAACCTCGCTTCGTCCCCCACAAGCGCGCTAAAAGTGTAGCTGTTGGCACTCGCGGTCTGCGAGAGGGAGATAAGAACCCACAAGGCTCCATTGGCAAACCATATCACATTATCGTAGTTCTTAGGCTTGAAGATACTCTCGCGAGCATGTTTCGGCGGTCGTCCCCAACCAAAATGAATGCCCTGCGTAAAGCCAAACATACGTTCCATGGCGGCCATGGTGCCCGGTATGGTCTTGCCGAAGCCCTGTTGACGCGACACAGCCACCCATGCGCCGAGCATACCAGGCATGGAGTTGGAGGCCGTCCAGACGTAAGGAGCCACAAGTCCGTCGGTCTTACCCACACGGCGGGCAGCAATCACTCGCTCATCCTTGGCTCCCATGTATAGTGACTGCTGCTGGAATTTGGTTAAGTATATGTTGTGTGCTTGCTGCATTGTGTTATCCTGATTTTGTGTTGTGTTGCTTATTCGCTGTGCGTCTTATGTCCTATGTGCCATTTGTTGCACGTCCTGCATCGGTACGCTATCATGCCCTGTGCCCGCAGCTTTGGATTCTGATTGAGATATTCCCAAGCATCATCTTCCGTCTCGTAAGCCTCTTTCGCTTTCCAAGAGTGCTGCTTGCGAGTGTAGTGTTCAGGGTCCGGCTTGAACGGCGGAACCTTGTTGAAGTATTTGTGTCGGTTGTTACTCATGTGTTGTTGTTGTGTTGATTATATTAAAATAGTGCGAGTTGTGCTTGCTCCAACTTGATACGCTGGCAAGCTTTCTCGTAATACTCTTTGTTGAGTTCAAAGCCTATGAAGTTACGCTTCTCGCGGATGGCGGCAATAGCAGTGGTGCCGCTGCCCATGAACGGGTCGAGTACAATTTCTCCTTGCAGGCTTGAGTTTACGATATGCTTCTCGAAGAACGACAGAGGTTTTATTGTATGGTGTCCCCAAGCCTTTTTGTCGGTAGAATTAAGAGGTGTAATGAAATACGTTCCTTTTGTGGAAACATTGCCGTATATCTTTACTCCCTTTTCTCTGAAGAACAGGCAATACTCGGTATCAGTAATGTATTTGTTGCCACATGCAGGAATAGGATTAGTCTTATGCCATGTAAGCAAATTCCAGTTACATTCTTTTCCTCGCACGAAATAGTCTAAGTAAATGGGGATTTGCTTTTGGCTACACCACAAGTATATATTTATCTTTTTCATTACCCTACAGCATTCGTCGAGAACTTTAAGGTCAAAACCTCTTTTTATTTCTTCGAGTTCCTTTGCGTATCGCTTATCATCTTGTGTGTATATTCCTCCCCCAGTATTGTCTAACAAATAGGGAGGGTCGGTCACTATCAACGAGACGCTTCCGTCCGGAATCCGTTTCATTCCTTCGAGACAGTCTTCATTATATATCTTATTCAGTTCTATCATTTTTATGTATTATATAATAGTAAAATATAATTATAACCTTAGAAGAACTTTATAGGCTGGCAATCGTCTATAAGTTTATGCGTTGTTTTTGTACAATCGTCGACGCAACCCTCTACTGCATCAATGATAGCATTAACTTGATCTTCTCTCATATTGTTGTATTTATCGCAAGTGTTGTTTATCACTTTGTAGAGCGATTGTTTTTCCAACGCTTTCATATAGTTCACATACTCCTTACACGTCTTGCGCCGTGGCTCCTTTACCCACTCGATGAAGTCCTTCTTCCAGTCCTTCCATGTCTTGATTTTGATAACTATCATATTTCAACTATTTAAATTTTTCAAAATAAAACTCTACAGGGTTGTCAAACGCTGGTTGGATAAGGCCATAAGCAATACTCATGTTTACTTGAAATTTAGCTGCGCCTTTAAGCAAGCCCTTAGCCTGTTCCTTGATAGCTTCCCTAAACTGCTCCAAGCTCATATCACGCTTACGAAAATTGCAAGACCTGCAAGATGGCATATAGTTTTCCATGCAATCATCACCATGCAAAACAACAAACTTTCCTTCCTTATTGCTCCAACGAGAGTAACACCCTCGATTCTTCGGAATAAGATGGTCAACCTGCATATCCTTGTACTCAATGCTCTTTCCACAATAAGCACAATGCCCATCGTATTTGTTGTATATCCTAAATCTGTCTTCTTTTTTCATAATCGTTAATTATGTAACCTACCAATACGTCACTTTGATCAAACCTTGCATAAGCAAGGATGCCTGCCGAGTGCCTTGAATATAGAGGCAGAGCCGCCCCCAGTCCTTAGCCATCGTGAACCTCCTTTCTTTTTATGTTGTGGATTGTTTTCTTTTGCAAATCCTCTGTTATCATATAGTAGTTTACATTTCTTCTCCAAAATCTAACGTCATCTGTTGGAACTTCTCTGCATACCATTGTTTGTATGATTTTCCAGAAATCCACCAGTCGTAGATATTCTCCGCTATTTTATTTTCTTGCTCCTCTTTCAAGCGGTCGGAAGAGGAGTCTCTTGAAAAACCGCAGCGGCGAGTTTCCTTATTCCCGAGTTCCTTCGGACGGGCCTTCCAGTTGTCGTTTGTTCGCATCCATTGTATACAGATGCGGAATGTCGGCATTGCAGCTCCTCGTATTCTTGATATTTCCCCATAGTCGGATTGTTTGTAGAGTCGGGACCTATCCAATGTTCGGGATCGGGATGCTTGATGTAGCCGCCTGCGTCCTGGGCAATCCTCTGACTTTTCTGAGAGGCATCCAGTCCTTGCGGATGTTTTGCCAGATAATTCCGTTTGCAAAATTCCCCCCCCTCTACGTATGGCTTTAATCGCCTTGATCCAACCACGCTTGACATGCGGATAACGCTCGTTTTCTATTATCTTCTGCTTGTGCGAGCTCATTGGGCAACCTATGCAGCCTATGCGGTGCCAGCCCTCGTCGTAGAGCGAGCAATGCGGCACTCTCACCACATCGTTAAGAAATTCCCATACGTCTTGCTCTGTCCAGTAGATGATGGGCGATATGAGCAGACTCTCTTTGCCATGGATGCAACCTAACGTCTGTTCTTCATCCGCGTTAGTGATGTTCACTCCTTGCTCCTTAGATTTACGGCGAGCACGTTTCGCCTTCTGCTCCTGTCGGTATTCGTCCAACCCGTCAAGATTGCCACTAAACTTATGGTTGTTTATCTCCACCTCATTGCGCTTGGCTCTTCGAGAACTCTCTGCTTTGCGTATGCCGATTAGCGTGACCTTGCCCGCACCTGCCGTTTCCTTGTATTCCTTGCAACACCATCGCACACGCATTGTTGGCAAAATCTGCTTCTCAACAGCGTGCTGGAAAATGGATTTGTCCGGCTTTATCAGTTCCACCTCGGGATAGTTCTTCTTTACGAAACGTATCACTTCGGGAGGATCAACGCTCGTCAGATTCATGTGGCCGCGAAATTTCACCCCAGCCAACTGAGTCATGTGGAAAAGAGCCTGAGAGTCTTTCCCACCACTAAACGCCAAGTAATATCCGTTCTCGGCATCATAGTTCAGAGCTATCGTCTCTGCCTTCTGCAGCAGCTCCACTGAGTGAAGCATTTTCTTTCGTAGTCCTTCCGAAGCTCGCTCCAATGCTTCGGCAAGCGTAATGTTTAACTCCATATTTTTATAATATCTTTTACTCTTTTGATGAAAAGTGTCGGCACATTCGTTTCTCAAACGATGCCCATTGTTGTATGTAAACAAAGCCTATTACCTTCATAAGGTTATGCCTACTCTTCATCTTCCGTTGGCTCGGAATTATTTGTCAATTTGCTCTCTTTCATATACCCGTGTCTAATCACATCCTCCTCGTCCTTCTCTTCCATATATTCGAAGTAATCTGGCTCCTCTGGCTTCCCACTGCTCAGCAGCTCCTCGTCTTCTATCTCCTGCAAGTCCTTGGTAGTAAGACCATACTTGCGAGCCATCTTCTTCTTGTACTCATCCGTGTAGTTCACACGGTCGCGCTTTACGATGCTCACGTCCTGAGTGATGGAAATGCGGCTCATGTCGGGCATCTCGTCCGTAGCGTCCTTCTCCTCATGGAAGTCTCCATAGACATTAGCCAAGGCTTGCATACCCTTATCCACCGAATTTTCTTTGTTTTGCTGTTTGCCCGTGCGTATCAGCCATTCGGCACCGCTCAGATACATAGCTTTGTGGCGCGAACTCTCGTCAATTTGGAAGAAACGTATCAGATGGTTGCACACCAACACGTCGTTGTTGAGCTCCGTAACGGAACGCGGACAGATATTACCCTCGTCGTCGAGTGTAATCTTCAGCGCAAGCACATACTCCTGCGCCTCCTTGTTGCCCTGCGCAGCCTGGTCGAAAAACATTTCATAGTCGCGTCGGGCAATGTTGCGGCATACCGTCCGTGGGTCGATGTCCTTGTTTTGCACCCATCGCTTGTAAAACTCTGAGCAGACCTGCATCCGGTAGCGTTGTTCCAGTTTTGGGAACGCCGTCTGCATACTCGTGCCATAGGAGAGCCACTTGTCGATGCGGGACAATGTATTTTGCGTAATTCCTGACATAGTTTTGTGTTTTTATATAGCCAAAGTTACAATATTCCCCGTACCCCGTGCGGACATGAGTTTAAGTGAAGAGTGAAAAGTGAAGAGTGAAAAATCCAATAGCTAAGTGAAAAGAGAAAAGTGAAGAGTGAAAAATCCATGTGCTCTCGTTGCTATTGGATTTTTTACTCTTCACTTTTCTCTTTTCACTTAAACTCATGTCCGTATTGCGTAGCAGTTTATCAGTAAATTTGTGGCATAAAATTCAGGATAACAACAACACAAAAACACAACACAAAACATGAACAATCCATTCTATGTCTCGCGAGCCATTGCCGCAGTGCTCGGCTTGCTGTGGGTTCACATCGAACCCTCGATCAATTTTATCACCGTGTGCTTCTTCGCCCTCATCATCGACTGCTATACGGCATGGCGTTGCAACCGTCGCATCTACAAAAGATACCGCGAAGAGATAAAGCGCAACCCGAAGTGTAAGATGGACGGTAAGCTGCGCTCTAAGAAGATGGCAAAGATGGTGTGGACCTTCTCGGTCTTAATCATGTGCATCTGCCTTGCTTCGTATCTCGACCGCAATATTCTTGGCTATATGAACACCCACCTCGCCAACCAGCTCACCGCCATGTACTGCCTCGTACAGTTCGTCAGCATACTCGAAAACGAGAGTACCTGCAACGGAGCGGCTTGGGCAAGAGTGCTGCAAAAGATTGTGGCAGACAAGACCGAGCGACACTTCAACGTGAAACTGAAAGAGTTGATGAAAGATAAGGAGGAGAATGAAGAGAAAAGTGAAGAGTGAAGAACGAAGAGTGAAGAATCCATGTGCTTTGCTAATGGCGAACATTCAATACTTGAAAAGAACATTCTATTTCTGTGAAATCTGTGAAATCTGTTGATAGAATAAAAATCCAAGTCACATGACAATAAGCAATATTCTTGAGCATTGGGCTTCCATCTACAAGCCCCTATCTCACAACCCCGAGAGCGAACGCATCGAAGACCAGAGCTTCTTCCGCATCCGCTACATCGACCTTGAGAACATCTTTTCCCGTAACGCCAACATTGTTCACTCACCGTGTATGCTATACAGCGTACTGACCACCGGCGAACTCGTTGACGCAAAGAAGGCATCCGTCTCTCACCAGGTGTGGTTTCTCGCCAAAGTGAAGGACACGCCGCAGACCCTCGGCCGTTACGACGGCAACAAGATAGAGCGCACGGCCAACGACCTCACAGACTACTGCAAGGACCTCATAGCCTGGCTTCTTGAGGTGAAGCGCACAGGCCGCTGTCCCTTCACAAAGCGCAGCTTCGCCGATGATGCCGTGGTGATGGCAGAGCTGCAAAGCATCGACACCAGCAGCATCTCCTTCGGCATGGTGGGCGACATCTACGCCGGACAATGGCTCGTGGTGGGCATGGACTGGAAAAGCCTGCAACCGCTCTACAACTTTACATGTGGCAGCAACGGCAAGTATATCGTGCCGAAAGAGGACTTGAAAGGATAGGAGGGTAGGGCATGGCACGTTTCATTTCTCCCGTACAAAAGCCTTTTGCGCCTCTATCGCGGGTAGCTCCGCTGTATCTCGACCAGACTCTTATGGACCTTGAGAAGAATATGCAAGCACAGCGTATTTATCCAACTGAGGTTTATAAGGGCTACGAAGAAATCAATCAATACCGCAAGAAGCATGGCATGTGGTGGTCTACCGGAGAGGGTGCAAAGTCGTTTGAAGGACACATCTATCAAGCCGACGACCAAAAAGGATTGCTCACGGTAGGTATTCGCTATAACGACTATTTGCGATATGTTGACCTTGGTGTAGGCTTGACGGGCAAAATTCATGTTCATGCGGAAGACGTAGACCGAGCACGTCCGGCAAAGAACGCCAAACGATACATTCGTGGCAAGTGGGACCGCAAACAAGGCAAATCACACCGTCCTGCCATCATGCGAACCATACGCAGATTGCGCGACCGCTATCGCAATTATCTTGCTGACTTCTACGGTTATCAAGGTGGCATTGAAATTATCTATGCACTGGAAGGACTTGGCGAATACGCTAAATCTACATTCTAACTTTAATTCAACATAAAAACGATTATGGCAAATTTAAAGACCGAAATAATCCTCTCTATGAATGGCAAGGCGGCCATCCAGGTGCTTGAAGCTCTGCGTGATAAAGCCAAGGCCGTAAGAGAGGAAATAGACAATCTTGATAAGGGCGCTCCCGACTTTAAGGAGCAGAAAGCCGGACTGGAGAAAGTGTATGATGCCTTGCAGTCGGCACACGAGAATGTTATTAAGGACACGGAACGTCTGGACCATGCCCTTCAAAATCTTACGTCCACCTCACTTCAGAATCTTCGCAAGGCTTTGGGCGATGGTCGTCGTCAACTGCAAAAGCTATCTGAGGACGACTTGGAGCAAGCAGAGGAAGTAAGAAAGAAGATGAAGCTGATAGGCGATGAGGTTCGTCTGCTTGAAGGTCAGTATGTCAAGATAGCCGACGGACTGAAGAATGTAAAGAACCAGTCAGACCAATGGCTCGACAAGGCTATCAAGCAACAGCGCGACCTCGTAGGCTCGCTGCAGAAGTCGGATGCGTCGTATCAGCAGAACCTTGCTACATTGAAGCAGCTTGAAGCCGAGGAAGATAGACGCAAGGGCAAGATGGGTATTGTGGAAGCTCGTCAGACTGTAACCAGTCAAAACGCTTCGGCATCCGATTTGCGCCGAGCCAAGACCACGCTTACTGAGGCTCGTGACAATACTCCTACAGGAAATACTGGCGACATTGCGCAATACAATAAAGAGCTTCAGGAGATAGAGAAGCGACTGGAGGCTGTGTCGGGTAAGACGCAAAAGGCATCTATGAGCTGGAAGCAGATGAAACAGGTGTTGGCAGAGCCTAACAAGGCTTCGGGCGAGGACATCAAGCGCACGATGGAGGTCATTGCCCAAAAAATACAACAACTCCCTGCCGGCAGCAAGTATGTGGCTACGCTCCGTCGCCAATACTCCATGCTCGAACAGACCCTCAAGGGCACCCGTATGTCGCAGAGTGCTCTTAACGACATTCTCGCCCGTAGCAAGAAGGGTAAAGCCTCCCTCGACGAACTGCGCCGTGCTTACAAGCAACTCGAAGAGGAACTGAACCAAATCAACACCAAGAGCAAGGAGTTTGTAGAAAAGCAGAAGTCGATGAAAGAACTGAAGAAGAACATCGACGAAGTGACGGGTGCGGCACACAAGCAGGGTGGGGCATGGAGTACGGCAGCGAAAAATCTTGTTGCCTATGTGGGCCTGTTTGGTGCATTCAACATGATTAAGCAGAAGATAACCGATGTTATTAATCTTAATTTCAAGTATTCCGATTCTTTGGCAAACGTCCGCAAGGTGACTAACTGGTCTATGAAAGACGTAGAAGAGTTATCTAACAAGCTCTCGAAGATGGATACCAGAACCAGCCTTGAAGGACTTACCCAGCTTGCCTATATTGGTTCTCGTATGGGCATGGGAAAGTATGGCGTGCAAGGTTTGGCGGAATTTGCACAGGCAAGTGACCGTGTAAATGTAGCACTGAAAGAGGATCTGGGCGATGACGCGATGCTGACTCTCTCCAAATTCGTAGAAACGATGGGTGAGGTAGAGAAACATGGCGGCAATGTCGGTGAAGCTTTCGACTCTGTTTCAAGTTCTATCTTCAAACTGGCTTCTACATCTACTGCTAACGGTGGCAATATCCTGGAGTTTGCTAAGCGATTGACTGGTCTTTCCAAATCCGCCCATATCACGAGTGATCAACTTTTAGGTCTTGCTTCTGCCAGCGACTCTTTGATGTTGATGCCGGAAGTAGCTTCTACCGCATTCGGCAAATTGATTACCAGTTTGTGGACCAACTATCACGATATAGAGAAAATGTTGGGCATGCAGGAAGATTCCCTGAAGGATATGATGAGCAAGGGTCAGACTATGCAAGCCTTGGTGAAGGTTCTTGAAAACGTGAGCGACAAGAACCTGAGTTCCATGGATGAATACTTTAAGGAGTTTGGTTCCGACGGTCAGCGATTGAAGAGTGTAGTAGTAACTATGGCTCAGAATATCGGCGTACTGAAAAGTCATTTGAAGGAATCCAGTGAAGCGTATCGTGAGGGTACTGCCGTTACCAAGGAGTATGAAATTCAGCAGCAAACGGCACAGGCTATTCTCGAACGTGCTAATAATATGTGGGAGAAGGCTTTTGTCAATCCTAATGGTATTGATGCGGTCAAGGAAATGGCGAAGGTATGGTACAATTTCTCGAAAGAGTTAACGCAGTCAAAACCATTTCTTGCATCCGTAAAGATTCTTTTTTGGGAATTGAAGACGTCTGTCGAGGCATTACTATTTGTATTGCCTGGACTATTGGCATACCTGGGAACACGAGGTTTGGTAATGGCGTTTTCCAAGCTGATTCCTTTAATGATAGGTATTAAAGGTTCAAGTATTGTTGGCTTTTTCACACTGCTTACGCAGGCGATAATGGGTAGCCATTTTGCAACGCTTCGCCTTATCGTCTCCTGGAAGCAGTTGAGTCTCGCTATGAAAACCAATATTATTGGATTGGTTATATCTGTAGTAACATCATTAGGTGTCGCAATTTATAATTTAGTTAAGAAGACGGATACAGCTTCTTCTTCTGTTCAGAAATTTAATCGTTCTTTCACAGGAGTTAGGGAGGCGGCTAATCATGCGGTTGCAGAACTCGATGCTTACTATGGGGCTATCAAACGAGCCAAGAAAGGTTCTAACGAATACCAGGCAGCTATGAAGACTTATGTCGATAAATTCGGTATGTATTTCAAGAAGCTCAAAGATGAAAATGGTATGGTGCAGAATCTTGCAGAATCATATCGTCAGGCAGCGAAAGCTATCCGTGGCAAGATATACCTCCAGATGCAGGAAGATGATATTCAAAAGCATTATAAGCCTCGTATCGGTTGGAGTCTGGATAAACTTGATGCTTACGGGAAGGTAGCACCAAAGGGCTTCGGTACTGATGTTTTGAAGGGATATGAAGAGGATAATCGCAACAAGAATATGGGTACGATTATCGCAGACCTTGCACGAAGATATGGCTCCAAAAATGTTGCAAGGGTTTTAGCTTCGGAAAAAGAGGGCAGAAGTTCAGCGCAGGTAAGAAAGGTGCATAAAGATACCCTTGGTGATGGTACGGTACATCAGTACGTAACCTACGAGGATTTGCCTATCGCAGATCAGCGCCTTTTCAGTGCGCTTCGCTATATCCGTCAGGCTCGTTCTGCTAATAATGTCTTTGCTGGCATCAAAAATAAGTTTGCTGGTGCTCAGGATGAGATTAATGATTATCTGAAGGCTATAGATGCTGCCGCAAACGAAGACCTTGGTGGAGGTGGTGGCGGTAAAGGCGGTTCCGGTGGTGGCGGTAAGAATACCCCGAAAACCGATAACACTGCCAATCAGGAGGAGCAGAAAGCAAAGACCCGCGCCAATGCGCTTATCGCCAACATCAAGGCTTTCTATGAGGAGCAAATGCGCAAATACCTGGAATGGGTGGCTCAGATGAACGCCGATGGTGAGAAGATTAGTGAAGGACAGCAGAAGGAACAGATGGATTATCTGCAATCGCAGATGGATCGTGCTCTCGGTTTGGCTCGCCAATCTATCGCTAATCTTGGAGATGGTTGGAAAGAGTTCTATTCCCACATGGACGAGGATGTGATGGTATTTGACGATGATACTTCTAAGCAACTGCTTGAGTCAATAGGTAAAGCGGATGTTGCTGAACTCCACAAATTGTTTGCCAAATTGTCTGGCGACCTCTCTCGTGAAAACAATAAGACTCTCGCAGAAAACCTCGGTGCATTGCTCGACCAGATATTTGCCAATGGCTCTAAGGAATTGCGCGAGGCAGCAGAGAAGTTGCTCGCCCGTCAGCGCGAGATACAGAAGATTTTGAATGAGCATGACTATACAGGTGCAGTTGATCGTAACACCCGTAGTGAATTTGACCGCTTAGGATTCCTGCATCCAGCCAAGGATATTCGTGCAGACTCTCCCGAAGGTCTTGAAAAGATGAATACTGCTTTTGACAAGCTGACTACTAAGGCACGCGAGTCTATTACTGTATTATATAGTCTCAATCCGGAAAGCGAGGTATTTCAGAATCAGTTCCTTCAGTTCCTGTCTGTAGCAAATGAGGGCTTCGATTTTTCAAAACTCTCGGCGCAAAATCTCAAGGCTCTTTATCTCGAACTGATAAAGTATAGTGACGAATACACGGCCGCCGAAAAGAAGAACGCCGACGAGCGCAAGAAGATTAACGATTTTCTTTGGAATCGTCAAGGTCGCCAAGCAGATCAAGACAATCGCCGCCGAGCCATGCAGCAGGTGGGTAATGGTGTCGAGCGTTTTCGTAAGGCTGGCAAGGGAGAGGATTCTAATGCTCCACGTTCGGGCGAAATGGGAGGCTCTAAGTTCATGGAAGATTTCTCTTACAATGCCAATATCGAGCAAAGCAAGTTGGAAATTACCTTGATACAAGAAAAAATAGCTTGGTTGCAAAAGCTTAATGCCACCTCTGAGCAAGTGGCTGAGCTGCAAAAGTCGCTCGCCGAGAAGCAGGACTCCTACATTCTTGCACTCATGCAGACCATGAAGCAGCGTGCAGAGGCAGTCTATGCGCTTTATAAACCATTGGAGGAGTTTGGTACAGCGGCAGGTCAGGCGTTCGCCACCATGACCGAAGATGCCGAGGCTGGACGTGACGCTTTTAAGGCTGCTATTGGCGACATGATTAACTCCATGATGAAGCAGACGGTGCAGATGACACAGGAGTATATCAAGCGTCGTCTGATGCAGAAGGTAAACGATAAACTCGTTTCTACACAAATTAAGAAGTCCACCAAGGAACAGATTGCTCTTGAGCAGGGTGGGGCAGACGCAACGTCTGCTATCACGAAAGCTGCTGGCGACGCAAAGGTGTTGTTGACAGAGAAGGTGGGTCAGCAAGTAGTCAATGCCGTTACCACTCAAACGCAAACAACAACAGCCACCGCACAGTCGGCTGCCGCAACTGATGTGAGCACGCAAGCTGCAAAGACCGAGGCTAATGTGGGTCTTGGCATTGCCGAAGGTTCTGCTAAGACTATTGGTTCATTGGGTTGGTGGGGTATTCCGCTTATCGCCGTAATCACAGCTGTCCTGAATGGACTTCTTGGCTTCGCTATGGGTAAGGTTTCATCCTTGTTTGGAAAGGGTAAGGACAACAACACCAACACCAAGAGCACAAGGGTTGTTTCCGGTATGCTCACCTACGATTCCGGCAATGTGCAAGACCTCCGCCCGTTCGTCGGCAACGATGGTAGTCTTTATTGGGCAACCGAGGACAGCAAGCCCCACAATGGCGTGTCGCTCCTCACGCAACCTACCGCCACTACCATTAATGGTCATCCCTCGCTGGTAGCCGAGAATGGTCCCGAGTTGGTAATCGGACGTGAGACAACTCAGGCAATGATGATGAACAACCCGCAACTGCTCAAGGCTCTCGTCAATTACGACCGCAACTATTCCGGTCGCCGCGCCTACGACACTGGCAATATAGCCGAAACAAGCCCCACAGTAGCCGCAGGAGCTTCCGTAAGCGACGAAATGGTGTCTTATCAAGCAAGCACCAATGTCGCCCTTCTGCAAGCCGTAAACACGCTCTTGCAACGCTTGGAGCAACCTATCGAGGCAAAGATTGATATGTATGGCCGTGGCAAACTCTATGACAGCATGACAAGGGCTAATCAGTTTATGAAGAACAAATAGTCTTTCGCAAGCAGCAAAGCATTTCCTTGCGCTACACTTTTTGCAAGCGGCAAAGCATTTGTCTTGCGCAATCTTTCGCAATTAGCAAAGCATTTATCAGGTCGTCGCGCCGTTAGGCGAGGCGACCTTTTCTTTTGCGCTTCACTCGCATTTTCTTCCGTTTTCTTTCTTGTTCAAGAATAAACTTTTGTCCCCAGAAGTCCCAAACAGCGAATTTCCGTAACTACCTAATAATCATGGACTTTATCTAAAGTCTACTCTTCAAAAGTCCAGAAATCTACTAATCAAGTCTACTACCTTATATAAATTTCGCCAATTTTCTTTCTTTCCTATTTTCAAAACTCCCCAACCCTAGCAATATAGTTAGTAGCATTAACGCCTATGGCGTAAATAGTTGACATTTAATAAGTTATAAGATATGGGAATGGCAAGAGCGACTGAAAAAAACGCTATAAAATGCCTTATTTCTACTATTCTTTATATATTTTTTGTTCTTTGCGCTCGTATAAGTATATAAAAAATTACCCCGTTTTTAAACTTTTAATAGATAAATAGCGAAAAATCAGAAAGTTAAATCACTTTTTGAAAAATTCATTGGGGGGTCACGATGTGGATTTTGGGTGGACAGCAGAAGCGTTTTTCAAAATTACGAACTTTTCAGTTTTCGGCGTTTTTTTGGAAAATGGACTCAAAGTTTAAAATTTGGACTTTTGGAGGCTGTAAAGTTCAAAACTAAACTTCAGACTTTGTACAGTTAAACAACGGTAAGAATTGTTGATAAATAAAATAAAAGTTAATAACAATAGTAAGAATTGTTTTTATCAATTATAATTATTAAATTTGCAACGGTAAAATACAATGGTTACTAATCATATAAAATATGTTCGACGAGATATGCTCCATATATCAAGATGCGCATGATGCCAAGGGAAAGTTTGTTGACCAAGAAACTGGCGAGTGCATCACGCAGATGTCTATCCGTGAGTTCTGCTTGACGGATAGATGGAAGCCCTATGTGCAGCATCTTCGCGCTATGCGCAAGGAGTATGGCAGTAAGGCGAAGCAGATGCCGGAGTATATCGAAACAAAGAAAAAGTTACCTGGTGCCACTCTTAGCGGCTTGTTCGCTCTATATGAAGATGACAGCCTTACACATCCAGGACAGCGGGTAATGGTTAGCCGACGAGAAACCCATCTGAAGCAGCATACCGGCTGGCTCGCTATCGACATCGACTTGGCAGACAATACCCAGCTGAGCAACTTCGACAACATCCGCATGGTTTGTCAGTTCCGACCAGAAATAGGTCTGCTCATGCGGTCATGCTCGGGTAGCGGATATTTTGGCTTGGTGCGCTTGGCTTATCCCGACCGACATAAGGCGCAGTTCAAAGCTCTTTTGCAAGAATACGCCGCAATGGGCATTACGCTCGACAAGGCTTGCAGCAATATAGGTCGTGTGCGCTTTGCGTCATGGGATGATCCTGAACATATCTATATAAACGAGCGGGTGGTGCCGTATCGAGGATTGGCTGAGGATATGCCTCAGGTCATGCCGCAAGCAGTCAGACAATCGTATCGCTCTGAAGGTAGGGTTACTTACAATGATGAAGGTGGAGCGCAGTTTTGGGAACAACAGCGAGTACAAGACCGCTTGATAGAGGTTATTGTGCTGGAGTTGGTAGCCAATCATAAAAATATCACCGAGAGTTATGAGGAGTGGACCAAGGTAGGTTGGGCATTGCGCTCGCATCCCTACGGTCTTGATTTGTTTCATCAACTCTCACGATGTAGTCAGAAATATAACGAAGGTCAGACAAACGTGAAATGGACCCAGTTAGGCTGTAGTAAGACCGTGACGTATAACTACCTAATTCATGCCTGCAAAACAGAGCTTGGAATGGAAACATATAGGCATATTTGCAGGCGAGTTTGGAGTGAGTTTAAAGGCTAAAACACCTTCACTGCGTATTCACTTCATATTCACTTGTTATTCATTGATTTTTTAATGTCAAAAATCCAATAAAAACGATATATATGAATAAAGTATTTTTTGCAAAAGAAGGCTTGACAGCCACATCTGCAAATCATGTTGCAAACATGGCCAAGGAGTATGCGCAGCGAATATCGGCGCAGGCTGACACCTTGCGTCTTTATAGCAAGAGCGCACGTCTGCTTGGCGATGCACAGCCATCGATTGTGGAAGCTCCTCTTGATACTCTTGATGCTATTCCCGATGTTATACGTCGTGTAGCTCAGTGTAATGCCCTTATCGGTTGGCTGCGTGAGGCTATCAACGAACGCGAGAAAGGTTTGAAGGCCGTGCAAGACTGCAACTTCATGGTGTGGGCTGACGAACACAATATTACTCTTCCTGAAAAGCCAGTGGTTCCTGATCCGGTCTCCGATATTGATAAGGTGGGCAATGAGATTTTGAATATAAAGGATCGCAACCGCTATATTGAGTTGAAAACCAAGATGGCGGTATATGGTAAGTATATTCATCCCGACGGGCTATTGCCTCTGGCATTAAAGAAAGTGTCATACCGTCTGGCTAATCCTACGGAGATAGAAGGAGAAGGCCGTGATATGGTTGTGTTCTCTTATAATGTTGAACCTAATACCATTGACCGACTGAATACAATCTTCTTCCAGCTTCAGGGCGAATATCGGGCATTGCAAGCTGAGTTTAATGGCATTGAGCATCGTTTTCGCATGGAAGCCGAAAAAGAGTACAGCAAGCGATTGGCTGAATACAAGAAAAAATATGCAGAGCATCAAGAAAAGATAAATATTTTCGATACTGAAATGTCGAGATTACAGACAATGTTCGTTGAGTGGCAACAGCAGGAAATCAAAGAGATAACTTCTCTACGCATTATCATCCCTAACGATCTCCAGGGAATATATGCGGAGGTCAACGGTTTGTAAAACATAAAATAATAAATAATACGAGGTGGGTAAGGTCAGACTGAAGGTCTTGCACCGTGAAACTGACTCTCACACGGATAGCATACGGAGTTCTCTTTAGTGAATCATGCGTTTTTCCGAAACGTGTCTCACGAGGTCATAGGTTCGAATCCTATCTTTTCTTTCCATAAGAAATGTAGCTCAGCTGGTTAGAGCAAGTTTTGTGCAAAAATCACTCCGCAGTCAACATATTCTATTTCGCTATCACTATCACCCGACTGCGGTGGCTATCATTATCGCCATCATTATCACAGAAGTGCCGTATGAAGAATGTGGCTCACCTCATTTTCTCTATTCTATGAAACTAATTACAATTACAGGTCCGAGTGGTGTGGGCAAAGATACCGTGGCAAAGATGATGTCGAAGATGACCGACTGGCCTGTTATCTGTTCTTACACCACACGACCGAGACGTTTTGGCGAGGTTGCCGGCGAGGATCATTATTTTGTAGACAAATGTGACGTACCTCGCGAAAAGATTTTAGCTTATACGCAATATGGCGGCTATGAGTATTGGGCTATGGTAGACCAAATAAAAGATATAGCCATCTATGTGATAGACGAAGCAGGGCTGGTTGACTTGAAAAAACATCATCCCGAAATTACGGTCTATTCCATTTACGTCTTCAGTCCAGCAGTGGCACGTTTGACAAGAGATATTAAACTTTCACGGATATTGAGAGACGAAGAACGTCTGAAGTTGACCGCATATTATGACTATGATTGTTGTATATACAATGACTTCTTTATGAACTTAAAAAATCTGTGCTTTGAGGTAGCAAGATGCGTTTGCCACATGCCGTTTGTCAAAGAACATCTTGATCCTTATGATCCAAAAACCCCGCATTTTACTGATTAAAGTTTAAATATATAAACAATGAAATTTACCGAACCGCAAGTAGAATGGTGGCAGCAGACCTCTCTTGCACAACATATAGCAAGAGTGGGCAGGATCTGCTACAAGGCTAAGGGTAAGCAGCCCGAAGAAGGAATGACCGAAGAGGAAGTGGAAGCCTTCATTCAGAAGCGCGACGAGGAACGCTGCAAGGGTTTCTGGGAAAGCGGTCATCGTTCGATGTATCGCCACGGCACCGTCTACTTTTTCATGCCCAATGAAAAGGGCCTTCCTAACTACATCTGGGCGTATCTGAATGCTTCGCCTTACATCGACTATGCCACAAAGAACCACAAAGTATGGATTAGCACTAATATGCAGTTCCTGCTTGAGAACAAGAACTTGATGGATGCACTTAGCCCGTATGGTGTCAGCGAGGACGAGTTTATCGAGAAGGCTCAAAAGTATAAGTGTGAGGAGGCATTCTCCATTATCCGCATGACGCTGGTAGTGACCACGCAGATAAGCACATCGCGCGAGCTCAACCGCACATCGCCCAATAACATAGCCGAGCAGAGCACACGCTATTGCAATCTGGAGAAGAAGGGAGGCGTACAGATAGTACGTCCGCATTGGTATGTAGATGGCACACGATGGCAGCGCATGGTGTATGGCTTTGTATGCCGAGTATGCGAGTGGGGATATAACCTGCTTCTGAAGTCGGGATTGAAGCCCGAAGACGCACGCGGTGTTCTGCCTCTTGATACCTATACCGTTGTGGCATATACATACACGCTTGCTGACTGGAGCCATATTCTTGAGCTTCGCTATCATGGCAAGACCGGCAAACCGCATCCCAATGCAAAGATTATAGGCGAGAAGATACGCAACATCATCCTTGAGCGTATGCGCCAGTATTGTGAGGAGTTTGACATATAACTATTGATTAACAATGAAGATACTATTTAAGAAACTTGACGAAAAGGCTCAAATGCCAGTAAAGGCAGTTGGACATGAAGCCGACTTTTGTTACGACTGCGTTGCTGTAAGCGAAACTGAGGTTGCTCCAAATGTATGGAAATATGGGTTGGGCTTTGCTTTACAGCCTATAAATGATTTTGATGGTTACAATATACGTAGCTTCAATATTCGTTCTCGGTCTTCGGTGTGGAAGACAGGTATGGTGCTCTCCAATTCTCAAGGTACGATTGACGAGATTTACACAGGAGAAATTTCGGCTGTATTCTATCACGTAATGCCTAACATGCCACGCTATAAAGTTGGCGACAAAGTATGCCAGCTCTGCCTGGAGCGCACCGAGTCGTTGGAGTTTGTGGAAGTAACTGAACTTCGCAAAACTTCACGTGGTGAACACGGCTACGGCTCTACTGGTAAGTAATTGATAATGCACCTTATGATAAATAGGAGAAATTATGAGTAGAAAACCGCTTCCCGACCGAGAGGATTTTGTGCGCCAGCAACCTACAATTTATCAATTCGATTTCAGGGATGTTCCTATAGAAAAATATGCAAAGTCGCTTTATGCTCTATTCCAAGATCCCGACTACGTTGATGCTGTAGGAAAGCGCAATCGCCTTGTTGCAACAGGCGATCGTATGCGTGTAGGTACAAGCGAAATGAATAATCTGTTTCGAGTTATTCAGCAACACGACCGTCGATTGGCTGACATTATGTATGCCTCTATGGTGCAAGTTAATTTGCACTCTGAGGTTAGCTATGATACCATGACGTTCTCTACTTTGCTGAAGTATAGTGTTGATTATTCGCAGCCAGGAATGAAGGAGAAGGTAGACTTACTTGCCGCTCGGCTCGACCGTCTGACGTTCCTTGCCGAATGTCTTGACCGTATTGCCACTGACATTCGTGGAGATATGCTTGATATTTTTAAGGGTAATATTGAGTTCAATCAGTTTGATTCCGTTACTCATGTTCTCCATCAGCTTAGAGGCTATTTCCGTTCGGCATTACCCAACGATATGGATTCTCCTGAAGGGGAATTGTTCTATGAATATGCTGACTCGATTTATAATTATATTGATAAGCGCTTGAAGACCTATACTGCAAAGTATCGCAAGATGCACCCTGTTTCGCCCAAATACACTGAAGAAGACCTCATAGAAGGTCTTAATCAGTTCTTCGGTCGTAATGATAAGTTCGACAAGAGTTTTGTCGGTCACACTAAAACTGGTGGCTGCTATATTGATGTTGCACAATTATGTCTCCGTCTCGATAGCAACGAAATAAAGAAGATTGAGAAGGTGACTTGCAAAATCAAGTCGAACAATATTTCCGATGCCGCATTGTGCTATAGCTTCAATGCCACTGATTTAATCATGAGCCAATATAAACGGCCCGAACAAAAGCAATAACTATGCCTAACATTTACCTTCGCCTACCTACGAGTCGTTGCCAGTTCTTCCGCAATCGCGACCCGAAGCACACGCTTGCCAAGGACGAGCCGTTGGTGTTTAGCCCCTACATGCCTCACCACTTTGTCTTGCGCAAGCATATAACCAATATCCCTGCTGTAACGCAAAAAGTTAATTCACAATGTTTCTCACACCAGCAGTGGCGCAACATGATGCAGGGCAAACATCCCAATGGTGGTGAAGTTGTTACAAAGCGCGATCCGCATGAATACTTGTCTTTTGGCGAGGTTCAGCGTTTTAGTGGAAGACAAGATTACGCTAAGAGTGACAATGAAGACTATTTGTGCATAAAGTTGCCTTCGGAGGTAGAGGTGATTGACGTAGTTCGTCAGGTTACGCCGGTATGGAATCTTAGTACGCGCGGCATCCGTCAGTTGCTTCTTATGCTGAACGATGATTTTAAGCGCAGTGTTGTAGAATGGGCTTTAGCTACATTTGACTATTGCACATCCGATAAGCGTATCATTTTCCGTCGTCAAACAGCTATGCTTGAGCGTTTTTTGATGCGTTACGGCATAGACCAGAACGAGAGCGAAAAAGACGCCTTGCGTCGCATCATCAGCCGATGGCTAACTTCGAATCATAGCAATTTCAAAGCTTATTCATGTGCGGATATGCAGTATATAGATGATAGTGAAAAGCGTTATTGCGTAGACGATATATTGTTTGACGATTAGAATAACGTAAACAAGAGTTAAACCAAAGTTTAAAACAAGTTAAAAAACAACCGTTTTAGGTGTACAAAAATGCAACTACCCGATAAATGTAAAGAATTATTCCTCGAAGGCATTACCGATATAATGTTTTACCCGAAGGAAGATTGTGTAATCCCCGTGCCGTTCAGCATGGCACAAGTGTTATATATCAACAACTGCAAGTTGCCCGACGAGCCTACTCTTCGTCTTGCTACGAGTGGCGAGAACTTTGTCATTGCAGAGAGTTTGAGTGTGAAGGTAACGCTGGCAAAACAGGGCTATGGCACTATATATACATATAATATTAGTGCAAATATAGAGTTTGGTGGCGAAAATGTGCGTAGAGCATACCAAATTATGTGTGATATGAGTTATTATGTAGTATTGCGCAAACTGGACGGTTCGCTTCTGCTTTGCTATACTTTACCAGGTTCCTTTGCCATTGAAGGCAACATTACGTGCAGCGGTATGGCGAAAGACCGCACCTTTGCTGCATCCCTCAAAGCCCTGTCGGAGCCGATACCAATCACGCTTCGAGAGGCTTAGTATTTTAGACCATTTTTCAATACCTTAGATTATATATTACGTCGTTGTCCGCGAGGATAGCGGCGTTTTTTTGTCCTAATGTTAGAAACCACGGTCTTTAATTTTGCATACGGATAACACAGCGGAGTAGTAGCAGATGGTAGCTCACTTGGCTCATAACCAAGAGGTCGAGGGTTCGAGTCCCTTCTCCGCAACATAGTCAGTCGGTAAAAAGATTGATTTTTCAGGATAACAACAACTAAACACATTTATTTTTAATGAAAGGCTTATTTGAAATACTAACCGAGAAGAAGTGGATGGTCAGTCCCGACTTCGTGCATGGTATTCGCAAGTCGCTTGAGCACAACCTAAACACTCATGCGGCTTTCAGCAAGCCGGAGAAGAACTGCGGATATGTCACAGCCGTGTCTGCCGACGGCTCAATCTATTACCCGGAGGAATATCAGATTTCAGAGGATGGCAAGCAGGTTAAGCCTCATTGGGCTTTGGACTACGAGAAGGAGCAGACCTTTCCGTTTGTTTCGGTTCTCACTATCGACGGCCCCATTACTCGCAACGGTGGCGGTTGCTCTTACGGATCTATCGACCATCGCGACATGATGCTGCGAGCTGCCAACCATCCGCTTTGCCGTGGACACGTTTTCGTCATTAACACTCCTGGCGGATCGGCATGGGCCAAGAACGATTACGAACAGGCTATTCAGTATGCGCGCTCTTTGGGTCAGCCTGTCATCGCTTTTGTCGATGGCATGTGTGCTTCTGCCGGAATGTACCTTGCTTCGCTATGTGATGAACGCTACTACATGCACCCCAAGAACGAAATCGGTTGTATAGGTGTCATGGCGGCATTTTATACTGAGGCAGACGGAAGCACCAACCAATTCACTAACGAGACTTATCACGAACTCTACGATCCCGAGTCGTTCGACAAGAACCGTGCCTTCCGTGATATTGCCAACGATGGCAAGGACGAGGAGCTTGTAAAGGAGCTTGCCGAACTTGGCGTTGAGTTCCGTTCCGACGTTAAGAAGGCTTGTCCTAATGCTACCGACGATCATCTGCATGGCAAGGTGTTCAATGCCGAGGACGTGAAGGGTATTCTGATGGACGGTCAGTCGTCGTTTATGGAAGTGGTTCAGCGCGCTTTTGAGCTTTATGATGGCAGAGCCGAGCTTATCAACCGTGAGCAGACGGTTGAGCCACAGAACGAGCCGGAGAATGAGCCGGAACCAGAGAAACCGGAAGCAACCAACACAAACACTAATATAAATATGGAGAAATATCCTCTTATTTGCAAAGCTTGTGGATTGCAGGCTGGCGAGATTGCCGTTACTGAGGAGGGCGCGTATATGAACGCCTCGCTTCTTGACTCTCTCGAAGCTCACATGAAGGAAGTCGAGCAGAAGGTGACTGATGCCGAGCTGAAAGCCACCACAGCGGAGAACGCTCTCGCAGAATTGCAGGGCAAGTTTGATGAACTCTCCGCCAATGTAAACGCAGCCAAGGAAGCAAAGGAAGTCGCGGAGACCGCACTTGCCGAAGCTAAGGAGGCTCACAGTAAAGAACTAAGCGACCTTAACGCACAGCACACCGAGGCTCTTGCCAAGAAGGACGACGAGTTGAAAGCTCTCGCCGAGGCAAAGGACAAGGAGATTGCCCAGCTCACAGCCGACAAGACTGATGCCGAGGCAAACCTTCAGACTGCTAAGGACGCTCTTGCTACAGCCGAGCAGACCATTGCCGACAAGCAGGCTCAGATAGCTGCCCTCACCAATGAGGCTGGCGAAGAGCTGAACAGCGGCGAGGCTCCCGAGAACAATGGCGAAGGAGTAAAGGTCAAGACCTTGCGCTCCTTTGACGGAAGCAAGTACAAGACCAACGCCGAGCGGAAGGCTGCTTTCCAGCGATTTATGCGTGGTGAGGAATAGTATTTCCCTACCAAGCCCACAACCAACACAAAAATAGACAACACAACAACAACACAAAAACACAAACAACTATGGCAACACTTCCAAAAGATTTTATCGGCAAGGATGCGCTTCAGCATGTAGCCGAGCAGGTGAGCAAGGAAATCCTCATGGGTCCTGGCTATACTGATGCAGAAGAGATGGATCGCCTTGGTATTGAAATCGTATTTGGTGTTCAGTTCAAGCGTACTTTCCACATTCTTCTCCGCAAGGGTGGCACAACCCGACGTAAGGACGTTCACACAAAGATAAACAGCGAGGCAGGATTCCTCAAGGAGCGTACACTTACCGTGAAGCTCGCGTGGGATCACTATACCGATTCGATTGACCGCTATGTAGAAACAGTATTCGGTACAGACGCACAGGGTCAGTACCCACTTTCTACTGCAGCAACTGAGGCAATTCTTCGTAACTATGCCGACAACCTTACAGCATGTTTGTGGAATGGCGACATCGACCTTGACAAGGGTGGTGAAAACGTTCCCGCTCGTGACCAGGCAATGGCCCTTTATGATGGCTTCCATACTTGCATCAAGCACGACATCGAGGATGGTATTATCTCAGAGGCTAACGGCAACCTCGTTCCTTGCGAGGCTATCACAGCTCCTGTTGACAACAACGACTCTACACCTTACGACAACTTCTTGGCTTGGCACATGAAGTGGGACGCTCGTCTGCGTAAGGCCAACACTCGTGTCTACATGAGCGAGCTCACAGCACAGTACATCGCAGCCGGCTATGCCAACAAGTTCCATGGCAACTTCAAGGTTCACTATGAAGTAGACGGCAACTTCAAACTTCCCGGACTGTCTCGCGTTACTATCTGTCCCGTTGCAGACTTTGGTGAGGGCGACCGCATGTACGCTACTATCGACAAGAACTTTGTTTACGGTGTTGACACCGAGAGCAACCAGACTTATGTAGGCGTTAAGGTCGGTACCGACGATGACATGCGCGTCATCCAGTTCCAGATTCAGTCAATCCAGGGTGCTGGCATCAAGAATCCGTTCAAGTATGCTTTCTGTATGTCGGATGGCACCCTTGCTCCAACAGAGTTCCTTGCAGGTGACTACGACAACACAAACCTCGTTATTACCATTGCCCATTCTGACGAAGACACTGGCAAGATCGACGGTACAGTGAAGGTGAACAATGTTGCTTACTCTAAGCCTGTTGAGACTACTGTAAATCAGATTCTCTCTATCGAGGCTACCGACACCACCAACTACAAGTTTGTGAACTGGAGCAACGGTTCTACCGAGAAGAAGATCCAAATCACTGCCACCGGCATGAGCATGGGCTTGACAGCCTTCTTCAAGAAGAACGGCTAATCCTTAACGGAGTTTCTTTCACTCTATATTTTTAAAGGGCGACGGTCGCGGCTGACTTGACGGAATACGCTAACCCGTCGCCCTTCTTTTCCAAACAACAACACAAAAACTCATAAGAATATGGCAGTACAAGCAACATGTCCTGAGATTATGGATATTTTCGCCGCTAAAGAATGCTTAGAAAACTTTGGCGGTCTTGGCGTTAATGTGTATGTTTTCAACAAGGGCGACCTCAAAGCTCCTTTGAAGGCAGAAAAAAACATTTATCCTGCGCTGACTACCGAGTCGTTCAACACAGGCAAGGGCCTTTACAAATTCGAATGTAAGGAGGGTAGTCAGGGACACTCTTTCGAGTCGCTTGGCCGCAGAAACGGTTTCAAACAGCAGCTCGACTATGTACTTGAGAGCGTAAACGCAGAAGCAGCTGAAGTAGCTCGCGCACTGAATAACCTCGACCTTGGCTATATCGTCCAGGATGGCACGAAGAGCATCATTGTATACGACCCTCAGCATAAGTTTGAATATGCTTCGGGTGGTATCAAGGGCGACACTGGTAAGAAAGCCGAGGACGACCGTCAGGTCGAACTTAGCGGAACTCTCCAGCCTACAGCATACGGACGCTATGAGATTACAGAGCCTGAGACAGGCGGTTGGGACTCGCTTCTCGCTTCAAAAAAAGAGTAAGCGATATTGACGCACAGAGCGAGGACAATATCGCAAAAGAAGTGCTCGACGATACCGATTCTTCTTTCTTTAGTACAAGCGACGAGGAAGGAACAACGGTAAAGAAGAGCAAGAAATAATCGCTCATACGAGGAAGGTTTTTCATCATACGACAAATTCCCTGCATCTATCCTTTATATATAAAAGGTATAGATGCAGGGATTTTTTATTATATACATATTAATATTCTGATAAAATAATACTAAAATTAGCGTTTTTAATATCAAATGTAAACCAAAGAGAATAATTATCGTTAATTTTGCAATTAGAAAAGCTTTTTTGATTACATTATTGTAAACGTAGAATAACTAAAATATAGAGTTTATGGAATTAAGACATTTACGCTCCTTTGTTTATGTCGCCGAAACAAAGTCGTTTAGTACGGCTGCCACACGTTGTTGTGTCACACAGTCGGCGGTAAGCCAGCACATTCGTGCCCTGGAGGATGAGTTGGGCTGCAAACTGCTTATCCGCACATCACACGGTATTATGCTCACCGAAAGTGGCGAAGCCCTGTTGCCTCGTGCAAAAGAAATACTGAAACAGACCGAGGACTGCAAAGAGCAAATCAACGCCCTCAACAACTGCATGACGGGTGAACTGCGTATAGGCGTAGGTTCGTTTATTGCTCCATACGTCCGCATGGCTGCATTGTTTTTTATGGAGAGATACCCTAACGTGCGTATCAATGCCGACTTTACTAAAGCCTACATCCTCAACCAATCGCTAAGGGCGCACATGTTAGACCTTGCTTTCACAATGAATATGGCATACCGCCACGAAGGAATAGAGTCGCGACCCTGCATACCTTTTAATGTGTATGCTATTATGCGCGACACCCATCCGCTTGCCTCGCTCTCAAAGGTGTCGTATGAGGACATTCTGAAGCACCCAATCATCATGCCCGACATAGGCGAACGTGCCATTGAGACTTTTCAGCAATACATACAGCGCGACCTATATAAGCTCAATATCAAGTGCATCATCAGCGACCCTGACGAAGCTCTTGCTTCCGTGGAAGAAACCAAGTACGTCACCTTTATGCCTAAGCTCTACCTGCGCAACCACCCTACCCTTGTGGCACGTCCAATCGTAGGAATCGAACAGCAGTTGATGAGCAACGCCCACTGTATGCAGGACGTACCAAAGAAGCGAGCCGCACAACTCTTCCTCGACATCATCCGCGACGAAGTAGTGCCATATATTTCCGTAGCCGAAGAGGCGCAAGGGAAGTTCACACCGCCACCTTGATAGTCATTAGATTTTCTTATACCGAACCGAGTCTCACGTTAGCAGCGTGAGGCTTTTTTATTTAAGTATTAGTCGAAATTATACGTTATATCACCTCAAGAACACTTAATAAGAAACACTTCGCTTCCACCACTTTCTCCCATACCTTTGCAATAAGTTCAATAATGAACGAAACCAAACACAAACAACTATGCAGATTAAAACTAACGACGGCAACTATGATGTTGCCAGCAAGGGACTCGGCAACACAGCCCTGGGTCTCGGCATCGCAGGCTTGGCAACGAGCCTATTGGGAGGCAGCGCCTCGCTCCTGGGCATCGGAAGAAACAACGGCATGACAGCCAATCCTACCGACCCTGATGCGCGTTTCGTAACTAAGAGTGAGACTAACCTCATTCAGGAGAACAGCACTCTGAAGACTGAACTTGCCATTCAGAAGAGCGAGAACTACACCGACAAGAAGCTCGTGGAAGTGACACAGTATCTCGACACGAAGTTGCGCCGTGTAGAAGACAAGGTAGACGCAAACAAGGATGCGCAGCAAGCCGTCAACGCACAGCAGATGGCTTACAATGCGGCTGCTAACGCCAGCATCGACGTGCTCAAGTCGCAGGTGGCATCGTTGTCGAGCGTAACCAAGTTGTTCATCCCTTCAACCAACGTATGCCAGACAGGTTGTGGTTGCGGTTGCGGATGCAATCAGTAGGAGAATGACGTAATCCAGTTATATATATGGAATACAAAAACTCACAAATCTTGGCGGCAGTCGTGTCCGAATGGGCACGACCCGCCATTTCACAGATAGCCGCAGGCAACCTCATGCGCCTACCCATGCTTCAGTCTCTGCAAGCCACCATCAGCTCGTTAGGCATTGTTAGTGGCAACTATGCCCTACAGAAGGACATCGAGCCGCTTATCCAGCCAATCATCAACTCGCTCGTCGCACCTATGCTTGCCCGATATTTCGGTCAGATACCCGAGGAGAGTATACCGCAGATGGCACACGACATAGTGGAGAAGATGCGTGGTAACGGACCGCTGTCGGTGCTCGAAGGTATGGTGACGTTTGAAGAAGAAGACCTCAACGAGCTTGCCGATCTTCTTGACAAGAACCTTCCCGTAGCGCAGACGCAAGGCTATCAGGTAAAACATTAAATAGAGTAACAACACCAGCGGCGGCAAGCATCGTCGCTATAATAAAACATAAACGATTATGAACAAACGTACCATTCCGGCTATCATCATAGCCACACTTGCGGCAGGTGCAACCGCCGCCGCACCCTATTATGATGTCAACATCACACAGCAGCTCTGCACACCGGCTTGCGTAGACGAGACTCCCGTGTTCGCTCCGAAGTTCTCCGTCAAGAGCATTGCCAATGTAGGCACATCACAGTATATCATCGTCGTGCACGTTGAGGGCGTAATAAACTACATCCCTTGCAACTGCGGCTCGTGCTGCACACGCTCACAAGTGGTGTCGCAAGACTTCACCATTCCTGTGTTCAGCGCCACCGCCATCAATTCGGCAACAATAGCAGTTGGCACCGTCCAAAACGGCATTGCACGCATATCGTGCTGCAACTGTTCCAAGACTTTCGTTTCCGACTGCCCCGTAACGCTCACCCTTGTAACTACATAAGGCCATGATAGTTCTGATAGCTATAGCCACCATGATAGCCGCCACGCTCGCCCAACACCTCGGACTGGCCGAAGCCATTGCCCATGTTGTTGACAAGGTGGCATCATGCCCTCAGTGTTTCACTTTTTGGGTTTCAATGTCGGCATTGCTCTACCTCGGCCACGATGTCTACGCATCGACGCTGGCGGCCATTGTGGTGGCGTATCTGTCAAACTGGTTTGTGTTGTTGCTGCTTATCCTTCAACGAAAATTTACGAAGCTATATGAAAAAGAAAGACACACCACCGACCGCCTCGACCACTGAGGCAAAGGCAGAAAGCAAGCCCGAGGCGCAGACATTCTTTCCTATATTGCATATCTCTGTGCAAAAAAGCCTGATTGTCCCACATTTTCGGGGCATTTGCCCTACATGTTAAACATATAAAACTCAAACAAAATGAATTACAAACAGATGATTGAACAGGCTCGTGCCAATGGCATGGCTACTGAGAAGAAGATGTGGGCAGCAGTAGAAACACTTTCTACCGACCTCCTTACGCTTGAGCAGACCGACCCTAAGCTCTACTGGCACATATTGCGCCGTCAGCACGCCGTTCTCTACGGACGGCACTATTCTGAGAAGATGGCCAACCACGATGTGAATGCTCTTGTCTATAGCGGCATGTACGATGAAGAGGGTACGCCAACCGACGGAGGTGCACATTGGACTCGTATCAAGGTAGACGAGCTGACTAAGGGCATGAAGTTTCACGCCAACGTCAACGCATGGGACAAATACGTCGCCTTCAATTCTATGTATGCCGACCTTTGCGCTTGGATGAACGAAGAGGAGATAATCAAGGCAGCCTATGCCTTCTACTTCTGCGATGACGACTGGCAGCCATGCGAAGACGACTGCACTAAGGTATGGGACTATAACGCCCTACACGCCACGCTCTAAATTTTGGATTTTACATTTGTTTTTTTCAAGCCACTTTGCGCCAATTACAAAAATCGCAGAGTGGCTTCATTTGTATCTTCGCCTTATCCGCTCCCCTACCATGTCCGCTCCGCCAAATTAAAAACGTCTATCTTTGCTCATGAAAGAAACCCGAAAATATGACACAACGAAACATCAACCTTACGCTGCCCCGCTCATGGAATGAGTGCAGCACCGAGCAGTTGGAGCTCATCTCCCGTATAATGCTTGAGCAGATAGAGCGAGTCGACCGTTATCATCCCTTCGACATGCGCAACGTCAAGATAGCGTGCTTCTTCGTCTTGTCTGGCATAGAGATAGTGGAAGGCATAGACGAGTCGGAACCTCTCGAAGAGCAACACTACACTTGCCGATTCTCCACCCCAAGTCGTCGCAACCGTTTCTTCCGTCGCAAGCAACATGAGGAAGAAACCTTCCCCATCTACCTATGGCAGCTCAACTACTGGCTAACGCCAAAGCCGAAGACCGACGACCGCAACTCGGCTGAGTATCTTGCCTCTGGTGCCGGACTGCTCGATTGGCTCGACAACGAGCGTGGAGCTCACCTCACTCGCTTTCCCTACCCCACCCTTCGCCTACGCAACAAGCGTGGTCTGCTACGTCGCAAGATTGAGTTTGAAGGTCCTGCGCAGGATATGGACGGCTTCTCATGGCAGCAGTTTCGCTTTGCCCATGATCTCATGGGACAAAACACCTCGCTCGACAACAACCTTGTCAAGATGAAGAAGATGGGCAAGTTCACAGCCGAGCAGATAGCACAGCAAGCCGACAGCGTAGACCAGGCACGCTCTATGTTCCTTGCCACAATCTTCAACCGTCGCATCGACTTCATCGACACCAACACCAACCTGAAGGTACATGATTTCCATTACGACGTGCGTCAGTTCGACACCCAAGCTCCACTCTTCCGCCACTTCCCCGCCCACCAGTGGCAACCCATCCTCTTCTGGTGGGCCGGCATGATGCACACTCTCTCACGGCGTTATCCTCATGTGTTCAAGGTGCAGAAGATCGACCGCACGCAACCACCGTCCACCCCACTTGAGATATACACCGCCACCATCGCCACTATGCAGAAATACGCCTCGCTCACCGAAGACCAGGTGAACAATCAGTCATATTCGCTTGTGCTGGAGCATTTGGAACGAATCTCGAAGGATAATGAGGAGATGGAGAAGATTCGCAACGCGAAGTGAAAAGCGAAAAATCCAATGGCTTATTAACGAAAATATAGAGTATGCAAAAGATTATGTTTAATGACAAGTACGGACTGACTGATGCCGTGCTTGCAAAGCGAAAGACGCAGACAAGGCGAATTATCACCAACAAGGAGATGCTTAAAGTCATCAAGAAGTTCGATACGTTGGGGGCGCTCTTTACTATTTACTCTCGATTTTTATTAAATCCTGATTTAAGAGAGCGATTCATATACAATCGCAGAGTGATGCGCTATCAAAAGAACGAGACCGTAGCTATTGCGCAATCGTATGCCGACATTACGCCTCAAGTAGATTGGGCAAACTGTATGGCTCGCAAAGAGGAAATCGGTTGGAATAACAAAATGTTTGTTCGTGCCGAAGATATGCCCCATCATATCCGTATAACCAATATTCGTATTGAGCGTTTGCAAGACATAAAAATCGAGGATTGCTTAAAGGAAGGTCTCTGGATGGCTGGAGACGTAGGACTTGATGGTACGATTTATTGGTATCACGGTCTTGCCAATTTCTCGTTTCGCACTCCGCAGGATGCCTACGCATCCCTCATCGACCGCATCTCTGGCAAAGGCACATGGGAGAGCAATCCGTATGTATTCGTTTATGATTTTGAACTAATAGATTAGCGTATGTATCTAAAGATAAAACGTCGCAACCGTCCCGACTGCATCGTCATGCTCTGCCCAGATCGCGCCACAAAGAAATGGTGTTTCGCAAATCTTTCCACCGAACACGTCTGCACCTGTCGCTTCGACACTATCGATGATGCTTTTGCCGACCTGAGAAAGCGTGCGGAAGTAGCGAGCTTCTCCGTAATCGAAAATCCCTTTGCTCCACATCTGACCGAGAATGCCATGCCGACCCATGTTTCAAGTATGCCTAACTGCGTGGAAATATTTCGAGAGAATGAGGAGAGCGCACTGCGATTGCTGTGGGCAGGAGAAGTAGAGGAAGAGTAATTAATAATGTATTAACGAAAATATAGAGTATGAAGAACAGAGAAATGCACATTGCATTGCGTAATAGCGGCTATCGTTTTATTGGCGAGAAGTATGGAGATTATACCTACGGCAAGCCTTTAGGGTATGGCTGTTTAAGCGCTTATTTTCGCCCAGAGGAGGCGAAAATAGAAATATTGCTTATGGTAAAAGAGGTACCTCAGAAAGATAAACATCTAAATGCGATTTGGAAGAGTGTTCGTCACGACATATCGAGCGAGCATGAAGACTTTTACCTTAATTGCGTGCAGACCATCAAAGACTGCGAGGTAGAGATTTTCTCAACAACGCCTGTGGCTTGGCAATGTAACAGGTTTGTAAGATACGACTTTGAAGAAAACCCTTCGCTGGATATAGATTAAAGGATATGAATCTAAAAAGAAAATATAGAGAGTATGAAGAACGTAAAGATTTTCGCAAAGACCATTGAGCAGGAGGCCAAGGAACAGATTGAGAGGATGGCAGCGAGCGAGGCTTATCGCGATTGTCAGATACGCATTATGCCCGACTGTCATGCGGGCAAGGGATGCACGATTGGTACGGTAATTCAGACTGCCGGTAAGGTGGTGCCCAATACCGTAGGCGTGGATATAGGCTGTGGTATGTTGGTATTCAAGTTCGCTGAGAAGGATATAAACCTTTCGCTTCTCGACCGAATCATCAATGAGTCGGTGCCGAGCGGATTTGACGTTCACGAAAAGTCCAAGCTAAAAGATATAAGTCCGCTTACGTCACATATTTTGCTCGAATTACACGAAAGGACACAAGGCTGCTTCGACCCCGACTATATCGGACGCTCGCTTGGCACCCTCGGTGGCGGCAATCACTTCATCGAGTTGGACGAGGACGAGCAGGGTTATAAGTATCTTGTGATACATTCGGGCAGTCGCAATCTCGGAGTTAAGGTGTGCAACTTTTTCCAACACTTAGCCAAGAAGAATGTGAATCGAAACGAGGAGCGCAAGCGCATCATCGAAGACTTAAAGAAGTACGGCTTAGAGAAGGAGATTAACAATACGTTGCGTCGTTTGGGCACCGTGCCTCCCGATCTCGCCTATCTTGAGGGAGAAGACCTCGATGCCTATATTTTCGCAGCGAACGTCTGTCGGTGTTTTGCAGACGACAACAGATGGAATATAGCAATGACTATCATCCATGGGCTTCATTTACCGTTCGTGGATTTCTTTACCACCAGGCATAACTATTTCGACATACACTCAGGCATCATCCGAAAAGGAGCCGTGCGAGCTGCAAAGGACGAACAGCTCATCATTCCGCTCAATATGCGCGACGGTTCGCTTCTGTGTATAGGCAAGGGCAACGACGACTGGCTTCAGTCGGCTCCGCACGGAGCTGGCAGACTAATGTCGCGCTCGGCGGCCAAGAAGCAGCTCAGCATGGAGGAATACCGACAGCAGATGCACGACATTTACTCCACATCGGTATGCGAGTCAACAATCGACGAGTCACCAATGGCGTACAAGCCAGCCGAAGAGATAGAATCGCTTATAGCCGACACTGTGGAAATTAAAAAGCGCATTAAACCTATATACAATTTCAAAGCGAAAGAGTAAAAAATATACTGCGTTATCGTAAGTTTTCACGAAAATATAGAGAACAATGAGAATATTCAAATTCAAAGGCAAGAGTGTTGATAGTAGTGAGTGGATTGAAGGCTATTACTATAAGGAGTGTGATAATACCTACATCATTGAGGACAGACAGAAAGACTCTGTACTTAATCGTAATGAAGCGGTCTTAATTGATCCTTCTACCGTCTGTATGTATACAGGACTAAAAGATTGTGAAGGCAATGAGATTTGGGAAGGCGATATACTCGAAGGAGAGTCTAAATGTGAAATCGTTTTCTTTAAAGGAACTTTTGCTATACGTTATATTAATTCTAACGGAAAAGAATGTGTTGACCCTTTACATTATTTTATAAAAGAAGACGGAACGGTTGAGTGCAAAGTTATTGGCAATATATACAAGTAGCAGTGGACAATGCGAATCAAGATATCTCAACGTAAGGAAGATAAGGAGGAGAGCTATGATTAAACCCGAAGATCTAAGAAGGGGTAACCTTGTAAGGGTTAACCACGATTGCATGTTTCCGAAAGGCACAATGTGCGTTGTTACCGATATAAATCCCCTAAAAGTCTTTGACGATAAAAAAGGAGTCGTCACTCTATATGCTATCAACGATGAAGACGACGGACCTTGGGGCGTTTGGTGCAACTATGTCGAAGGCATACCCGTCACGCCTGAAATACTTAACAAGAACGGTTTTAAAGAAGAAGTCGTTGGCGAATACTATACAAAGCCTCTTGATAACGAGGAGTATTCTCTTGCGAGATTTTTGGCGGTAGAGCGGAAAAGTTGTAATTGGGCCGTTTTCATAAAGTATTGTAGTTTGCCCGACCATGTTTTGATACGCCACATTCTATACGTCCACGAGCTCCAAAATACCCTTTGGGGGGTGTTGGGCTTTGATGCAAAACTAAAATTATAAACGAGATATGAAATTTGGAATTATTGATTTTATGATGGCATCGCTTCAGGTAGCCTTCATTGTGATGAAACTCTGCGGAACAATCAGTTGGTCGTGGTGGTTAGTACTACTGCCCATACTCTTGGTTGTTGTGATAAACGTTCTCGTATACCTTCTTCTCGCTTGCATAAAAGTGTATAAGTACCAAATCTTAAAGCAGTATGATACCGACAATGAGGCTGCTATTCGCTTGAAAGAGATGCAGCAGGAAAGGGAGGAGTTGGAGCGCGAACGTAATAATGTATTAACGAAAATGTAGAAGACAATGAGAAAAGAGAAAATAAAGCAGTTGGTGGACGTAATGCAGGCGTATGTAAATGGCAAAACTATCCAGTATTACAAAGAAGACCTTAGCTTTACGAATGAACATTCAGGAGTGCCTATTCTCAACAATAAATGGGTAGATGTGGATGAAGAACATCTTTTTAGACCTGATTTGTACGACTACCGTATCAAACCCGAATCTCAGTACCGCTCGTTTAAGAACGCAGAAGAATGCTGGCAGGAGATGCTGAAGCACCAGCCGTTCGGATGGATTAAGAGCAAGAGTGATGATCATTATGTTATGGTCACGGTGGTAGGCGTTGATGACAATATGAAGTGTGTTGCGATAAGTGGTAATCATATTTGGACTTTCGATAAAACAATAAGTGACTACATCTTCGCCGATGGAACGCCTTTCGGTATAAAGGAGGAACATTAAGGTTTTTACATCGGATTTGATGGATTCAACGGATTTTCATTCATCATCGAATGAAACAAACTGAAAAATCCGTGAAATCCGCGGAATCCGATGATAAAAAGATTATTAACGAAAATATAGAGAACAATGAGAACAATCAAATTTAAGGGCAAGCGTCTTGACAATGGCGAGTGGGTGGAAGGCTACTATAGAGGAAACAATGAAGGCAAAGCTTTTATCTCAAGAATTAAAAGACCTCCTTTGTATTTTGCAGTTGACCCTGAAACCGTCTGCCAGTTTACAGGTTTGATAGATAGTGAAGGCAATGAGGTTTGGGAAGGTGATATACTTGAAGGTTCTAATACAGGAGAAATCTGTTTTGACCAAGGTGCTTTCCTTATTCACTCTATTTATGATAATGTTTTGTACTCTTTATTTAATTATACAACATGGGACGGAAAGATAACGTGTAAAGTTGTTGGCAATAAATTCGATAAGATTAGCGTATGAAAACAGAAGAATATGTAATCACCATTAAAAAGATGCAGGCATTCTGCAATTTGGTGGAAGGTTTTTATCCAGACCAATACAAGTTTGTATGTATGCAGCATGACATTTCGGAGCGTGAGGCGATGGACATGTACGCCTATCTGCGCAAGGTGGCTTCCGGGCAGTATTGGTGTATCAACGATAAATCAGACGACTATTTTTACACTATGATAAGTATGGCGCAGGAAGCTCGCAAATTACAGACGCTGAATAGTCTTATCAAAGATACCTCTGCTTCTGGTGAGTATGGAAAATCAAAAATCCTTGCCATATTTAAAAAAGGTGATGAATGTGTCCAAAAGGAGTTTGATTTGCAATGGCAGGCTACGTTTATCGAGATAGCCGAAATGATAAAGAATGGCTATGTATTGATGACTACCGCCCGACAGGTAGATTATGTTGATGCCAGGGAGTATGTAGGCGAGAACGAAGACAAGAAATCACATATCCCTATCTATGATGGCGATGTGATGCTCTGCTATATAAATAAGCCGGAATTTTGGAGTTCGGATTATGAGGACAGCGGTCTGTATCTCTGTCAGAATGGTGGTTATCATCGTCTAATCTATACTCCTGGCAAAGGTTACGTAAGACACGGCGAGCCTGATACCGATGAGGATTTTGAGTTGGAAATTGAAGATAAAGCCTTCAGCAGCTACGTAATGACTATCAGTCAAAAGTGGTATAAACTTGGCAACATTCATGCCAGCATCGGGTTCTTGATTGAAAAGCCGAAAGATAAAGACGAGTAGCGTATGACAACAAATAATAGAGTACGTGCTTACGCCAAGACCCTGACAACCCCCACAACTCCCGCCAAGTGGCAGATTCCCATGCGAAAGACCCCTGCAGGCAGAATGGAGTTTTATCTTGAGGGAGAACTGAAAGATAAGTTTTGTGAGCTTTACCCCAAGATTTCCAACCGTCGTATGATGTTCTTGTTCGGCATAAAACTCTTTACCTTGCAACGTTTCAAGCGTAAACTCGGACTAAAGAGAGAAGCGCAAGATATTAGCGAGCTGCGCAAGGAGATGTGGCACAAGGAGCGACTGCGCATAAAATACGATCTCGAACGCCAGACTACCTACCGCATCCCTTTGAAAAATCTCACGCATGTTGCGCACAACCACAAGAGCATGATGATACGCCAGTGCAACTACTTTGCCGACCCACTTGGAGACCCTTACATCGTCTGCTACGATAGCCAGACCCGACGCTCCGCAAAGCGCGAGGCTACGGCTGTGAGGCATGGGCTGAAGGTGGTGGAAGCGGACGAATAATTAACATTAGCCGACCCTCGCGACGGACTGGGCAACACCACACCGCATATAGTATATAAAATTGAATAAGATATGAAACTAAGAATAATTTCAATGGAGGTTTATAAAGGTTGCATTCCAGAACCTGTTTATATGGTTCAGAAATATGTCGGAGACTGTATCTTCGGCAAGTGGGTAAACATCAAAGGATTTTCCGACAAAGAAAAGGCAGTGGCGCTAATGTCGCTGTTGTATAATATGTAATAAAAACTATAGAGACAATGAAACATCAGAAATTTAAAAATCGTGATGCCTATGCAAGGCGTTATGGAGAGTTGGTAGCCGAAAATGTGGCGATGGAACAAAGAATACATGGTCTTGTCAGAGACTATAACAGGGTAGCGGAAAAACTCCGCCAGCTGGAAGACAAGCATGAGGATGTGGTGGCGCAACTGGAAAATACGGGGGCCAATCTCAAGGAATTGCATAAAGGTTACACCAACATCTGCAACGCTAACATAGCGCAAGGGCGTGAGACCGACAATCTCAGAAACGAGCTTGCCAAATTGCGAAGCGAGAACGCAGACTTAAAGCAAGAGCGCCGCACCCTTATCGACTTACTTGAGGAAAAAGGGTTCACTCTCGTCAAGAACACCGAATGTCCTCACGACATGGTGGAGACTGGAGACCCGTTCTGCAAAGAAAATCCCGAAACAGTAAGAGTGGATAGCTGCGCATGTTGGAATTGTGAATATTTCTGCCTCCGGCTGAAGGACAGAGGCAAGATAGTTTGCAAGGAAGGGCAAAAACGGAATCAGCAAGACAATAATGTCGCTGTTGTATAATATGTAATAAAAACTATAGAAACAATGAAAACAGAAGAAATCAACCCTGGCGACATCCTTTACGAAAAAGAGCGAAATTTGTTGGTGAAGGTGGCGCGAGTAGATGAAGATGGAGTTGTGAAATGTTCGGCATATACTGATATGGAAAGAATATTCAAGACAGTACCTCCACCCTATCGCATAGGCACACACACCGCCGATGCCTATATTCCGGCTACTGACGTGCAGCGCAAGTATATGGAGAGAAATCTGGCAGTATGCAAGTATGTAAATCTGCCTAAGAACAACCGTATGGAGACGCTTGCCTACATCATTGCCGATTTGAAGGCAGAGAACGTGGAGCTTGAGCAGCGCGTGCATCAGCTCGTGGACGATTACAACGACGTGGTACGCCAGTTGAACGGTAAGGAGAAGCATGAGCCTAATACAGAAGGTTTCACTCTTGGAGAACTGACAGAAGCCTTGGATAAATGCGAGGTCTTGGAAAAGGAAAACAAGCAACTGAAGCAACAAAACGTTCTGCTTCTGACGGATCGCAACGAAGCAAAAACTCGTGCCGATGATTGCGACAAACTGAAAAGGATGAACGGAGAGCTGGAGCGTTTTGCAAAGGCAATCCATTCTTTTGTAAAGGATAATAAAATCTACATGAAAAAAGGAACGTCCTGCGGCTATAAGCAAGGCCACCCCGCTGTAAGTTCTACGGCCTGTCTGGAATGTAAATCTTGCCTGGGCATCATTGAAGGCTGCGGCGTGATCTGCGAGGCAAGATTGTTAGAAGCAAATGTCTCTTTCCCCAAAAATGACTGACACCGCACGCACCCTCGTAGTCGGCTTGATGCAGACACCACCCTACGACCGTATGTTCGAGCAGAGTCGCCGCGTGTATTCCGCAAAAGGAATATCGCCCACGCTGCATACGCAAGGGGGGTGGTCAAGAGATAAAAGTATTAATAGAACTATAAAAAAGAATGAACATGAGAGATTTTGTGATAAAGGCATTGCGAAACTACGGTTACCGCTTTCTTGAGAATCAGAGCGGTTGCTACACTTTTGGCAAACCGCTTGGCTACGGCATACTTCGTGCGGATGTGCGCGAGGGTGAAAACTCCGTAAGTGTCATGCTGATTGTTAAAGGAAACGTGAAGGACGGCAAACGCCCGAATCAGATATGGCAGCGGACGAGCCAGGGCTTTCTGGAAGAACATGACAAACAGAAGATGTACGAGGCGTTAGTGCAAGCCGTTGCCGACTGTGAGGCAGACATCTTCTCTAAAACGCCTGTGGCTTGGTTGCAAAACCGAGACGTGAGATACGACTTCGAGGAGAATGTCCATATCGAGTAAAAGGAATAATCTACCTTTGCACAAGCATACGAAGAAAAAGGGACGGTCACAGTCGTCTGACTAAACAAAACTGCGTAACATTTTATCTATGATACAACATCAACACTGGGAAGATTCAATCCGAATACTCGTCACCGACGAGCAGCATCATGGCAGCATACAGGTGTTTATTCCTCACCGCACCGAAGACAAGCCTTTGGATGGCGCAGCTGATGCTCTCATCTACTCGCTGTGGGTGGACGAAGCTCACCGTGGTCATGAGGTGGCAAAACACCTGATTGAGACCGTAGAGAGGGAGCTGAAGCGTTGCGGCATAGCGAACGTCGCAATATCGTGGGACGGACGCGACTCTCCCCTATGGGTGTTGCATTGGTACGAACGTTTGGGTTACGAAGAAAAGGCGTTAGGCCATCGATGCTGCACACTTCTCAAACGGCTGTAAGGTACGCAACCCTTTTTATTAATGAATTTATAGAGAACAATGAACATATTTATATCTACTTTTTTAGGCTGGGCATTCTTTCTTGGTGCCGTCTTCGGTTGGACATTCTTCCTCGCCTTTGTCGTTTGGCGTGTGCGGATAATGCACAAGGAACGTCTTGCTAAGAAAAGTCTGCGAAAGAGCGAGGAGAAGCGGAAGACCGACTCTGACGACATGCCTGTGCTCCTCACTCCGAAAGAGCGTCGCGAATACATGCTCAACCACATCGAGGACGGACGTTTTTACGCAATCTCGTCGCTCCGTGGCTCTGACACCACCATTGTGTGCGCTGAGCGATATGATGCCGAAGAACAAAGGCTATATTGCTATGCTTACCTTTTGATAAGCGGACGTGGTGTGTATAATCTGCACATTAGTGACCCTCGCGGTATATTTAAATTACGCTATTTTATTGGTAACAATCCCCTGAACATCGACTTCGACTGTAATCCTCACCTCGTTGTCTTTGAAGAAGAGAACATTTCTCCGTATATCACAGATAGAGACTACAACGACTTCGTGCAAAGCTTGCAAAAGGCTGGGGGCGATTGGAAGATTGAGAAGGGCGAAGATAACGGACTGGGCTCTTACAAATATCTCTTGAAAGAAAACAATAACATAATAACAAATACAACAAGCAAATGAAAACAAAAAACATTATTACGGCATCCATACTACTTGTAGTTGCCATCGTTATCGGCTCATTGGTAGCCACCTACTTCAGTTACAACAACCGCGAGATTGCGCTGCGCCAACAGGCAGAGGCACAACGCGGAAAGATTGAGGGCGTACACGACAAGATGTGGAAAATCATTCAGCAGAAGGCGCAGGTCACCGACGAGTATAAGCAGACCTTCGAGAAGATTTATCCGCAGCTCATTGCCGGACGCTATCAGAACGACCAGGGCACGATGATGAAGTGGATAAAGGAGAGCAACCCCAACTTTGATGTATCGCTCTACCGCGACCTCATGCAGGCCATTGAGATACAGCGTACCGAGTTTCAGACCTCTCAGGAACGTATGCTTGACATCATCCGTGAGCACGAAACACTCACTCGCACCTATCCTGCCCGATGGTTTGTGTCGAACACCATGCCTATCGAGTATAAGGTTATTTCGTCGTCGCGCTCCAAGGAAGTGATGACGGAAGGCGAAGACAACGACGTGGATCTGTTCGGCAAGAAAGAGTAAAGGCTTATGGAACTACTCGTTTTTCTCATCCCCTTCTTTGTGTCGGCTGTGTTGCTACTGTTCTTCCGCAAGCAAACAACATGGTGGGAACATGCCATACTTATCATCCCCTCGCTCCTTGTGGGTGCAGCGATGATATGGGCGTTTGAGCGCGTAGAGTCGAGCGACACAGAATACTTGGGCAGCTACGTCACGAAGATACGCTATTACGAGCCGTGGAATGAGCTTGTGAGGAAGACTCGCTCCTATACCGACTCGAAAGGGCATCGGCACACTCGAACCTACTATGTCACGGAGAATCATCCAGAACATTGGACCTACTACGACCATTCGGGACGTGAGCGAAACTGTTCCAATGAAGACTTTTCGGCTATGAAGCGTCGCTTGTCGGTGGCTTCGGTGTTCGTGGATATGCACCGCCACTATTACACTCGTGATGGCGATGCGTATGAATACCGATGGAACGGTCAACCCGCTACGCTCTATTCCGTTACCCGTGAACATGAATACGAGAACAAGGTGAAGGCTTCGCGCTCAGTGTTTAAGTTTGAGGACATCAGCGAAAAGGAGGCTCGCCGACTTGGTTTGCACGATTATCCCAAGATACGGTTTTGCGACCAGTCGCCTATCATCGGAGCAAAGTTCTCTGCCCGTCAGGAACGAGCCATCCGCGTGCTCAACGCCCAGTACGGCCCGAAAAAGGAGTTTCGCCTTTATCTGCTATTCTATCGCAACAAGCCGCTATCCATTGCTGACCGACAACGCTCCTATTGGCAGGGAGGCAACAAGAACGAGCTTGTGGTGTGCGTAGGTCTTGACAGCCGTAACCGCGTGGTGTGGAGCGAAGCCTTCTCGTGGTGTGACTCGCCCGTGCTTGCCGTGAAGAGCCGCGACTGGTTTATGTCGCACCGTCTCGACCTCTGCGCCTTTGCCTCCTACATAGAACCCTTCGTGCAGAAGGAATGGAAGCGTAAGAATTTTGCCGACTTCAAATACCTCTCGGTAGAACTGAGCGACAAGCAATATTGGGGCATCATCCTCCTCATGCTCCTGCTCAACATCGGATTGAGCGTATGGGTGGTGAGGAACGGTTTTAGGAATTAGTAATAACAAAATAGAGAGAAAAATGGAAACAATCTTATTGAAACACTTACTGTGCATGATGTGCGTGATAGGAGTAGTAACCCTTATCGCTTGCCTCTTTTGGCTGTGGCGCGAGTTCTTTCGTACCTGGAGAGAGAAGAAGGCAAAGCAAAAGGAGGGATGCCAACAGCAGAAAAAAACTACATGCCTGCCGGAGCCGCCTTTGCTCCTCACTCCGAAAGAGCGTCGCGAATACATGCTCAACCATATCGAGGACGGACGTTTTTACGCAATCTCGTCGCTCCGTGGCTCTGACACCACCATTGTGTGCGCAGAGCGGTATGATACCGAAGAACAAATGCTGTATTGCTATGCTTACCTTTCGATAAGCGGAAGGGGGGATTATAATCTGCATATCATCGCCCCTATCGGCAAGACCAAGTTTTGCGACTTCCTCGGCAAAAAACGACTGCGTATTGACCTCGACCTCATTCCTCGCTGCGTTGTCTTTGAAGAAGAGAACATTTCTCCGTATCTCGTAGATAGAGAATATAACACTTTCGTGCAGAGTTTGCAAGCGGCTGGATTCGACTGGAAGATTGAGAAGGGCGAAGATAACGGACTGGGCTCCCACAAATATCTCTTGAAAGAAACAAGAACAAAATAGCAAGAAACAATTCAATAAAACAATTAAATTTCATTTCTTATGAGAAAATTATTTTCAATTCTTTTTGCGTTTGTCGCAGTAGTGATGTTATCCTCGTGCCGTTTTGTGTCGCCCGATGCCGACGAGGAAACCGTGTTGGTGAAGAAGCCTTGGTTCTTCGGACACGGAGGAGTAGACAACGACCCCGTTCAGAGTGGTCTGACATGGTGTGCCATGAGCACACGTGCCGAGACGTTCAAGATTGTTCCGGTACGCCATGAGGTTGTTCTTGACGACATCTTCTCTGACGACAACACACCGCTTGACTTCCATTCTGTCATAGTCACTCAGGTGGAGCAAGGCAAGTCGCCCGTGCTGTTGTAGAACTATGGACGCGACTGGTTTAACACCAACCTCTACAACTACTTCTGCAATCTTGTCAGAGACCATATCTCGCAGTATAGTCCGTTCGACTTGATGTCTAACCGTCAGGTATTGAGCACCATCGACAAGAAGATTCTGAAGCAGATGCAGGAGTACGTTGCTGCCCTCTCCAAGCACAAGCCGATGCCCGTCATCATCAAGGACGTTATCATCGGCAAGGCTACACCCAACAAGGAACAGCTTGCCGAAATGAACCGCACGGCAAAGATGGTACAGGCCAAGCAGACGCAGGAACGTGAATATGAGGTTCAGGTGGCTCGCGAGAAGGCCGAGCGCCAAAAGGCTGTGGCAGACAAGGCGTATATGAGCGAGATGAATCTTAGCCCGCAGCAGTTTATTCAGCTTAAATGGGTGGAGACGGTGGCTCAGAAGCAGGGCGCAAACATAGACGTGCTCGTAGGCCCGGCTGAGCACATGTGGAATATCAAACGATAAAAAGTATATCAATCAAAAATAAAATAATTATGAATATCATTTTTTCAACACTCATCGTGATTCTCATCATCCTGCTGTTCACCATCTTTGCAGCATGGATAGACAAGTTCAACGCAAAGCACAAGGAGGCTTTCATTGAGGAAACTCTCGACCGTAAGGAGGCGTTCATTGAGAAAGCCATTGACAAGGTTTCATCGCTCCTTACTTCCAAAATCGCCGTGGTGATGGATCAGTACAAAGCTGGTCCGTGGTATCTTGTGGTATATACCAAGGAAGCCAACCACCCTATATGGATCTCTAACAACAATATCCGCAGCGTACACCCCGACCCGAAGAACCGCAAAATCATTATCAAGCAGTTCTGTAATGAGGATATGGTGATTGAGAACGTGGAGAACTACGAGTTGTGCTCGGCCAACGAAATGTGCGACTACGACATGTAGACGGGCGCAACTAACAATATACTTTGACTGGATGTTTCATTCGCAAATTTTACTTTAGGCATGGTCCTGTTGTCCGTGAGGATAGCAGGGCTTTTTGTTTATTTTCACCCTGAGCATGTCCGCCCCTTCTCCCCGTCTTTCCTTAACTTTGCGCTATAGACATTCAACAAAACACATATTTATCACAATGACAACAGTTAGCAACATCAGCGAGTTCCAACAGCGTAGTGAGGAGCTTCAGTCGCAAGGCTACGAGGCCGTTCTGCCTGGCGCGTTCTGTGCGCCCAAGCAGGGAGGCAGCAACGTGTTTTCGTGGGGCGAGTACGTTCACCAGAAACTCACGGCTTCGGCTACCATGCCCGGAGCGGAAGGCAATGCGGCAAGACGGGAGATTTCCGCTGTGTTCGGTTCATCGGGTGGCGAGAACAAAGCCGTGCCCGAAGGTGTGGGTACACCAGGACTGGGATTTATGGAGTGGGGAGTGGGCAACCAACTGCCCAACCTCGTGTATCTGCTCTCCAAGATGTCGCCCTTCACAGCAGCGGGAGTGGATTTCGTGAAAAAAATTCTCGTGGGTCGCGGACCATGCGCCAAGTATCACTATACGCAGTATGTCGGTGGCAATATCACCGAGAAGTCTATCCCCTACCCTTCGGCTGGCACCTTGCTCCGCGGGCAGATAGCCGACCTCAAGGCTAAGGAAAAGCAAATGTCAGATTCGGATAATCAATCTTCACAATCGGATAACCAATTCTCAAAATCGGTTAATCAACTCTCACAATCGGCGAACAATTCTGATAGTGAAGACAGCGAAGAGATGAAGTCGCTCAAGGCGGCACTGAAAGAATGGGAGCGCACCGATGAGGAGTTGCAGGCGTTTGTTGAGAACAACGACCTCCACAATACCTACCTCGAAATGGCAGGCGATATGTCGCTCATGTCGCAATGCTTCTGCGAGTTGCAGCTTAACCAACGCCAGTTGGACGAGAACAAGCGCCCAGTGCCCACATCACGGTGGGATCCGAAGATTGTAGGCATAAAACCTCGCTCGGTGTTCACCACCCGACTGGAGCGAATGGACAGACAGTATCGCATCAACTATGCCTACCTCTCCAATCAATGGCTCGACTCCACACAGACGCTCACCGAAACCGACCGTCGCATTGCTGCCGTGCCTTATCTCGCTGCCGACACAGCCGTCTCCGACCTCAACCGCCATGTGCGTGAGGCACGTCAGCAGCGAGTGAGCCGCAAGAACCGCCCCACACGCTTCATCATGTCGCCACGCGACTTCGGCGGGCCTTACTATGCCGATGCCCTTTGGCACAGCATCTTTGCCGGAAGCATTTTTGAGTATGCCTTTACTATTGTTGACGATCGTCTCACTCGCAAGCGCAACAGCAATATCATCGGTCGCGTAATCTACATTCACCAAGAATACCTCAAACACCTCTACACCCAGCAGGGCGAGAACAAGAGCAAGACGATGGCGCAGATTCAGCAGGAGGTGTTCACCGACATCAACCGCTGGCTGTCTAATCCCGACAACGCAGGTCAGGCTCTTATCTCTGCCGTGTTCACTGGCTTGGACGGCAAGGAGCACAAGGCGTGGGAGATTGTGGAGATTGAGAGCAAGGCAAACTCGCAAGCGCAAGCCGAGAAGACCGAGCTTCAGGAAATTTCTTCCATCATCTTCTTCGCCATGGGCCTTGACTCAAAACTCATAGGCAACACCCCAGGCGACGCTACATCATCGGGCGGCACCGACCTCCGCGAGCGTTTCCTCGTAAAGCAGATACAGTTTGCACCATTGCAGCAGCTCATGCTCCGACCACTGGAGGTGATAAGCAAATTCAATAAGTGGGACTCGCACCTTGTGTGGCAGATTGACCGCGAAGTGCTCACCACGCTGGATAACTCGAATACAGGGGTTACGAAGCAGGAATAGTAACGAACAAATGATATAGAGAATGATTGAACTGAATAAGATATATAATGAAGACTGCCTCGAAGGAATGAAACGGATTCCAGACGGGAGCGTGGATTGCATTGTGTGCGATTTGCCGTATGAAGTTCTGAACAAAGGCAATGAAAAGGCACGATGGGATAACATTATCCCGATGGAGCCTCTATTCAAGGAATACTGGCGAATAGCAAAAACTAACGCTCCTATTATTCTCTTCGGTCAAGGAATGTTTACGGCACAGCTAATGATGGCACAACCTGACACATGGCGATATAATCTAATTTGGCAAAAAGACCGACCTACAGGATTTCTCAATGCGAAGCGAATGCCTATGCGGAGCCATGAGGATATTGCTGTGTTCTATCGTGCGCTACCTACATACAATCCGCAGATGAGACAAGGTTTCCCCACTCACTCACGAGGGCATAAACACGGAAAAGCAAAGGGTAATGTCTGTTATGGCAACTATAATATTGAGACTTACTCAAAAGAAGCATCAACTGAAAAATATCCTATATCTGTATTGTTCTTCGACAAAGAAAAGAATCTTGATATGCACCCCACTCAAAAGCCCGTAGCTCTTATTCAGTACCTCATTCGCACTTACTCCAACGAGGGCGACACCATCTTAGACAACTGTATGGGTAGCGGCACCACCGCCATTGCAGCCATCCGCGAGAAGCGTAACTTCATCGGCTTTGAGCTCAACAAGGAGTATTACGACAAGGCTTGTAAGCGCATCAAGTTGGAGCAAGCGCAGCTCAAGCTGTTCTGATTCAGAAAAACTATATAAAGTGATTCTTATGGCAAAGATTGTCTATTTTGGCACGAATGGTAGTAGCGGTCATACAGCAATAGGTATTGACGCTAATCTGAAAAACGATGAATACAACAAGTGGTGTGAGTGTGACAACGACGGTTGGATAAATAAACTGTATAGCGAGCCAGAAAAGCGCACTCGTTATGTCCGTCATTACGATTTGATATATACGGCTTATTCTATTCCAACGTCGCTTGATGACCATCGCTTAGGTTCGCATACCAATTTGTTTTGGGAAGGCTATCATTCGGAGCAGGAGATGGAAGAGTTTATCAAAAAAAACAGTTTCTTGAAAAAACAGTTTGGAATGTAAAAGACTTGGATAATTCAAAATTGAGTAATTCCTAATCGGCTTGCCGACAATTCAAAACTCAAAACTCAAAATTCGCATAGCGTATGATTTTATCAACAACCAAGGAGCTTCGGCTCCACATTCCCAGCAACGCCATCGACGAGATAAGTTCTCTTCAAGGCATACTCGACAACAGCGAGAAAGATTTTCTGCGCGACAAGTTGGGCGACTCGCTCTACAACCGATTGTGCGAGTACTATCAGACCGTTTCGCCCGACGACTTCTATATGGCAGTCTGTAACGGCGAGAACACTCAGCACCCCTGGATGCAACTCCTGCTTATGGCACAGCGCATGGTGACATACGATGCCATGTCGCGCTTCGTCTATACACAGGCTCTCTCTATCAACGGCACCGGCATCAACGTGGCTTCAAGCGACGATTACGGCACGGCATCCAAAGACCTCCTCGATAAGGGAGTGCAAGGCTACAAGCGCGAGGCAATGGTGTCGCTCAACCAAATGCTCGTGATGCTCGAAGGTTGGGCTAAGAAATGTGTCAAGAAACAGACTTCTGATGTACAGAAAACAGCCGAAAGCATACCGAATACCGACAATAGTGTACCGAATACGGACGAAAGTGTACAAACGACCGAGATTAAGGAAATCACGAATCTCTGGAAAGAGAGTCAATACTATTACCTCCACCACGACCTTCTCATTGCCACATGTGCCGACCTTCAGCACTACCTCGACATCTACGAGAGCCGTGAGAAGTTCATCCGTCTTCTGCCCGACCTCCACTTCATTCAAGACGAATACATCAGTGAGGCTATTGGCGAGGACACGGTGCAGCGTCTGCTCCACACCGACGCCCCTGCCGACAAACCGCTTCTGCGTAAAGTACGCCGCCTGATGGTGGCCCACCTCGAAGAACGCACAACAATACTCACTATTGACAAGGCACGCCGAGCCGCTGCCCACAACGAGGCCATCTCCCTACGTTCCTCGGTGCTCCGGCTCATGGAAATGCGCAAGGCAGCGGCCGCTGCCAACAACACCCCAGACAAGCCCTCAACCAACACCACTGACTCAACAAGCAAAGGCTACGAGAACAACCAGCCAAACAGCAAGATATTCGTGTCGCCATTGCTGTACTAAAGTTATTCGTCGGCAAAACAAAAAATAACTATGGAAGAAATAATTCGTATTCTAACCCCTGCCCTCTCCGCTCGTATGCTCACCTCCGACCAGCGTGAAGCTTTCGAGCGTGGTCTTACTCTTCTCGAGCAGAATCCACGGGCAACGTCGTTCGTAAAGGAGAGCCGACGATTCCGCGACTACCATCGTCGTGTGCGTCAGCTCCTCACCTATCTGCAAACCATGCAGACCTCTCGCACGGAGATAAAGCGTCACGTCGGTCGCCCCACCCGTGAGGAACAGGCCCTCTATGCCGAGCAGCAGAAGGAGAAAGCTCTTGAGGAAGCGCGTCGCTCGCTCTTCCCTGACCTGCAGCCCGACCTCACCTTGCAGCCTCTCACCTACGGCGGCATCGTGGCCAACCCCAACGGCGAGACCATTGCGTCCACCATGCCCAACCTCATGCAGCTCCGACCGTTCCTCTCCGAACGTCTGCAAGAGCAGGTCAACACAGTGCGCTCCTTGCGCAACGAGATGGCAGCAAAGGCTGAGCAAGCCAAGACCATGGCCGAAGCCAACGAGAAGGCTGGCAGACCTATCTACACCGAAGAAGAGATTGCCCTTCTCGCCACCCGTGCCGTAAAGATAGAAAGCGAAATCCTGCCTCGTATCTACATCAACGTTGACCGCGAAATAGGCGAGGCATACCTTCGCCTATCACCGCGCACCGGCGACCCCGAATACATCGTCCGAATAGAGAAAGCGTGCAACGTGCCACCACAGAACCTACGCGCTCAGTTCCGTCCCTTCTACGACAAGGCACTCTCCCGCGACCCTCTCTTCGCACAGTCGGTAGCCGACAAGATAGCCAACGACCGACCCGAGGTGAAAGCCGCCCGCGACGCAGCAGCCAAGCACAAAGCCGAAGCCGACGCTCTCATCAAATATATCATGCGTAAGGACAAGCCATCGACCAAAGCCCGCGTAAAAGGCCTTACCGACCGCATCGCCCAACTCCGCAAAGACTACGCCGACATAGTGACCGAAGACGAACTGAAGGGCTTCGAGGCAATATTGGAGAAAACCAAAAGTGAAGTTTCACCAAAGGCTTAGAAAGACCTAAAAAAGGCTTAGTAAGGCCCAGTAAAGCTTATCATCATCAAAAAGAAAATCCTATGACTCCCTTCAATATTCTAAAATCCGCTTGCACCTCCGCTTGTCGTCTGACACCTGCTTGCGCGCCAAGCTACCGAGCCATGCTCAAGACAGAGAATATCAGTCAGATGATGGCTGTGTGGCGCGAGTATTGGGAAGACATCGCCGACGGCAAGTATGCCGACATCATCAACGACCGTCTGCCTGCCCTTTACCCCACCCTGCGCAAAGAAATGAATGCCGCCGGCATCTACGTCAACGAATGTCCGAAAACTGCCCCCGAATTTGTCTTTGTGCTCGTTACCGACTACGACTATATCGTTGACATCCACGACTACGCCCGATGTTACGTCTTAGGCAATGCCGTTGTTCGTGCTTGGGATCATAGTCAGGTATATAGTAGCCGTTGCGACGCAGCTTGCATCTCGCTCCACGACCATGCCTACGGCCATATTAGCAAAGGCTGGACGCAAGCCTTTACCGCCGCCCGACTATGGACCGCCACCGATGCCGTATTGAACGGCAGCGTAACGTGCGAGGCTCACGGAGGTACCATCAAGGCCATCTCCTACCGCAAGCTCGAAGCCTACGGCGACACCAAGGTACATGCCGCATCAGAGCGTAACATCACGCTCTACGGCAACGCCCACATCATAGTTTAATTTTTCCCAGGCTTAGAAAGGCCCAGTAAGGCCCAGCAAGGCTTATTACAAATAACAACCAACATGAACAGCAAACTCACAATTCTTGCCGACGGCAAGCCGCTCGCCCTAAAGGAAGACGCATCCATCAGCATAGAGTTGAGCAACCCATTGTTCAACGACACCGAGATGTTCTCCTATCCCGTGAAGCTGCCCATCGAAGGCAACCGACATTTCCTAAAGAACGTGGATGATGTCAGCAGCGACATCCGCCCCATGAGCTACGAGCACACTCCGATGCAAATCATTGCCGACGGTGTGCCCCTCGCATCGGGCCCATCCATCATACAGGAAGACGAGCGACTGGAGGACTCCCTCTCACTTAACGTCGATGCAAGCGCACAATCATTCTCCGACCTTATTAGCGATCTAAAGTGCAACGAAGTGCCTATACCGTCCAAATATAAGGACCAGCTCTTGATAGGCGAGAAGATAGATAAGGTGGATGTGAGCGTGACCTACAACACGAGCGTTGTCATAAAATACGAAGGCAAGAAAGGCAATAAGAAGTATGGTTCGGTGGGTGAAGACAAAACCGAAGCATCTTTTTCTCCGCAAGCTCTCGGCTTCTCTTACCCGGCACAATGTGTGGAGGAAGGCAACAATCACGAAGCCAAGCTGAAGAAGACTTACACCTATCCGCGCGGCAACGAAGTTAAGGTGCCCGAAGTGCTGAAATCATATATCAACGTAAGCGACCCTTATCCTCTGAAGCCATACTGCAATGCCCGTGTCTGCTATAAGCATTACGATATTGACGAAAAAGGAGAAACATCATCCGATGTAGTAAATTCTATCACCGGTCGTGATGGAGAGAACAACCTAAGCACACTGGAGCAGGAAATGTACGAAGACCGTGGTCCTGTATGGGTATTGGATGCCGACCGCCCGCAGTCGGGCATCTGCTTCTATGTGCTGTTCTTCCTCGACTGTCTCTTTGAACATCTTGGCGTACAGTTCGACAATTCGGCTCTTACAGCCATCGGCGACTTGAACCGCTTATGCTTCTTCACCACAAAATGCGCCTACAACATCGAACCGCTTTATGCCAAGGAAACCTACAAGGAGAACGATAAAGAGGTTATTGCCGGACTGAAAAAAAAGGGCGACGTGAAGGTTGGCTTTTTCCAGAAACAAGCCAACAGCGAAAAGGACGTTGCTAATCTGTTCGATGATGTAAACGCATGGCTCAGTTCGCGCGGTTGTGGCGGCAAACTGAAACTTGAAAATCCGAAAGACAAGAGCGTTCAGGAGGTGAAGTATCGCAAGGTGACGTATAAGGTAGTAGAGAAGCCGTATGATGGTAGCTTCTACAACCAAGGCGTGTTTAAGGACACCGAGGTTGTGACGGTGGAAGATGATAGTTGGACCACCGTCACTGTAGGCACCGATAAAGTGGCAAGCATCACTTGTAAGAGCACCATCAAGTCGGCACAGATGAGTGCAAGTATCTTCCGTATGTATGCCAATGAGCAGAACTTCCCTGCTGAGTCGGTATCAGATGTTATCGACTCGCTTGAGCAGCAGTTCGGCATAAAGTTCCATTACGACTACGAGCAGAAGAAGGTAACTGCCTATCTTATCCGTGACGTGTTCCGCAAGCAGAATCCCGACCCTCGCACCTTCCATGCCGAAGTGCTGTCTATGGTGCCCATGACGGAGAAGATAACCGGTGTACGTGCCGGATATGCAGCCGAGAGTGAGGCGAAAGAGCAGAAAGACAACGTAAAGAATGCCGTTAAGGATTTCAATACCGATTACGACTATATCGAATACCCTAAAGACCACACCGTGACGAGTCTTACATATAAAGACATCATTCATCGTGTCAAGAATACTGAAATGAGCGTGTTCGTAGACCTTCAGACGGGCAACAAATATCGTGTAAAGATAGACAAGAATTTTACTGATGCAAGCAATATGGAACCTCGCTTGTTTGAGGTGGCAGCCATGAAGGGAGTGGAAGTAGGTGATTGTTCGACAATAAACGAAGACTTTATTCAGGAATTTAAGTCATCGTTCGTTCCCGTTGGTATGGTGGATGCCAACTATCGCAAAGCCCTATCGTCAAGCACGGGCAGCAAATGCGCCACTGACAACACAAAGCAACCTGCCGAGGTGGGCAAGCAATACAGCGGATATGAGTTTGGCGAGATAAACGGATCTTACGCCAAGACTCAGATGGCAGCTCTCATTGACGAGGATATGGAGCATGAGTTTGTGAAGCAGTACATCAAGAACACTATGTCGTCGATGGTGGCTGACTTTTACGTTACCGAAGAACTCTCGTTGCGTGAGAGCTACGATCCTTCTTCCACCGACGATGGCAACTCGCCCCTTCAGTCATACGACTGGGGCTTGTCGGTGGCTATCATGCGAGGTGGCGGCGTGGACTCAACACACGAAGCCTATGACTACAACTACGACGGGTTCGGCAACTCGAAGTGGCGCACAAAGGCTGGCGACTATGCTCTGACTACAGACTCCATCGACCCCTACGGCGTAGAGTACGACTACAATGGCATTGAGCCGGGCAACGGTAACGAGGAGCGTTTCTCCCTGAAGCCTCGTGCTTGGGTGCAGCCCGAATGGGCAGATGCTCCGCTTGTGGTGAACACCCCGTCGGTCAAGAACCGTGGCTACGTAGACGTGTTCCTCGTCGATTACATCTACTTTCTCCTTCACCGCAAGAAGTATTACGTCAAGTGCCTCGCCTCCGTAGCTCAGATAGCCGATATTCAAAATCATTGGAAAGAGTGGTGGACCATCGACGGCAAGAAATGCCTTATCAACAAGGTAAATGCTGACGTATCGGCAAAGGAAGGAATGGGAGAAGTAGAGCTTGAAATTTATAGCATTTAAATAATAACTACTAAATAACAACTGAAGCAATGGCAAGTTTACTTAGATTACATTCAGGTTCGGTATTTAATGGCAATCCTATTGTCTTCATCGTCTGGCCTATCGCACTTAAAGAAACTCCTTCGTTTCATCGTATGATATTCGAGGTGAAGTGTGGCATGAGTGGCATGAGTGACGGCAAATACGAGACAATAAAGATGTCCGAGCCTATAAACAACGAAAAAGGCAATCCAATAACTGTAGATATTTCGTCTGCCCTGCGCTCCTTCCGCGACTCCTATGAGTATTCGCCTGAGCCAGGTGTTATGCCAGTAGTGAAATTCAACGTTTCGGCATACGACGAGTATATGACTAATGGCGAACTGCATAAGTCGGAACCCGTGTCTTATCTCCCTGGCGAGGACGTGAAGCAAACCTTGTTCGGAGGATTCTCTGACTACGACCGACTTATGGCTACAAACGACACTATGCCCGTTAGCCGAATGACTCGCAAGCCTACCACCATACCACAGTTGGCGTGTGTAGGCGAAACCATCATCTACGTAGAGCCATACTCTCCTGCCGTTGACTTCACAACCGCCACATGGGAAGCTCCCGAAGCCAAAGCCTACAACATAACGGCAGAAGGCGCACAGACCGTAGGCGGACAGCAGCTCTTTGCCCTGCCTGCTTCCGAGGCAGCACGTCGCACGGAGTTTCGCTTCATCAACTCGTTCGGTGTGCTTGAGAGCATCAGTATACCCAAGAGTTATGCACAGGAAGTAGACATCAAAGCCACCAACTACATCGTGACACGCAAGGAAACCTTGCACTCCTTCTCTCGGTCGGCAGTACGCAAGCAGGGCAACATGGAAGGTTGGAACTATATGACCGACCCGTTGGATGAAAAATGGCTCGCTTGGTATCTTCACGAATTGCTCATGTCCGAACACGTATGGCTGAAGATTAACGGCAAGTTCCTGCCATGTACCATCGAGTCGGAAGAGACCATAAAGTATGCCGACGACACCAAGGATGATATATACAGCGTATCATTCACAGCACGACTCTGTTTCTGCGGCAGCACAAAGATATAAGTCTTTTAGTTTTCATCTCTATATTTCTTACGACCTCAAGAGACACCATGCTCTTGGGGTCGTTTGCGTTAGGGTATGTCCGCATCATGCTAACGTTTTTCCCTAAATTCGCAATAGAAAATCAACATAATATATGACACAAGCGACAACCAAAGACTATTGGATTTCGCCTTCGGCATTGCATATTGAACTAAATGCCCTTGGCTATCCCGACTATATCCAGGCATCGTGCGTAAGCGGTGCCCAGATACTTGTGTACGTCAAGGACATTATCGGCTTCGATGCCGGACACAACTACCGACGCTGGCCTTTGCAGGCTGCTGCAACGGTATTCAATACCCACACCGAGAAATATGTTTATGTCGCCATTCCTCGCGATATGACGCTCACGGCTTCGGCATGGATAGTATTCCCGTCCGAACAGATAGACATCTACGGCAAGAATGAAAAAGAAGAGCAGATAGGCGACGAGAAGTTCTATTACATCTTTCTGCAAGGCATCATAACCTCTTCGGGCGATAACGGCACGGTGCAGCGCGATTGGAAGAAAGGCGGCAGAATTGTATATGGCTACTTGTCCTCAGACGAAGCTATCAGCGCCATCCCCAATGAAAGCGAGTGGTATAACTATTCTTCGGTAGATGGTATCGTGACCTTCCTCAAAGACATCACGATGAAGGCAGGCACCAAATTCCGCCAACTCTTCGCCAATGTGCTAACCATCGTGTCCGGAGGTAAAATAGCCTTTGAGGGCCAAGGCGAGGTGAATGGAGTGGCCATTGATTCAACTTCACTTGACTCTGTAGATAAAATTGTTACTCCCAACTATCTTGACAATAAGGCTCTGTCTAAAGTACATGAAGATGTAGCAAAAAAGGTAATAACCTTCATGGAAGGACTGACGGTTGGAATGGACAAGAAAAAAGGTATTGATGCAAAAGGCAACGCTGTGTTGGGCGATGTGGTACTCGACCGTGTGCGCGACCCCCACTCTACCGAGGCGGACCGAACCATTATCGGTGCGCAGGGATTTGACCTGTACATGGGTGAGGACGGCAAGAGCCACATGTACATTGACTACCTGACGACTCGTGTAAAGATGTTTGCGGCAAGTGCCGAGGTTAGGAAGGTGAGCTATTCGGGCGGTACAACTATCTTCTCGAACGCTGGTTCTACTATTATTAAGGTGGCTTACATATTCGACGCATCGGGCTCAAAGGTGATAGCGTACAAGTGCTATGCTGCTGCTGACGATGGTACAACAAGAACCATGAACTGGTGGCATGTGGGCATGATGGCTCTATGCCAGACGTTTAACGTGAAGGCAGGTGAGACAGAGAATCTTGCCAATAGATATTATTGGCGCATGGTGGTTGGTGTTGGACAGGAGACATTGGAAGATGGAAAGCTGTACGACTATGTTATGTTGTCGAACATGGCTACATTTGTTGGTGGCGACAATGTTATACCGTCGTATTGCTCGAAGCTGATAGCCAAGAAGAAGGTAGCCCTTAAATGGGGTAATATAGCCGTGATGGTGGCACAGCAAGACGGTATGATGAGTATAGCTCAGCTCTTTGCCGAGCAGGAAGGCGGACGTACACAAGACGATGACAAGAACGAGATTGCGAGTCGTGTATTCTACGGATATGACGAAGGAAGTGTGGCACCATTGGCGGGTGACGTGATTGTTAATGTGGGAGACCAAATACGTTGGAACTCACGCGGCAATGTTATCAAGCTGACAACATCGACTGAGGACAACAGTGCGGACACAGCGCCTTCTATCACTATGTACCACGGTATTGGCGCATTGTGGGAGACGGGCAAAGTGGATGCGGGCAAGCAGCCTGTGCGTAATCCGTACCAGTGGAAAACCGTGACATGTGTAATCTCGCCTGAGCTTACAATGTTCAATACGGAGAGATTCAAATGGTTCTCGGGTACACCCGATAATCTGATAGACCCTATCACAGTGATGTGGGAGATTGTGCCTACATCAAGCAGCATTGTGCGCCACGTGAGCAACCGCACAACTACGCCTACAGACATTACCTTTACATTGGTAAAGCATACGGGTAGTAAGGCGGAGACAATAGCTGCCGAGAATGTTGTGTTCAAGGCTACGATAGAGTATCAAAATGGCAATAAGCTGAATAATGCTCCTTTCAAGAATTTGTCATCCCTTGCCAGTTTGTACGACATGAAGAGTGTGAAGGTTGACGCTTATCTGAAGGAGGAAATTAAGGGCACGGATGGACAGACGGAGATGAAGCAGACGCTTGTTAAGAGCACTAATGTGATTGTTACAAGCGACGGTAAGGAAGGTAGCAGCGGACGTGGCATAGTAAGCGTAAACACCTTCTATGCCTTGGGCGACAATATTACTACCTCGCCTGTAGATGCGGAATACAAATACGATACATTGTCGGCTGTTGTTATAAAGAATAATGCCGACAAATACGTATGGAGTGCTGATAAGGTGACATACAGCAACAATACTACGGAGCTTACTGGCAAGTACTGTGTTGGCAAATGTGCTGACTTGACCAGCGTAACCGAGATGTGGGGTATATCTAATTCGGCAACTGTAAAGCCTACTGTGTGGTCGGACATCTATCCTGACGAGACAAAGCTGACACCCGGTACGTACATTTGGAGCCGTGACGAGATAGTTTGGCTGGATGGTACAAAGACGTACAGCGAGGCTCAACTTGTCGGGTATGTAGGTAAGGATGGAGATAAGGGAGAACCAGGAACCCCTGGCGACCCAGGTAAGCCTGGAGAACCAGGAGCCGATGGACAGGACGCTATACAAGTAGATTTTTTGCCTACAGCTCTAACGGTAGAAGCTAATAGCGATAGCAGCGGCAATGCCGTTGTAGATTGTTCGAGCGGTAATATCACAGCAGAGATATTGGTGAGAAGTGGCAGCAAGTCGGTAATGTCGGCATGCGACAAGATAGAGATTGCGAGTGTTGACGGATGTACAGCCGAGGTGGTAAGGACGGACGTGAACACAGCCAAGGTACGCATAAACTCTGTAAGCTACACGACCATTGACGGCAAGCGCATATCGTGGACTACGGCAAGCGTTACCGTGAGAGTACATTGTCTGCTGACGAATCTCTACTACTCGGCCACACTCGCTATAAACGTCAATGTGGCGGCATTGTGGGGAGAGTACAAGCGCGACATGAAGAGTATGGAGAGCAAGTACACCGAGATAAGCAATACCGTTAACGGAATACCTATCAAGACCGATACCGACCTGACTAAATACACCTCGAAGATAGAGCAGTCGGCAAGAAATATATCTCTTAAAGTTGGCGAGACCGTTGTGGGCAGACACAATCTGCTTACGGGCAGCGCATTCGAGAAGAAAACTGACTATTGGACAGGCAACGATGCGTATACGCCCTATATCTCGGTGCTTAACAACTATAATGGCTACAACTCGGTTGTGATAGAGGGTAAGAGCGGAGGCAACCGTGGCGTAGATTTTATACGTGTTAAGGTGAAGGAGGCTCGCAAGTATGTTGTTAGCGCAATGCTCAAATGTAGTGGAGCGGTAAGCGAAGGAGACTTTAATGCGTACATCTTACAACGCGACGGTAGTATGGTCGAATTAAACAAGAACCTTTTCATACCGTTATCGGTGGCTAAGAACATGGTAGCTAACGAGTGGATGCTTGGAGTAGAGACCTTGACGCTTGATGCCAACACGGTGTTCATCGATTGTGTATTCCTCTATTACGGCACCAAGACAGCCTATATTGCTTGTCCGCAGATAGCCGAGGGTGAAGAATATGCAGGATATACGCTATCGGAACAAGACCGCGGCTATATTGGCGGCAACCTGCTAATCAATAGCGACACATTGGTTAAGCCAGAGACCTTGTCTATATACAACTCCGACCCTCTTGTAGTAGACGATACGCACACAACCTTGCTGCAAAATGATGATGCAGACAAGTACGGCAGCTATGCTACACTGTATACTGACGCTACATCTGCCGAAATAGACACTATACGTTGGAACCTGGATGGCATGAACATCATTAAGCAGGGGCAGATGTATATGTTGTCATTTGTCGCAAAGGGTACTGGAATGTATTATGCCTTCTTGTACAACGACGGTACTTCTTCTATCGCTACCGAGGCGAGCGGATTCACAGCTGGCAATACGAGTTCGGGCGGCGGTGCAGCTATTGCATTATCATCGACATGGCAACGATATTTTGTGTTTTGGCGAGTTGTAGGCGACAAGTTGCCTATATACGTATTGTTCCGCGCCATGAAAGGTAGCAAGCTGTATCTCTCACAACCAAAATTGGAATATGGTGCTACAGTAACTGAGTATCGTGCCGAGAAGACTGGCTACGTTGAAGACAAGTCGATAGCTGGCAGTCTGCTTGATGCGGGCATTGACATCAACAGCAAAGAAATAATGCTCACGGCAGACAAGACGACCTTCAGGACTACCAAAGGCACTAAGGTAGCTATGTTCGACGAGGACGGACTGAACGCTCAACTTGTGAGAGCACAGCGTCTACAAACCAAAGGTAAGAACGGATTAGAGGTAAGAATAGAGGATGGCATGGTGCAAATCTTCGGCGCAGCTGGTGTGGCTAATATCCGCTTCGGTCTTGACGATAATGGATATGCCACACTTGGCTATTACGACAACCACGGCAACCTGTTGTACGATCTTGGTCCGAAGGGCGTGGCATCGCTCAGCCTCTCAAAGGCATCGTTGACAAGAGCTATGTATATAGACCTTGTTGCCGCTGGACTTACAACTCCTTATTACAGCAAGAAGGATGGCTACAACTGGATAAGCGATGCCAATAACAACAAGGTATTTGGAGTGTTTGCCGTGGCTGACAGATACGTAAGAGACAACCTTGGTGTTAGTGAGGGCATAGAGTTGTACCAATATCGCGCGCCTTCCATTAATGGAGAGATTGCTGCTGACAGCGTATACAATCTGACCAAGGCACAGGCAGAGAAGGCTAACGGTTGTTACTTCACAAGCAATCAGATACAGGTTATTGGCGACAACTTCCTTAATATAGCCAAGGGCGCGTATCTGCCTTGGGACACCCAAACAGTGGATAACACTAAGTATAGACTACCAGGAGGTACGAAGGTGCCGAAACTGTTGGTTAGAATGTTTATAACGCAATCACTACTGGGAACAACGCCTGTAGTGAACTTTGAGACAGTGTATGGCGGAGGCGTATACACGTTTCCTGGAAACGGCACTGACTTGAATGCTGACTTGAATACATATGTAAGGAAATAGCACACAACAACATCTAAAAATTTAAAATAATTATGGCAGAAAAAACAGAGAAAAGGATTAAGGTGCTGCTTACACCGGGTGGCTCGGAATGGGTGGCGGATAAGGAGTACAAGAGACTTGACTACATCTCGGACGGCAAGTCCGTGTGGGTGTGCGTCAAGGTGGATGCCGTGTCGGGTGTAAACGTGGGGCATCCGCTAACGGAGACGGCGTGGTGGAACAAGTGCATCGACCTTAGCGAGGCGGAGAGCCTTGCTGGCGAGGCGACTGCTGCAGCTAACGCTGCCGCGACTACCGCCAACAATGCGGCTCAGGCGGCAGAGGATGCCAAGACGGCGGCGGAGGCGGCTGTCTCCGAGGCAAACAAGGCTACGGAAGCTGCCAATACCGCGACATCGGCGGCACAGGCTGCCACTGCTGGGGCTAACGACGCTACTGCTGCCGCCGAGAAGGTGAACGCTGTGCTTGGCGATGACAACGTGCTGAAGGTGACGGACAGAAATGGAGTCGAGAAATCTTTGGAGCTGGTGTCGCAGGCTGCAGCAACAGAGATAGCGAAGCAGGTGGAGCAGAACACGGCGGACATATCGGGCGTGCAAAAACGTCTCGATATGTTCGGTGATGCTTTTGTAGGCTTTGCCCGTGTGTCGGGCGATGCCGACCCGAAACCTTCGCAGACCTACATCTACGGCACACGCCAGCTGGTGCGCGAGATTGGCAAGCACATGAAGATAGGCACCGTGAAGCGTGTGGGCAACGAAGCTGTGTTGCAGCATGAGGGTGCGCCTGGACGCATAACCAAGGCAAGCAACGGCGAGGCAATGGCTGTGGATGGCTCGGAGGGTGACTTGTTGGTATATACCGACATTCCTCTGCATCTTATCAAGGCTAACGAGACTGTCGAAGGACAGGAAATGAGCTGTATGGGCATAGGTGTAGTGCCTTGCTACTGGATGGGCCATGCAGCCAAGCGACTGGAGCCTTTCGCCTTTGCTCCATTCTATACTGTCAACGCAAAGATATTCGACGATGAGCGTTCGTGCGCACATTGTATCATCTCTGATGCAGTGGCTGGTACGTCTTTTACGCTTAACGGATTCGTACAAGAGACGTTCCGCCCAAATGCAAATGGTTATTACAATGTAGGTGTCTCGTCATTGGGATCGATACATAATGCACAGGCTAAGAACGCCGACTCTAACACCAACCGTCCGTACATGGGAGGCTACTATGAGTTCTACGAGCTGTGGATGACGATGATGTACATTGAGTGCGGCACGCTCAACACTACCGACCTCTACAGCATGGGTGTAGGTCTGACTACAGCCCACTCGGCAACAGCCGACACTTGGAACAACGAGCGCATTGCTGCAAACTCGGGCATAAAGATGATAGCGGCAGACGGCACGGTGGCAGGTTATGGTGCACTGATGTCGAAGAGCATGCGCAAGGGTGCAGACGGTAAGGTGGACTATAACCTCTCGGCAGTAGTGGGTAACGGATATTACAGCGCGACTAAGTGCGGAGAGGCATTGATGGTGCTCGACGGCATAACTAAGGCAGGATTGCAGAGTAAGGTAGGCTTGTCTACTAATGTGTTCTATTTTGACGAGACGAACAATCTGGTATGCTCTACATCTATCAATCTTGACACAGGCGAGGGCATGACCCCCAACAAGCGATACTTCGTTGTGCGCGACGTGCCTAACTGTCAGGGTATCGGCGAGGGAGTGCTCACGGCTGTAATAAATACTTATGTCAAGTTCTCGGTAGCCGACGGTATATATACAGACAGTACCGACCTTACGGGAGGCACGGTAATATACAAGTTCTCGCATTCGGTGTACCGTGGCATGAGTATTCCTATGGACGGTGCATTCATGCAGCTATGTGGCGCACATTATATGTCTGGACGTACAGCTGAAGATACTGTCTACGGCAAGTTCTGTTGTGCCGAGAAATGGCAGGACATGGCACCGTTGACAAACGACACTGCCTATGGCGATATTGGCACTGAGTTCAACATTCTAAAGGGATTGAACAACGTAAAAAGCGTAAGTGGTAACGCAGGATGGGTAAGCAAGGCCGACTATTCTCTGTCGCTGTTCTGCTTTACCGAGCACAGCGGCGGTATGCACACTAAGGAGTGCCGCTTTACTTGGAACGGTAATACACTATGGGGCTATGGTGATAGCAATACAGGTTTGCCCGCTACAGGTAAGGAAGGCGTAAAGGCTCTGGTTGTCGGGTGCAATGCGAACTGTGGCACTGCGTCGGCTTGTACCGCTATTTGCTACTCTGGCGTTAGCAATGGCGATTGGTATTACGCTGGGGCTTTGGCTGTCCCTCAGCTTAAATTCAAGCAATAAAAAGGCAGCAAAAACAAAAAGCTGTCGGCCGTTAGACAACAAGCCTTGAGCGACGCCAACCAGCTGAGGGGCGGCGGCTGTTAGCCGCCCCGACTGGCGCCTTGTGGAGCTGGCAAATAATCAATAAACTTCAAGTATTTCTCAAAAAACAAAAATATTATGACTCTCATCGAACAGAAAAATATCGACACAACGAAGCAGCCATCATCGGAGAATGGGGTGATGTACGGCTGTCCGGTGGGTGCGTCTTGTCATGAAGCACACGGTAAGCTCTCTCCTGCGGTGGACGGCAATGTGCCGACCGAGCCGTGTGTGACGGTTGACAAAGACAAAAGCGTGGGTAAGGAAAAGGCTCTCGTTGTCGGGTGCAATGCGAACAATGGCAATGCGTCGGCTTGTACCGCTAATTGCAACAATGGCGTTAGCAATGACAATTGGAATTACGCTGGGGCTTTGGCTGTCAATCAGGTAGAAGATAGCAGGAAACACCTTACAACGCGACCAACAAGGTTAAACATAGCGAACACCCATACCGCCACTGGTGGGTATGGATTGGTAGACTGCCGCTCATTGCCGTTTTGGAGCGAGAGCACGGAGGCAGACGGCACTATCGGGAATGGTGCCAAACCGATGAAGGCTACCCATGAGGGAAATATCCTCGATGAATTGAAGACAGCGAATCATAAGAAGAAGCTGAGAAACTTGAAGAGATTTTTGACAGACCCTGTGATTGTGCGCATGGGTGTAGACAGATGTCTGGAGAGGGCAAGCGACTCGCCCGAAGTGCGCAATATTGAAAACAACAAGGAATACGTAATACAGCGCATAATACGTGAGCTGACCGACGAGACCTACAGATGTCAGCCTACCGTGCGTCGCATTATCGAGAAGAAAGGCAAGGGCGACAAGAATCGCAATGCCGACATATACACGGTGTATGACAGATGTGTGCAAAACGTGCTGCTGATAGTAATAAAGGAGAAGCTAACAAACATCATTTCGCCTTATTGCTATTCGGGCATTGAAGGCAGAAGCCTGTGGAGCAACGACAAGCGCGGGTGTATGGTGAACCGAATACGTACATACGTAAAGAACCATCCCGATGCGAGCGCAGGATTGACGGACATACGTCATTTCTACGAGACGCTAAAATCGAAGGTGGTGCTTGGTGTGGTGTTCGAAACTATCACTTGCCCGTTTACACGCCGATTGCTGTGCGACATACTATTGCAGCACGACACGCTCGTTATTGGAGGTACGCTGTCGCAGATTCTCGCTATGCTTACGTTGACGGAGATGGATAACGAATTGACAAGACGCTTTAAACCGCAATTCTATGGTGGCTTTGGTGACAATCGTATCATCATGGACGATGATAGAGAGAAGGTGTTGAAAGCCGTGCATTGGGAAAGGAGTTATCTTGAAGGTAGGTATGGCATGGAGATGAAGGGCGACTATCAGGTGGTGAGAGTGAAGAATGGCTTTATGTTTTGCAAACAGCACTTTAAAGGGTCGTTTGTGAACGTTAGGTCGGAGCTTAGGCGTAGGGCTATACGTGCAGCAGGCAGAGGCAGGCAGAACTATGCCGGCTATCACGGAATGTTGATGAAGACGGACAGCAGAAGACTGATACAACTTATAAGAAATGATATTAGACGATTAAAAAGAATGAAGAATCAAAAAGGAATGTCGGTACGCCCTATGGTTGGCGACAATATCAAACTGGATAAGGTAGAGGGTATGCAGATTGTCATTACAGACTATTCGGTACGCCAGAACCATAAGGACAGCGAGTTCTTCGTTCGCTTTCAGTTTGTGGCAATAGGCGACGATGGTAGCAAGCATCTGTTTGTCACCAACAACGGCAGCTACGAGATAAAGGAGTTCTTCAAACTGGCTGAGGAAGGCAAAGTGAAAATTCCGTTGAAAACGAAGATATGCGCAGAGGGCAAGTCGTTTTACTTCGAGGGGTATCACACTACGAGTCAGGAGGCATGCGAACTGATATGCGCTAAGTTGGGAATATAGAGTTGGGAATTAGGAGTTAGGAGTTAGGAATTGATCGCCTATGGCGATTTTGAGTTATTGAATTTTGAATTGAGAATTAAGAATATAAAATTTTATTATGGAAATGACAAGAATGATTTTTGAGCAGAAGCAGCCGAAGGTGGTTGTCTGCAAAAGTGGCAGGGCTATGATTGCTCTTAACGAGCAGGTAGTGAAGTCTGTGGAGAGTGTACCTGTGGGTATGACCGAGGAGGGTGAAATGCGCTACGAGGAGCGAGAGAAGGAACAGTATGCGTATGATGTGTGCTGGCTTGAGAATGTTGGTACAGAAGCCGACGTGCTCAACTCGGCTAAAGCGGCTGTGCTCGCCGCTATTGAAGCCTACGACACTTCATCTGCTGTCAACGGCTTTATCCTCAACGGACAGCGTGTTTGGCTCGACAAGGCGACACGTGTAGGTCTGATGAACTCTACCACTATCGCTAAGGCTATGGGACAGCCTACTACTACACTGTGGTTGGGCGATGTGAAGCTGGTAGTGGAGTGCGACAAGGCTATACAGCTGCTCTCGGCACTGGAGATGTATGCCCTGGAGTGCTTTAACGTTACGGCTGCGCACAAGAAGGCTGTAGCGGAAATGAGCACGGTGGAGAGTGTACTGGGGTATGACTATACGAAGGGGTACCCGAAGGTGCTGGAAATGAGAGTTTAAGTGAAAAGTGAAGAGTGAAAAATCCATGTGCTTTTGCTTCTTGCGAGGATTTTGCGCTCTTTTAACTATCGGATTCTTCACTCTTCGTTCTTCACTCTTCACTTTAAAAAGCTATTGGATTTTTCCCTTTTCACTTTTAACTTTTAACTTTAAGAATATGGTAGTATTGAGTTTTATTGCGGCATTGCTGATGTTTGCGATGCTGTGTTTAGTGATAGATGATAAAAAGGAGACACCTGAGATGATGAGCAGTATCTACTACATGCTTGGCAAGAGAGGTTGGGTGTTTCAACTGGTGATGATACTGTTCGGCATGCTGATGATGATATGCCTGTTAGACAGCGGATTTGGCGAGCAATGCCTGGCGTTCATTGCTTGTGCCGGACTGATGTTCGTGGGAGCTGCGCCAAGGTTTCTGGAGCAAGGCGAGAGAGCTGTGCATAAAGGAGCTGCTATCGTGTCGGCTGTGGCGAGTGTAGGCTGGTGCTTGACGGTGGACTGGAGAATGGTGCTTGCTTTCTTGACTTGGTACGGCGTGTATTGGGTAGGCAGAAACAAGGACAGCAAGCCTTGGTTAACGGCTGAGTTTACGGCTATATTGTTGGTTATGGTGACGTACTGGTGTAATGTATTGGTGTAACATGTAAAAAACAAAATTGAATTATGGCAACTATTGATACTATAGATGTGCTGAGCTTGCCCACAACGGACAAGGTGCAGACGGGTGACACGTTGCTCTTGATACGTCCTAAAGCGGATGGCACACAAGAATGCTATCGTGTCGAGGGTAAAGACTTCAGAGGCGAGGACGCTTATGATGTGGCCAAGGCGGGAGGATATACTGGCACGAGGGGAGAATGGGAGGAACAGATCAGGCGAGTGAGCAAAGTGGACGTAGGGTTTGACGCAGAAGAAGGCTCGCTTGTGATTAGCTATTAAGTGAAAAACGAAGAGTGAAAAGTTAAAAATCCAATAGTTAAGAGAGCATATGGATTTTTCACTCTTCACTTTTCACTCTTCACTTAACCTTTAAAACATAACGATATGAAAAAGATAGTAAGAGGTAATGATTTTACATTGCGCATACCCGTGCGCAAGATTGTGGGGGGCGAGATGCAGAAGTTTCCATTGCCTGCATGCGAGGAGATTGAGGTGAACCTTGTAAACGCCTTTCGTCGCAGAAGAATGGCGCATACGATAGGTGTGGAGGACGACTCGCTGCTTGAGGTGAGGGTGCAAAGCTCGGAGATGGCTCTGGGTGCGTATGCCCTTGAGGTGAAGGGCAAGTTGTTTGGCTGTTCATGGCGAAGCAATGAGTATGAACAGATAATGCTTGTGGATAATAATGCGTCGGGCGACACAGTGTTTGAGCCACATGAGGGTGAGGACTCGGTTGAGATGGACACGGCTGTTGTGGTGCTGCCTCCTACCGTGGAACTTGGCAACCTGATAACGGGGGCAAACGAGGCTATCAAGAAGGCGAATGTGGCTACTGACAGAGCTAATGCTTCGGCAGACAAGGCTGACAAGGCTGCTGCGGACGCTAAGAGCACGGCTGATACTGCTGCTGCAGAAGCGAAGGCTACTGCGGACGCTGCTGCTGCCGAGGCGAAGAAAACGGCTAATGACGCTGCTGAACTGGCTATTACAACTGCTAATGATGCCGCGACCGATGCAGAACAGAGAACGACCGCTGCTATTGCCGAAATGACTAAGCAGACGGACACTACGCTTGCTGCTGTTACGCAACAGACAACGGACGCTATTGCTGATGTTAAGCAACAGACTACAGACGCTATTGCTGACGTTAAGCAACAGACAACGGACGCTATTGCTGATGTTAAGCAACAGACAGATACTGCTATTGCCGACGTGAAGCAACAGACTGCCGATGCTATTGCCAAGAACGACAAGGCTACGACCGATGCTGTGGCTAAGGCTGACAAGGCTACGGCTGACGCTGTGAAGGCTAAGACGGATGCGGACACGGCTGCGGACAGGGCTAATACGGCTGCAGAAAGATGCGAGAGCGTGAACGTAGATTTTGATGTGGAAAGAGGAGAATTGGTGATTGTAAGTGAATAGTGAAAAGGGAAAAATCCAATAGCTTTTAAGAGTAAAAAAGTAAAAGGGTAAAAAAGTAAAAGGGTTTTATTATGAAAGCAAGTGACATTTTGATTGACAAACTGAAGCAGTTTGAGGGGTATCGGGCCAAGGCTTACAGATGCCCTGCTGGAGTGTGGACGTGTGGGTATGGGCATACCAAGGGCGTAACGGCTCGCACGGCGTGCGACAAAGCGAAGGCTCTTGCATGGCTAAGGTCTGACCTTGCGCCTATCGAGAGCTTCCTATCGGCTGTGCCTGAGGTGGCGAAGACGCAAGGACGCTTTGACGCATGTGCGGATTTCTGCTTTAATCTTGGTACGGGTGCCTTCCGTGGCTCTACGCTCTTTAAACTGATACAGAAGAAGGCTTCGATGGCTGCTATCCAGGCGGAGTTCTTGAAGTGGATTTATGCAGGAGGTAGACCGTTGGAAGGATTGAAAATGAGAAGACGATGGGAAGCAGGCCGCTTTGCGGAGTGAAGAGTGAAGAGTGAAAAGTGAAAAATCCAATAGTTATGTAAAAGTGAAAGTTATGGAGAATGTTATTACAAAGATTGTGAATAAGGTGGGTAGCGATAAGGTGATGCACGTGGAAACGTGTGCGCTTATAGCTGTTGTGGCGAAACGATGCTCGGGCAGTGTGGCGATAAGTGCTGCTGTTGCTCTGGGTGTAGGATTGCTTAAGGAGCTGTATGATGTGGCTACGGGAGAGGAGTTTGACTGGAAAGACGTGGCTGCGGATGCTGTGGGAGCGGTAGTTGGAGCAAGCATTTAAAAGTAAAAAAGTAAAAGAGTAAAAAGGTAAAAAAGGACTTTTAAGGGTAAAAAAGTAAAAAGAGTAAAAAAGAAGGCTGCTGTCCTCACGGATAGCAGCCTTTAAGTTTTTAACATTTTAAATACTTTACAGAATATGTATTATTCTAATAAAATACTTGTGCAAAGGTACATAATTTTCTTTGAATATTATCAGCAAAAGGCACAAAAGGCACTAAATATTCGTGAAATAAGCGGATTGCACGAATTTCGCGAATTATAGGGTCGTTGGCGTTACTTTTTTTGCCATACCCATAATGTCTGAGCGTTCTTCTCGTCGTAGAACCTTATAGTCTCCTTCTCTCTTATGTAGATAAGCGAGCAGGAATTTGATTCTGGTGTGAATATATGGTCGAATACAACGTGTCCGTTCTTGGTGGTGCATTCGGTAGTAAAGTTGATGTTCTCGCTTGGTGCGGAGAACGTAATCTTTCCTTTCTTTCCTATCTTTATGGTAAATGCTACGCCCTGTCCTCCTTTATACCCCGTAGTTTCCCATGTACCGATAAGTGCGCCGTCGTGATCGGAAGCGTCGGTGAAGTCCTCGAAAGTGTTGCTGGAGCCGTAACTTGCGTAACTATCCAACGCGTGCGAGTCGCCATTTGGAGCTGTGGCTTCGATTGTCTTGGTGTTTGTACGCAGTTTGGTGATGGTGAGCGACCTGTAAAGGATGTCGTTCCAGTCGAAGCCTTCGTATGCGCCAGATGTGAATGTGGTGACGAGCTTACCGTCTACTACTGCCCACGTGCCGAAGAAGTTCGATTCGGCATAGGTGAGCGACCCCGACGTTACCTTACCGCTGCTCATACACGACACCAGTCGGTTGCGGTAGAAGCGGTACTCGCTGCGCTTGTTGTTGTCGAGATACCATTTATATCCCGCAACATAATTCTCCACACGTCGTTCACTGATGGTGCCGTCATCGTCACCGTCGCTACTACAGCTTGCTACATTCGCGCCCATGGCAAGCAGCATGGCTGACATGAACAAAAAACTGAAAATCTTTTTCATTGTGAATTTATTGTTTTTAGTTAATAATGTTTTTGTCTAACCGCAGAAAGCGCAGAAGAACGCGGAAAATTCTGTGTTTTTTGCGTAGTCTGCGGTTCTTACCACCACACCTCTATGTCCGATGTTTCACGCACGTTTTTGTACCTTTATCCTTGGAAAGTTCGAGGTGTTGGACTGGATACGGAATCAGTGAACAACCAGTAAAGACGCAGTGAAGACGCAGTAAAGACGTTTTAAACCGATTTTCGGTTGTTTCCGGTCATTTTCCGACCGAATGTTTCACGGATTTTCGACTCTCCATCCACCCCACGTTTTCCATCAAAACAATATCTTAAACTCTTAAATCCATTCAACTATGGCAAGAGTCACTTTCTCCACGGACATTCAGTCCATTTCAGGTAAGTTATGCTCCAAAGAGGGCGTGATTTACAGTGTAAATCAGCAGACGGGCAAGACCTACCGTTCCGACCGTCACAGTTTTTCTGACCCCAACACCGAGGGACAGCAGACCATCCGCGCCACCTTCAAAAAGAAGTCGCAGTTTGCCTCGTCTTGGTGGAAGCAGAACCGTCCTGCGGACAAGAACGCCAAGGGTACGGAGGCTTACCTCGCCGTGATGAAGGCCTACAAGGCGCAGCACAAAATCGGCAACCCCTACAGCTTCATGCGCTCCCTCGTCACCGACGACCTCAAGGTAGTGCTCTCCGGCAACGACCTCACGGGAGGCGTGAAGCCTGGTAGCTCCACCACTGAAGGTGGCGGTGGTCAGAAGCCTGGTGGCAGCCTGGATGGCTAAAGGTAGCTAAGCGCAAGAAGGCTTTGCCCTTCTTCAGATCGTAGGGCTACCCCACGGCTGACTCTTCATTATCTCCCTGGCATGACTCTGAATGAAAGGAGCGTGTCGGGGAGTTTTTTTTGTATGTTGCTTAAAAGCAAAAAAGCACTGCTATCCTCACGGACGGCAGTGCTTACCGAATTAATAACATAGTACAAAATACTACGTCATATCGTTATCCCTCCGCCGTCACGCTTGCACTTATCTTTGCACCACACGAGGGGCAGATGGTTTGTATCTTAAATTCTGACGGATATACATTTTTGTTGCATTGGTCTTCTGGCGGAAACAACTCGGTTATCTTCACGCCTAATGCTTCGGCTATATCATAGAGATTGCTCAACGACGGATTGCCGTTGATGCGTGCTCCTATCGCAGCCGATGTGAGTTTACGGACATTGCCATCCTTATCTTTTGTGGTTAATCTTTCGGCAAGGTCGGGAAGTGTAAGACCTTGCTCCTGCATTATAGCAGTAATGCGTAGATTATTTCTTCTTTTCTTCATAGTGATTCTTGTTCAATATTCTATAAAAGTATTAAAATGTTAGTGCAAAGATAAAAATAAACTTTGTATAAACAAAGAAAAAGCAATAAAAATATAAATGGATTAAAGTTTTCTTTGTTTTTGTTTGCGCATATCAAAATAAACTTTTATCTTTGCAGCGCATTGTAAAACAATAATGCACGGATTAATAACTTATAAAATATTGTCATGAAAGAAACAACAGTAAAAATCGAGTTGGGCAAGACTGATTTGCAACTTGCCACCACCGGAGTAATCAAACAGCTTACACTCAATCCGCCTACTGCCGAGGAATGTGACACCGCATACTATATGGGCGTGCAGGTGCTGTTTGATGTATTGGAGTCTACATTTAAGGATAGGGAAAAGGAGTAGTGTATGTTATGTAAAGATGATTTGGCGAAACCTAATAGGTGGAGCAATGTTAATCTGACGCAAGAACAATATATAGCCAAAGCAAGAGCCAAATGGGGCGATGCTTACGACTATTCGGAGAGCGTGTATCTTGCCGGACTGAAGCCTATCACTATTCGTTGTGTCAAGCACAATCGTTATTTTACGGTACAGGCAGGAAATCATATTAGTTTGAGCCAAAGAGGTCTTTCCGGTGGTTGTCCGTTGTGTGCACAAGAACGTCTTGCTGAGTATAGAGAAAATAAACATAAGGAGACTTTGAGAAAAAACAAGCAGAAGAAAAAAGAAAGGCAAGAATCTCGCTTGTCTCCTCATGATGTTTTTCTCAAAAAAGCTAAGGCGAAATATCCTCTCTATGACTTTTCGCTTGTGAAATATAAAGGTAGAGAAACTTATGTCACTATTATTTGTCCTGTTCATGGCGAGTTTAAGATTAAGCCTCGCACACTTCTGAGAGGAGAAAAAGGCAAAAATCCGCATGGTTGTTGGAAGTGTAACGGGATGGTGCCACCCTATGAGCGAGAGAGCGGAATGGAATATTTTAAGCGTAAAATGTACGAGCTGTATGGCGATAAATACACCTTTATGTGGAGCGACTTCAAACATAAAAAGTCTCAAATCCGTTTCACTTGTAAACAGCATGGCGAACAGCACCGCAGCGCACAGGTGTTGTTGGAAGGAAAAGGCTGTGAGTATTGCAATGGCAAGCTTTGGCCTACTGATTGGATAAAAAACGCACGGGCTGTGCATGGAGATAAATACGAATACGACGAGAGCCGACCGCCAAGAATATTTACTGACCGTATTAGGTACAAATGTCCTGTGCATGGATGGCAGGAGACTCGTTATGATTGTCATGTACAGCAAGGCTGTGGCTGCGCATTGTGTGCAGGAGTTGTTAATAAGTTGTCTGCTGATGAACGAAAACAAATGTGGATAGAGAAATGCAAAGCGCGATTTCCGGGCAAGTATTCGTATCGTGATGTGGTGTATGTCAACAATGATACGCCAGTGAAGATATATTGTAAGGAACATCATCTTACTTTTGAAACTACACCCGATACGCATCTGAGAGGAGCTGGAGGCTGTCCACTATGCACCAAGTCGGTGGGCGAAGTGCAAATATACAAATGGTTAAGCGAACACGATGTTCCCTTTGAAACTCAAAAAAAATTGCCCAACGAGAATATGTTTTGCAAACGTCAGTATCTCGTTGCCGACTTCTATCTGCCCGACCTTAATCTGATAATCGAAATGAATGGACTGCAACATTATCAGTATGTAGAGCATTTCAACACTAAGGATTGGACGTTTGAGGATCAGCAGATACGCGACGACACCTTGCGAGCATATTGCTGCGACCACGGTGTGAATCTGCTTGAAATAAAGTATAATGAGATTGGCCGAATACCTAAAATCCTTGCTAAGGCGATAAAGAAATACGGCAAGCGATAGCCATAGCATGAGGTAGGGCAGAACCTTTTACCCTACCCCATTCTTCTCCTCTGCATACCGTGGAATGTTGGTTACGAGAAATGCCGTGGCGCAGTTGGGGCATACCAATACCTGACGTGCGTTTTGCGGTTCTTGTGCAAAAAGCGGACCTAAACGTTCGCGCTCGGCATACTCCTTCAGTTTCTCAAAGCTCACCTTCGGCTCTTCGATGATTGAGCCGTCGGGAGCCATGCGATAGAAGAAGTCGCGAGGGTCAACGTCTATTGCCCATGCTATCTTGTAGATAGTGGACAGCGTAGGGTTGCCAGTAATCATCTGCGACACGGCTGCTTTGGTCACGCCCAGTCGTTCTGCCACTTGCACGGTGGTGAATCCCTTGCGATGGATGGTCTCCAATATTCTCAGCTCCGTAACGGGAGCGTAAGGCTGAACAACCTTGTGTCCGTCCTTCTTTATCTCAATGTCTACCATATATATTGTGTTTTGTGTTGTTTTATAGCGTAAAGTTAAGTTTTTTTGTTTTTATACACAGGACATTGTACTTATTTCGTCAATTTTGTGTAAGTTTAGCCTATTGATTAAGCGTTTTTAGTATAGGTTGATGTTGTTTTAATGTACTAAAAATGAGCGTTTTAATCTGTTTTGTCCCCAAAATAATCGTTGTAAATCGTATTTCCCGAAAAGTGGCAGAATGAAGACTGCTACCCTAAAAGCTATGTAAATTTTTAAAGATTAGAGCAAAGTTGTTGATTTGAACGGCTCAGCTTCACAGAGCAGCGTCCGCCTCACTGCAACCCGTTGGTTTAGTGTAGGTTAGTCAAGTCTTATCATATATGCTAAGCACACCCCAGGCGGGCGAGGGTGTCCAGCTGGGCACCGAGGGCGCACAGCTCAGGGCGTGAGGCATTGGCGGTCGGGTGTGCTGTTGTGTGTCGTCGGTGTTTTTTGAAAGGATGCAAGAAAAATAAAAGATAATACGAATAAAAGTACTAAAATATTTTGTTTGTACAAATAAAAGTACTACCTTTGCAGTGTTCAAATAAAATAAATATAATATGAAAGAATTAAGATTAACAGAGGTTGAACGCGAGCTAATAGAGGCAGGGCGCAACTACAAAAGGAGTTACCCGAACGGCGCAACGGAATTGCGCTACTATGTAGAGAGGCTTTTTACTGAATGGCTGGACGAGTAACACGAAATTAAAAAAGAGGGTGCCCACTTCGGCACCCTCCCAGAAAGAAAATATAACTTTTAATATATACTATTATGGCAATAATGATTTTGAAACAGACACAGGCGGAGACAATGAAAGCGCAGTTATCCGATCTTTTAATCTCTATTTCTTGGGCTGACTTGGCGAAACGTTATTTTAACCGCTCCGGCTCTTGGCTTTATCATAAGTTTGACGGTATCGACGGAAACAAAAAGCCTACAGCATTTACAGAGGAGGAGCGCGAACAGTTGCGCGGCGCTCTCGTTGACTTGAGCGACAGAATACGCCGAGCAGCCGACCGCATACAATAAAGCCCCGGCTTTGTATATTTAGCCGTATTTGAACACAAGCCGCCGCAGGGCTGCGGCGCACCATTCCCGACAAGGTTTGCACCCTGTCGGGATTTTTTTTGCTTTTACTGCTTTGCTCCTCCGCCCTGCTCCAGCCTCTCCACGATGGCGCGGAGCTGCTGCACGGTGTCGGCGGTGTAGATCTCACAGCCTACACGCACGACACCCACCAAGCCACCACCGCCAACGCCTGAGCGCTGCGCCCTGGCTTGCTTCAGCTCCTCGACGACTGAAGGAGGGGCGAGGAGCTGCCACGGCTCGACATTCAAGGCGGCGGCGATGCGCTCTAAGGTGGGGAACGAGGGGCGCGAGATAGAAGCCGAAACACTGGCTTGAGAAACCCCCATTTTGTTTGCTATTTCTTGTTGTGTGATTCCCTTTTGGGATAACATTTCTTTTATATATGATTGCATAAGATTATATTTATATTTTGATAGTACAAAGATACATATATATATATAATATAAAGATATTCTAATACTAATATATGTTAATTATATGGATTTTCCTATATTTTATTTTGTGATATAGAGTTTTCTTTATATCTTTGCAAGCGTAAACAAGAAACAAAACAAATAAATACTTTTGATTATGAAAATTTTTAAGAATGAATTAAACGGCGTTAATTTTAAAGTAGTTTGTGATGTGTGGCAAACGGCATCATCTTGGGGACATGTTGCCAAACTGTTTGAGAATGATGTAGAAATAGGACGCTATAAAATAAATTTTACAAGTTTGTCTATTATTGAAAATTACAGGCTTATAATACAATGTTTAATAAATGAAGTAAAAAAGCGCGCGGAAAAAAAGGCGCTAACTGCTTTTTTAAAAGCTAAGGGCTACAAGCGTATGACGGCTAACAGGTATTTCGAATTGACTTTTTATTTGCAACATGATAAAAAATACATGTTATATAACGAACTTTTTAAAATTTATAATTTTTAATCCTGGACCGGTTACCGGTCTTTAATACAAATAACAAAACAAAAAATACAAGATTATGAAAGAGAAAATAAAAGATTTCGGAGAGTTCAACGGTTTTCGCGGTTGCATGGGTTTGTATTTCAATACAAAACAGCTTCGCCCCTTGAAGAAGTACGGTATAACAGCCGCTACAACGTTAGAAGAAGCATATAACATTATTAACGAATAATATAGCAATATGGATTTTAACGAACTTACAACGATTTCGGGGGCGGTTGTCTTCATCAAACGCCCCGCCCCCTGGAACTGGCAAGCTATAGACGATAAAGGCGTAATTTGTGCAGCTCCTACAAAAAGAGAGTGCCAGCGCAAAGTAAATGTAATGCGCAAGGCTGGGCGTTATTCTCCATCCTTGGATAAATCAACGTGTAAAGGCTTCCCGCAATGAGGACACACAAGGCGCACGCCTTGCCCCGTCTCTTGCGGTGTGCTGGCTGCAACCTCTTCAGGGCTGGCAAAAAGTTGCCACATCGGAATATTAAGCACGGCCGCCCACTTCTCTAACGTGGGATATGATGGCGTTTTGATTTGCTGATACAAACCGACTGGAGAGATACCGAGCAGGGCGGCGAACTCCTTTTGCGTAATATTTCGCTCTTTTAGTATTTGCTTTATCCTATTCATAATATATAATATTAGTATTTGGTATTGCAAAAGTATATAAAATATTAAAAGTATATAGTATATACTTAGTTAATAAGTATTAAATGTATAGTGTTTTCTATTGTTTTATTTTGTTATACTAAGTATTTACTATATCTTTGCAAGCGTAAACAAATAATAAAACAAAAAATACAAGATTATGAAAGCAACATTTAATGAAATCATCGAGAACTTAGTAAAAGTATTAACCGACAAGGCCGAGAGCGCACAGTATTACAGCGATAACGAGCAATATATTTGCCTGTGCGGATGGTGTGGCATCATGTCGCCCGTATCTCGCCCGGCATACGTTAAGACATTCGGCAAGGACACAACCGAGCAAGCCGAGGCAAAGGCCCGCGAGATCATCGCAGAGAAGGAGGCAGCACGCCAGCGCACCAAGTACGCAGAGCATGCACGCGAAGCCGACCGCCTCGAAGGAGTGCCAGCCGTTGGCGGCTTTTTCTGGGCAGATAATAGCGGGCTAAAGTGTGACGGAGGCCGCGGCCTATTCGAGGAGCTGCACGCCCTCAACTACTACACCGACGCACAGAACACCCCCGCCCGCTTGTGCTGCGTTGAGCAAATTATAAAAGTATCTGATGACGATTTTGCACGCCCTGGACTCGCCGACGAGCTTGTAACACGTTACAACCTTCAGGGCTTCGCCCGTTCTGAGGACGTGGACGACAACGATAATACATACAACAACGACCCCGAGAAATTGGCCACTTTCTACACCGTCGGTACCCTCGTTGTGTCGCCTTCCGGTAAATACTATCTTATAGACTCCGAGGGCTACAACTACGCCCGTTATATTTATGTGCCTATAGAGTGGCCCGTAATGCTCGCCGACGAGGTGGCAGCCGTCAAGGCAAAGGAGGAAGCGCGCAAGGCAGAGGAGGAGCGACAGGCCGCCGAAGAGAAGGCGCAGCGCCTCGCCGATTATCGCGCACGTTGTGCGAAGTGGTCGCCCCTCATGCGTAACGTTGAGAAGATGGAGCAGGAAGGCAAAGCGACCGCCCGAAAGATTGACAACGCGCGAAAAGCAAATATTTTGGCAATGTGCGCCGCCGCCTTCCCTGGTGTCAAGTTCTCCGTATCTGTGCGCCGTGGCTGGGGTGCCGATTTTGAATTAACTTGGACCGACGGCCCGACGGTTGAAGAGTTCAACGAAAAAATCGATCTTTCGCTGTTCTGCCGTTGCCGTGATACCTTCGACGGCTGGGACGACTCGACGGGCGTAGATTACGCCGAGTTTGCCGACTTCGCACGCCTGACAATGGGAAGCAACGGCGGCGACATCAAGGCAACCCGCGAGATGTCAGACGAGGCACGCGCCGAACTGTTAGCCGACATATTCGCGGTAGTGCCAGCCGCTGACGTTACGGACAAATACGGATATTATAGCAACTACACCTATACAGCACAGGAGGCCGAAGCCGTGGCCGCAGCCTTAGGCGTGGACGTGTTCGACGTGTTCGCCTTCGGTTATTCCGATAACGCCGTAGCCCTCGCCCGCCGTGCCTGGGATAAGCACAGCTACACCAAGACCACAACGCCAGAGCCTACCGACCCGACACCGGGCAAGCACACCGAGGAGCGCACCGAGAACACCGAAGCCGCACCCGCTCAGGATGCAGCACAGACCGACGACGCACCCGCCGAGGGTTTGCAGCTCGTAGAGACTGCCGAGGGTGTGGCAGTGATAGGCGACAGCCGCACGACGTACCGCAACCGCAAAGCCATTAAGGCACACGGGGCGACATGGAACAAGGAGGCGAAGCAGTGGCAAGCAAGCGAGCCGGAAGCCGTGGCACGTCTTCGCGAGTGGTTCGGGGTATCTGGTACCCCGACCGCTGAAGAAGGCGACACAGCGCACGAGAGCGAGCCACAGAGCGACGACACCGACCGCAACGAGCCAACCGAGCACACACACACCACCGAGAGCACGCCGACCGCTTCTACCGCTCCGGCATCCTTATTATACGAGGCCGACGAAATCACGGCAACCGCACCGACCGACACCGCTGAAGACTTTGCGGACGTGCTGGCAGCCGACCGCCTGGAGCTGCTGCGCGGTGCTGCCGCTGACTTCGACCGACTGACGCAAGCCGGGGAGCATGTAGCCGCAGTAAATGCGCGATTGTCCGCCCTCTTTGCGTGTGGCGTGGACGTTGCCGACCTCGTGCAGTGTGCCGACTATAAGGCAGACCAACGCGCCCGACAGCGTGCCGCGGCCGTGCTCACGGCTGACGAGTTCCGCACGCTGTACGGCTGTAGCAAGGAGCAGCACGAGCCTGCGGCATAGATACCTATATTATAGCGTGTGCGAAATATTGAGGACTTCGCACACGCTCAGGAAACAAGCATCTATTTTATAGAACCTACAAAATATTAGAAAATCATGGCAAATCACAATCCAGTTATAACAAACACCCTCCCTACATGGGTATTTATTCAGTCCACAGCATCGGGCAACTATCGCCACGAAATTCAGCGCGTGCCTTCTGGCTTCATGGTGTTCGTCAACGTGAGCGACGAGAACGGCGGTGGCTGCTCCTTTCCTCAGAAGTTCGCCACCTATCAGGCAGCTTTTGAAACGCTTGTACATTTCCGCCCTGGTGCGAAGCTCACGGAACGTATCAACGGCGCAGGCGAGCTTGCAAACTATTAACAAACCCTATATTATAGAATACATAAAATATTGAGGACTTATGAAACGAGTATATATATTAAACACTTGCGACGAAAGGAAATCGTGGAGTTCATTCCATCTTTACGGCATCTGGGCATCTTCCAAGGCCGGAACTCGTCGCCTTGTTAATGCTATTATTGCAGGCATTGAAAAATACTATTTTTCGTATGAAGACAAGTATATGGATATAGCGCAACAAATAGAAAGTTTGCGTGAAGATGCAAAAACAGATTGCAACACCTTTTATTCTCTTTTGCAGAGCAAATTGATTTATGGCTCAATCGATTTGGTGGAGATTCGGTAATAACGAAGGAAATAACATTTTAATACTTTATAGAATCGTATTTTTTGTTTTCCGGCTGTTGGCGGTCCGTGAGGATAGCAGCAGCGCAACGCCCGCACGATTGACACGTGGACGAGGTTCGACTCCTCGTCGGGCGACTACGTTTTATAAACCCTATAAAAAATTAAGGATATGAAAGTAACAGCAACAACAACACCGGCCGCGCCCCAGGTGAGCGCGTCGGACGTGGCAAAATCTCTCGGCAGATGCGCAGCCCTCTGCCTTGTGTACGTCTTGCAGACCATCGCCAAGGCGTTAGACCTTGCACAGCGTGCAGCCCTGGGCGTGTGCCAGTGGCTCAACACTCGCCACAACTTCACCGACGAGGAAGACCCCGTAATAATGACGGGCTGGCAGTACCTCGGCTTCGGCGTGGTGGTAATGTTCGTGGCAATGGTAGTGTGCATTAAGTGGTAAGCGCCTCTTTATAGCGTGTGTAAAATATTGAGGATTTCATTTTTTTAATCAAAACAATATGATTCTACAATTAACAAAACAAAGTACCGCCCAAGAGATAAAGGCGTACTTTGAAGAAGTATTAAAATTGACGAAAGACAGCAAGGAATTTCCGGTTAATCTCGATGACGTGTGGCCGTTAGTGTATTCGGCCAAAGAAAAAGCGGTAAGAGCTTTAAAAACTAACGATTTGTTTCTGCAAAACGTTGATTATCAAGTTTTAGCCCAAAATGGCGAAAACTCCGAGGTTTTAGCCCAAAACGGGGGAAAAGTCAGAAACGGTCGCCCGACAGAGATTTACATGCTCTCCGTTCCTTGCCTCGAGTTCTTCATCGCCCGTAAGGTTCGCCCAGTGTTCGAGGTCTACCGCCAGGTGTTCCACAAGGTGGCAAGTGGTGAGATCGTTCATCCGGTACCTGTATACTCTAAGCCTTGCGACCTGGAAACTACCCTCTTGCCGTTGAGAGACTACACAGACGAGATTTATCAGCGTTGGAAGAGACTCTTCGACCTCTCGAATGGGAGCGACCGAGTGAAAAAAGAATATGATAACTGGATAACTACATACACAAATCTCTGTTACTATACCTCGCAGATGGTATATCTGGAGACGATGGCAAAGCTGGAGGGTAATCATTTTATAAAATAGAGGAGTATTTACGAACAAATAAGAATAAACAACAATGGAAAAGACAGTTATAACAATAGATATGGACAAGGCAAGCCTCCGTGAGGCAATGACACGCATCATCGAGTACATCACCCTTACACCTCCCGATCCCGACGAGTTCGGCAGCAAGGAACGCATAGAGTACAACTTAGGACTTGATGCACTGTTCTCTTGCCTCCGTCAGACATTCTAACACCCTACCCCATCCCGCGCCCGGCACGGCCCTTTGCGAAGGTTCGACCCCTTCGGCGGGATCTTGATAATCATAATCTAAGTATTTTTTGTTTTCCGGCTGTTGGCGGTCCGTGAGGATAGCGAGCAGCTTTTTGAATTTTGAATTAGGAATGTTGAGTTTTGAATTGTGCGCCGTGGGCGCATTTTGAATTACTCAATTTTGAATTATTCACTGAAAATGCAAAAGAAACAATAAAATACGCATTAATGTATAATTTATGCGTCATTTATTTGGTAATTTCAAATATAATCGCTACCTTTGCATCAGATAAAGAAATAAACATTATTAATCATTAGATCGGGCGGCAACCGTTAAGCGGCAGAATTATTATGAAGACTTATAACAAAGCACAGTTCATCGAGAAGTTTGGCGACAAGAAGAATTCTATCGCATTCGTAAAGCCTTTTGGCGTAAACACTGTTTTAAACATTACAGACGTTGAGGACATATGGCAACTTATAAAAATGCTCCCTGGCGAAGCAGTATTCGATGTTTATTCATTCTCGGCTGGTCTCTCTAATAATAAGGTATTACAGAAGACCTTTAAGGAGGACGAGTTCGGATATTACGGTGAAAAGAGTCTTTATGATTATCGCAATCTCGAAGACAATGGCGACGACATCTTTGTTGCGCTTATTAGTGACTACGATAGCCTTCTGAAGAGCATCGTTGCAAGCCAATATCCTTATAAGGTGACGGCGGAAATGATACGTCGCGCTCTGGGTAAGTCATGCAGCGAGATGCTTGACCTCCGTGATAAAGCCATTGACCGTGTCATCATTCAGCGCGTAGATACTCCTTATTATAAGGGACGCGCGGATTTCGCTACACGTCAGGAGGCTAAGGCAGTTGTTGCCCAGAAAGTAAAGGAATATCAGTCGTACATACGTGGCGTTCTGAGCAGATGCAAGGATATAGACGTTAAGGGTCTATCGCTTGAAGAGGGTGTAAACGTGTGGCTCAAGTATCAGAAGCAACTGAAGAAGGAGCAGGAGAAGGAGCAGAAAGCGAGAGAGAAAGCCGAGGAGAAGGCTCGCAAGGTGTACGAGGCGGAACAGAAGCGAGTTAGTATGATGATTGACGGAAATTATAGTGTAGATGGATTTTTAGATGATCACCTGCGTACAGGCGATCATACCTATAAGCACAATGGACATATTGCCGACGAGAATAATATCATCTGCCACGAAGATAAAGATTTTGATGGCTACTCGCGTAGCTGCTCATTCCCTATGATACGCCGTCAGTTCGTTTTGAATATTAAGCGAGGTTACAGAGTGTGTGTAGTAGGTGGCCTTATCACCTTCTATAGGGGCGAGTTCAACCGTCAAGGAATGAAGGTTGACTGGATAGAGCAGGGACGCTCTATAGCCGACATCACTAAGCATACGGGCTACCTGGTAAGGGGTGAGCATATCGAGGCTGAGAGTCTGCGTGAGGCTGTCCGCATCAACGAGGAGCACCGAGCCATGAAGCTGGCTCGCATATTGAGCAAGCGCAAGAGAGCCGAGAGACGCGAGGAAGAGAAGAAGAACGGCAGCCTGAAGATTACCTTTGCCGACTCATTGAATGCTGGCAACTGTCGCCCTGGTACTCAGGAGTTCAAGAACAAGTACGAGGACGCCATAGGCCATAAGGCTACATCTATCTCTATAGCAGACCTCCGTAAGTATGCCAAGCAGTTCGGCGTGGAGTATTATGCAGAGCAGGCCATCGAGTATGCACTTAATCATTAATCCTTGCAGCCTCCTTTATGGAGGCTTGGGTAATCACAAAAAATTTAACAAATCGAATATTCAGCCCTCGACATCACGGTGAAGTCATTTAGTATGAATAAATTCAATATTATTATTGATGGGTTTAATCATAACCTTAAATGTTTGTTAAGCGTAAGATTGCCCTTTGATGATCCTAAATATTCAAAGTTCGGAAAGGACTTTTTTGATGATGATTTTATAAATGATAAAGTCCTTCAATATTTCGATTATTTTAGGTTCTATTCTGATGATTTTGCTGCATGGTATAAACAAAATGAAGAAAAAACATGGTTTGACTTACGTTTAGGCGAGGATGGTAAAATTTATACGGTAGCAGGCGATAAAGAAGGTATTAAGTTCTTAAACGAGGTAAGCTATATAGCATTAGATTATCGCGACTATGAGATAACATTTATGGGTAGCGAGAATAGTAGTTATTGGTTTGATTTTAGGATTGACCCTGATGGTGGCATTTTAAAATCTCCTAACCTTTGGAGTACTTTTAACTATTTTGACGACTTAAATTTTGATAGCGCATATTATTCGATGAAAGAATATAGTTTCAAGGAAGCTCTTGATGATCTAATTGCTCACAGTGACGATTATCAGAATCCGGATAATGAGGAGGAGGAAGAGTAACTACAATATTATAGACAATATGGAAAAAGACCAAATAATTTACGACAAGCGTAAGGCCATGGGCGAGAACATCCGCAAGTTGCGCACCGCCCAGGGCTGGGAGCAGGAGCAGCTCGCCCAGATTGCGGGCATCACCACCGCGAACGTCCGCAGTGTTGAAGCCGGCAAGTATGCCGTTAATATCGACGTGCTCAACAAGATTGCAGGAGCATTGGGTGCGGAACTGAGAATGGTAGAAAAGGGCTTTTAAAGGTAAAAAAGTAAAAACTAAGATTATGGCAAAAGAAAGATTTGAGTTGACATCGGGCAAAGACTTGATGTGGACGGTGAAAGACAATGAGAGTGGCATCACGATTGATTTTCGCGAAGGCTTGTTTAACGAGACTCAGGAGGTAAAACTACCAGCCGACTTTGCTCCTGGCGATGTTATGAAGTTGGCACGTATCATGCGCGAGATAGGCGACTGGATGGTTGAGAACCATGTGGAGGTAGCTCTCAGCGACTGGAAGGCTCGACGCTCGGCAATCTGGAAACTGTCTAACGAAAAATATTGGTTGGCCATGGCTGCAGCAACCAACAGCCTTATGTTGTCGGACATGGATGCTGAACATGCAGCTTGTATGTTGTGCGCCGAGGTGTGCGACTGGGCAGATTTCGAGAAGAACGTTGATTTGACAGCAGCCGAGGAGGAGAATCTGAAGGGCGTGTTGTCGGAGTTGACAGACGCAGAAGCCTGGGAAGTGTTCAAGATCCTACACGTCTACTGGATTTATCGCACGGAAGACATAGACATGTTCCAATGGGCGATGGATGTGACTTGGTGGCCGGCATGGTTGCCGGAGGAACTGAAGGAAACCGACGAGGATATTGAGGAAGAATCGTAATGTCATGTACGAGATAACAGACGTAATACGCGACTATCTGTTTGTTACGCTCCGTCTGCGCGATGTGCAGACGGGTGTGACAAGAGAGTGGAAGTATTGGGATGACCTGGAAGAGTGGCTGTGCAAGGAGCACGGCGTGAAGGATCTGAAAGGTCTTGTTATAGATAAGCTGCCTGATTATGGAGATTGGGTGGAATCACAAAAAATTTAACAAATCAAATATTCAGCCCTCGACATCACGGTAAGTCAATATATGAGCGACGTTAGAGTATTAAAAAACATAAATCACCTTGGGAACGGAGTTGCTTATTTCGTTGTTTACGAGGATCAGATTAGCGGAACCGCAGCCGATGGAACGACGTATGACTATTCGCTTAAAAACGGTGAAAGCACATGTTGGAGTGACCTTGAATCCGAACTTGAGAAAAAATTTGATGGCCTTCAATTCACGCTTGGCGAGGACAACGAAATAGATATTGACGAATGGTACTCTGATGACGAAGCTCTTGAAGAAGCAGAAAAAACAAATAAAATAGAGGAAATTCGTGAGTTCGCGAAAGAGTGGTTAGATGATAATGAATGCTTCTATGATTGTAAGTTTTGGAATTACTGGGACGGATCTAATTGGAAGTCGTGGTTGCTATATTGCGAGAATCCTGAAGTGGACGACAACAAGGACTATGAGCTGCTGGGTGAAGATGTTACTTTGGATGAAGAACCAGATGAAGAGGATATTGTCCTTGCTGCATTCAAGCGAGCGAGAAAAGCCTCACCTGAATGGCAGAACGGGTACGCTCAATATAAAGACGAGGAAACAGGTTATTTAGTTACGTTTTCTTGCTGGGAGGGCGATGCGGAGGCAGCTGCTGTTTCTAAAGAATAATCTCCTTATATAGCAGAGTATTAAATTGACAATTTTTTCAGCCCTACCGCAATACGGCAAGCGGAATGATATGGAGAATATATTAGAGAAAACAGTAAAAGAGAATGGCAATATAGAGTTGAACGAATTAAGTTGGAAGCAGCTCATCGCTCTTATGAACATCTGGGACACCGACTATGCAAAGAAGGAGAATAAATCATTCTCCGAAATGGTGAAGAGGTGCTATAAGCCTCGCCCTTGGCATGAGAACGCAAATATTATTTATCTACATAAAGACAACCTGAGAACAACCATCGTCCCTCATGCTTGTTATAACCTCGATGAAGCAGAGGAGAAAATCATGCTTGGTTTATTTAAAAAGCAATTAAAGTAAAGAGTAATATCTTTGTTATAGCAAAGAATATTAATCACAAGTTTCAGCCCTACCGCATCACGGACAAGCGGAACGATATGACAAAATCAGATATTAAGACATTGGACGACTTGAAGGAGTACTTGACTGAATATTGCGAGGAGAATCCTGAAGACGATTGTTGCGAACTGATCCGCGACATCTGCGAGAAAAACGGATGGATATATACCGCAGATTCTGCCATCAGTTATGATGATGAGGATTTTGTCACCGATGGTGAATACGTATTGTCATTTACTCTTGGAGTCTGGGAGCTCCACGAGAACTACAGTCGGGATGTTAAACGCTATGGACGCATGGTAGCTCTTAGAGAGGATGGCAAGAATTGGTATGTCAGGTTCCCCTTGGGAGATGGCGAAGTAATCTACCCTAAGAAGGATTGGACGCTTGAGAATGCTATCTACGACCAGGCGGATAAATGTTATGCGGACAAGTTGAATAACATAAAGAAGATGACTTATGATGAATATGAAGACTTAAGTATTCAGTCTCCAGATGAGTTCTGGGAGAAATTCGACTATTTCACTGATATGGAGAATGTAGGCGACATGCAGTATCTATTTGATTTTAACGACCGCTTCTGTGGTATAGGAGCCTTAAATGTCAACGAGAGTGTTGTTGCGGCATGGTTGCCGGATAATCAATATATATTTTACGACACATCTGTTCAGGATGTCTTGAGGTATATTTTGAAGAATTATCCAGGACTTGATGACAAGGCCATAGAGCAAGAACTTAATGACCTCCCCGAATTTTAGACAAATAATTTCAGCCCTCGACTACACGGTTAAGTCAATAGATATGTTAGAATTTTTTAATCCTGATATTATAATAGCGAACGATGGCGGATTAGGCAGCGCTGTGGACGGGGTGCCTACTTTTGAAGACATTGACACAGATTTGTTTCCTGAAGGCTTTTTCTCGCAGGTGGCTTTTGATTATCTGGACGATAATTGGGGAAATGGCTACGATATGGAAGACACAGTGGCAAGATGGATTAACGACGAAGACAAAGAGCATTGGTACGATATAAAGAAGGCTGAAGATGGTGATTATTACTTTGTTGCCGGCGATCAGACTGGTGTTGTTTATTTCGGGAAGATAGAGGTTGTCAAAGTTATATTTGAGGACTACGAACTGAGATTTAACGAGGATAGTGATTACTATTACGTCCAGCTTCAGGACAAGGAAGGCGAATATCGCAAGGAGGATTGGACTTTAGAGAATGCTATTCTTGACATGAAAAGAATCCTTGAAGAGTCTTGATTCATGTACGAGATAACAGACGTAATACGCGACTATCTGTTTGTTACGCTCCGTCT